GGGCTGGACATGTTCATTGAACTGTCAAGATTTCGACCTTAGTACCGGCAATATCATAGCCGTTGTAATTCCACTGATACTTGTCTGAGCGGTACTTATCAGGCACGCAGTTTTCAGTGATGTAGAATTTGATCTCATCTATACTACGCTGAATAGATGCCTGCTGTTTAAGTAGAGTATCATATTTAGTAGGCTGATCTGCAACAGCTGCAAGAATTCTGTCATTCACCGCCTGCTGTGCCATGAGATCGGTTAATTTTTTAGCCATATCCTCATGTATATCAAATGTATCTACTACCATAGTATTCCTCCTATCATAAGAGTTTTATGAGCTCCCCGCGTAAGCTCTTGATGTTTTTGTGCTCCTTGACTATTTCAGATGCCGAGATGTTGACAATGTTATTTCCATTGAGTAATGTCATTATCATAAATAGCAGATACTCAATGTTATCAACGGCAAGGGTAGCAGGAGCATAATAGTAGTTGGTCCAAGACCCAAGGAAGGAACCCAGTGTCATATTCTTCATTCTGGGTGAAGCCGTCTTTACCAGATTCAGCATGTCTGTCAATGTTGCAACATTTGTATCATCATACTGTTTCGTGATATCAATCAGCTGTGTTTCATCCAAGAACTTGATATGAGACTTTGCCAAACGGTCAAGGTTCTCTGGGCTGTCAGATGCATTCATCACCCGTTCCAAGAAGAATCTATTAACCCAATACTGCACGGTATCGAGAATGATCTTCTCTGCAGCAATAGAATAATCTCTATTGAGAATTCGAACAACGAACTTCGAATAGAGATCCATCAGTATCTTCTGTAGGTACTGAGAAGTGGCCATCATGGTGTAGTTCTTCTTAAGGCCATTGGCCAGAACAGCTCCTGTGAGGAGATCTCGGAGTATGGAAGGCTCCATGGAATATGTCCCATCACGTGTGATTCGGATATACTTATCTACGAATATGTATGTTACATACTTCCCACCTTTCTTGAATGTAAGGAAAGGAATTGCTTGTGTGATTGACAATGATGGAACGTTGTTGTACACCAGTACAATCTCATCACTGTCGAATTCTTTCATTGCTGTCCGAACAATGCTATCAGTGATCTGGCGTACAGAGATGTATGCTGCTTCGATATCTTCCATCGTGAGATGCTTTGCACTCTTGATTAGATCTATTGCCTTTTCATGAGTCTTCTTATTCGGATCAATGTTGTCAATTCCTTTAAAAACTTCCGAGTCCATAAGACTCGATTCGTTTATTACAATAGCCATATGTTTCAGCTCCTTTTTAATTGTTATGGCTTTGTCGGTGGGATAGGAGCACCGGGTCCCTTGGGTCCAGGTTTCTTGGGGTTAGTCGCACCCTCTGCAGCAGGTGGTTCTGGAGCCTTGTAATGGTTATACAGTATCACGAATGCTTCTTCCATTCCTGATCCACCTACATGTACCAGCTGGGTATTCTCGATCTTCGTTATCATTCCTGGTGCGGAACCCAGTGCCTGCAAGAACGCGTTGATTTCTCCTTCGATCCGGTCCTGTGGAGCTCGGATTATTTTTACAGCCATCATTTGTCAAATACCTCCAATGAATCATTTTGTTGTGGATACAACCCAAAATACATTGTGTTACCTAAGGATGCTTCCAGACCATACTTGATCATATTATTCTCAATTTCATCATATACAGGAACGTGCCTATGGAGCATGTCTTCCGTAAGATTTATTTGAGAATAATCTCTAATGATAGTTACCAAGTCTCTCATCAGAGGAATATCATTTTGACCTGCAACTAATAGGTCTCGTAAATGGGGTTTAATATATTGGAGATTCGAGTAGATGTTTTCAATTGATCCAAAGTGTAGCATCAACTCCATTGCAGTCTTCTTGCCAACACCACGTATCCCAGGGATGTTGTCGGCTCCATCCCCTTGGAGTATCTTAAGATCTATCCACTGTCTTGGAGTGAGGTTGTAAATCTCTTTCATATATTCAAGATCAATCAGAACGTTATCCTTAGGAGAAAGGATGTTTGTGTGTTCAGTAATAAGCTGGTACATATCACGGTCGGATGAAACGATTACGGAATCGAACCCATTCTCATCTCCCCATTTGGATATCATACCAACAATGTCATCTGCCTCAAATATCTCATTGCTAATACGGGCAAATCCAAGCAGTTCATTCAATGTTCGTATAATTGCCATCTGTTGACCGATGTCTGGGTCAAGTGGTTTACGTTGGGCTTTGTAAGGTGCATACATCTTCCTTCGGAATGTCCTAGCTCTTCCAAGATCCTCCCCTAACACAAGATACTTTGGGTTGAATGCTTCTTTCAAAAGTCGTAAACGGGAGAAGAAAATTAGAACTGCATTCACATTGTAGCCCGCACGATTTACTTCAGGTTTCGAATACCAGCCGGAGTATGCAACATTGGCAAAGTCTATAATGAGTATTATAGGTCTCGAACCGAAATCCGTTTCTTTTACCTGCATTATTCCTTCCATTCATATCACTTCCTTTATAGTGGAATCATATTCTTATTATCAAGCCATTCAATATTATTCCGTTTTATGTAAAACTTGTATGCTATTTCAGATTCAAATAGATACAGGGATTTATTATGTTTCCAAGGACCATATTTCTTGGAAAGCTCTTTGCCGGCATTATAAATGTCCTTGGCTTCAATTGTACCGTAATCGACTTCGTTCTTATTCTCATCCAACACGGAATATCAGAATATCCGTAAATCATTTTTCGCTTCCATTTTTATCATCTCCACTCCTATAATATATAAATGAATGAGGAAGGGGATGACCCTTCCTCATTTGTATTACTCATATACGGTGATTTTGAATGGCATTGGGTTTCCATTTAAGAATATCGTATCATATGTATGGTCTAGGAGACCATGGGATCCAACCATATTGTCATACCGATCGGTCATGTTTCGAGCAATTCCAATCAGTGATCTGTGCTGATATGTTTGGGGTCTTTCATATGTGGGTAATATTGGATATGAGTTCATGATTAATGTATTTTTATCCGCATAATCATGAAATGCCGGGAGGTTGTCTTCTTCGGAAAATACTCGGTTCCACCCCATTACATCAGGGCCATATGACTCATATGTAGAATAGGCATCAATGGTTATACGTATATCCCCATTGTAACCAACTCCATTATCATACATATCTGATACAGGAATTAGTTTACCACTATGGAGTTTAACGCATAAGGTACCGGAGTATACAGCAAGACCTTCAACATCCGGCTTCTCATTTGTATATCTCATAACGAATGACTTTGGATCCGTACTATAGCCATCGTTAGGTGCCTTTCCAGCAATCTCCACTACAACTGGGATCTCTCGGTTATCTCTTAACAATGGGAAATCAAAATACTTGATATCCATGATACGAGTATATACAACCTCAAATGCAGTGATATCACTTTCAGTAATAGGAGATGGAGAACTTGATGTTCTCCATACTCCATTTACATTTACCCATTCATCGGAAGATCTCCATACACCATTTACACATGTGCTGGGTATGGTATCACGCCATACACCATTTAGGTTACTAGATGACATTTCGATCTCCTCCTTATGGGCCTACATATTCCCCAAGAGGTTCAGGGATGAACGTACCCTCATTCCATCTCTGGTATTCTTCGTATGTTAGCTGGGCAATGTTGACGATCAGAATATCATTGTATTCATCAGGAGCCATTGTCCCAGGAGTACGTTTAACTTTCCTGGATTCCCTGCGGCACCCGATGAGATACATATAGCCCTCACCTATCTCTTGTTTAGGAGATATGTCACCAGCCTTTTCACGGGTGTACAAATGTACCATATTGGATGGATTGAGGAAGTATCTTTCAAGGTTACCCAATCCGATTGAATATGGGTCGACCTCAATTGAAAGACAATCTCTTTCAATTCCTTTGATCGTTCTGGGACCGCCTAGAATACGTATGCATTCCAATTGGGTTCCATCATTGAATTCCAAATACATTTCATACTCCTCCTTATGCGAACTGGAACCAGATCTCACCGGTTGTGCAACCAACAGGTTTATCTGCAGAAATGGTGATGTTTCTAACAGCTTTCTGATCAATTGCAGCCGACTTGACTGTGGTACTTGTAGGAAGAACGATTGCATCTTCAAGCTTCTCAGATGTAACTGCCTTATTTCTGATCTTAATTGTTGTAACAGAATCGATTGCCAGCTTATTGCCTGTAATGGACAGGTCGGCCAGCTTCCTCGATGTAATCGATCCATCAAAGATGTGGGATTCGGTGATCATCGGTTCAAGCTTCAGCTTATTTGCTCCTATGGAGTGATCTGCAATCTTGATTCCGGTGATGGAGTAGTCGGCAAGTACACGATTGTCAACGGAAAGATCATCAAGCATGCTGTTGTTAACAGTGAGCCATTCAGGCTGACCATTCTCATTGTATACACCCAGTACTCGGTTTGCCATCGATACAGGGCCAAAGAGATCGGCTGTGATTGAACCAGGATCGATCATATCATGAGTGATCTTGGTCCATTCTGGATCCGTGTTGGCTTCAGTTACAGCAAGAATCATATTATCGAATCTAGATGTAAACAGTTGCTGACCGGTAACTGCACGATCATCGATGTACTCTGTGATTACAGCCTTAATTCCAAGCTCGGCTGTTTCGGGAACGAATCTGAAGTCGGAGAAATCATACTTCTCCACCGTCTTCGGTGTTACGGTTCCTCTTACAAGAGATTCAATTCTGCTGATATCAATAGGAGCATATTCCCTGTCTTTGATCAGAAAATGACCAGAGCCGTTTGTTATACGAACACCTGCATCATACATATCAAGGAATGTAGTTGCATCGAACCGTTCGATCAGATTTCCATATGCATCCTGAAGATCAGGTCTCTTTTCCGGTGTAGCCGTACCATTGATCAGCTTCACAGCGATGGTATCTGAGATTGCCATGATATAACGATACAGATGTTCATTATCTTCTTCGACATTGACTCCATATGTTACTTCGATAGGAGACGACTCAATAGGATCTGCTTCTCCTCTTACAATTGCTCGGATACGTTCTATCGAAATAGGTGTGAAATACTTATCGCCTATCATAGTACCTGCTGTTTCAATTGCATCAGGCATATCTACTTTAGGATCGAACTCAGTAAAGAGTTCAGTATCACCATAATCAGGATAGAAAGAGTATCTTGCAATATCTTCATCTGTTTCGGAATCAGTGGACATAATCTCAACTGTACCATCAGATTTCAGATATACAGCAGGCTCTGCTTCCTCATCATCCATCTCGAATATCAATTCACCATTGATAAGTCTCGGAGTCACGGACGAAGTGGGATCTGCCCATCCCTCTTCTGCTTTACAGAATGCTTCAAGTCTGGATTCATCGATTCTAGATATTACAAGTCCGTCAAGTTCAATATCCGTTGGCATTGCTTCAGCAATTGCGCCATCATTCAGTATACTCGATATCACCGCTGTATCAATAGGAAGAATGTAAGATCTATCTTCATTATTTCCGTTATTGCAGCAGCAACAGCCAGAACCCGACTGATACGAGTCTTCGTCCAGATTAATGAGAAGAGGATCTTTCTCATCCGGAAGTGTATAAGTTCCTCTTATGAGGGATTCGATATGCTGAATCGGAATTGCTTGTAGTGTATGGCCGCCGTATGTAACCGTTCCCGTTCCTTCGTATGTCGCCGTATTGTTTACGATTGCATCCAGGTGGCTGTGTGCAATAGCACCCAACTCATTCCCATTGAATGTGACCGTTCTGGTTGTGTTCAGCGGTACTGTTCCTTCAATTATATCCGCAATACGATTATCAGGGATATCATCGATATACAACTCTCCAGGATGTTCAGTAAGCTCAAGAGGATCAATCTCCTCAAGACATTTAACTTTCTCCTTGAGAGAATCATTATATTCATCAATTGCTTCAGCAACATGTGTCTTTACCCACTGAACGTCAGGTATCAGATTTCCGTTACCATTCAGATCAGAAGCGATCTTGGGAGGACGTACTTCAATCGAAGGTGTTCCAAGAAGCTCAACAGAACGATCAATTTTGTCTGATGTAACAGAACCATTTTCAATCATTCCTTCCGTAACCTGAGTGAACTTCGGTGTACCATTTGCTTCTGTAACACCAATCACTCTATCCGCTACAGGAGATGTTGTGAGCTTATCAAGGGTAATATAATGGGTAGGGATATCTGTCCATAGGGTAGTGATGTTCCCAGCTTCAATAAGCATCTGTCTTACAGTGTTACGTACCCACGCTGTATCAGCAATGGTATGATCATCGGAACCTTCTGTAGGATGTTCGGTTATTGTCGGGCTTCCATACAGAGTCAAATTCTCTGCAAGCTTTCTGGATGTGAAAGTGTGATCTGCAAAGAATTCTTCTGTGAGCTTAATGTAGTCGGGATCAGATCCAGGTCTGATAGCACCGAGTACTACATGATCATCTGTAGGTATCCACATCTTACCAGGGGTGATAAGATGATCTCGAAGCATTTCAGTTTCGATCTGTACCCAGCCAATGGTGTCATCGTCTTTACCGATACCAATCACAACGGATTTGGTATTGGGCTTGAATAGTTTGTCAGGCGTTACTGATTCCGATGCAAGCTTGTCATCCGTAACGGCACCATTTCGGATATTCTCAGTATCAACAGAATTCAACTGAAGATGTTTCTGAGCTATCGACATAGGAAGAAGATTGGTTGTATCAAATGTGATTTCACCAATCATATCCGATGTTATCTTGGTCCATACTGGTGCTGTATTGGGAGTTGTTACGGCAAGCACCATATTTGGATCTGGTGATGTAAACATCTTATCACCTGTAACAACTCTATTCCCGAGCATCTCTGTGGAAATTTTCGACCATGTTGGTGCGTAATTTCCTTCACTGTATGTGAGTACAGTGTGAGATTCATCCGGGTTCTTCATCTTTGTCGGAGATATAGAATGATCAGCAATTACGGACTCAACGATTGCTCCAGCAGCTATCATTGCTGCTGTAATCTTTCTATAAATAGGATGACCTTTATCAGGACCAACAGCTAGTACAGAATTGGCCATATCAGACTCGAAGATATTCTCCGACTTAACTTCGGATATACCAATCTTTTGTCCGGTAACTGCTCTATCGCCCAATTTAGAAGTTACAACTGAGCCATTTGCAAGTTCATCTGATGTAATAGCAGATGCAGCAATTGCCGCTGTGTTTACAGCTTCCGGCTTAATCATATCAGATGTAAGCTGTACCCATTCAGGGTCGCCATTCGTCTGAGTAACTGCAAGAATACGATTCTTAACATTGGATGAGAAGAGATGCCTGCCTACTACAGATCTATCGGGGAGATCATCGATAGTGTGATGTGCTAGAGCATATCTAACCCAGTCTGCATCAACAACTTCATTTCCTGTAGCAGCATATTCAGGAGTATTCTCAAGAGTAGGTGTACCGGGGAAAGATGTGTCATCTGCAAATTCTCTACCTGTAAGAGTTCCAGATTTAACACTTCTACTTTCAATAGTATCCGAAGCAATCTTATGCCCAGTAATTGTATTATCGGCGATCTTATCTCCGATTACTGCACCATTGGCAATCTTGTCCGTGGTTACTGCAAGATCGGATATCATATCCGTAACGATCTTTGTCCATTCTGCATCGCCATTTGCCGTCTTTACAGCCAATACAGCATTCGCAATTGGAGATGTAAAGATATTACGGCCAGTGATTGTATGGGTATCAATCTTACCTCCAGTAATCGTACCATTGGCAATCTTATCAACCGTAACAACACCTGTGCCAAGGTTCATAGTCGTAATCGTAAGATCTGCAATCTTATCACCAGTAAGTGTCTTATTGGCAAGAGCAGAACCGGCAACTCCACCGTCACGAATCTCATTGCTGGTAATTGACTTAGGCAGAATTTCAGCCTTGATAGCATTGGCTTCTGTTATGGTAACCTTGATATGGGTTCCATTATATCCCAGAAACTGTCCAAGTACTTCACGAAGATCTATGGATGTTTGATTACCATTCAACTCCTGAATTATCAGAGCATGATTAGTATTATCTGGGATGATCTCATCGATAAGACCATCAGTTACTATAGTAACTCCTATGGTGGAAGTATCATTGTATGTGATATCAAGTCTACCATTGGACTGTGTATACTGGATATCTGTAACATATTTCAGATCTCCAACCAGACCGGTGATGGAGCCTATCAACTCATTCAGTTGATCAATTGCAGCCTGAGTAGATCTGGATATTGGTTTGTCAATATCGGCTGTGTTATCCACATTGCCCAATCCAACCTGGGACTTGGTTACACCGTGTGGGTTATTGTTGTTATTGAGATGATTTTCATACTCCGTAATATCAACGGCACCTATTTGTGCAGGTGTAACGTTGTGAGGATTATTAGTATCATTGATATGAGAATATACTCTAGAGGCAAGAGGAGAATCATCCAATTCATCCCAGATATGGTCAATTCGATCGACCAATTCATTATGAGCCATGGTAATACCTGCCTGGCTCACAAGACCTTCTCCATCGGTCCCCAGTTCATCATATATAGTAGGTCTTCCGACAATACGATTCCACAGAACCCTGAATACAGATGTATCTGTATCTTCACTGCTGACGGTCAGCTCATCGTCTTCGATGGTAAAGAAGAACTTGGTTAATGCCAGATCAAATGCAGTCTCATTGGAATCTACGATCAGATACCCGTTATCATCAATGAAAAGATTGGGATAGAAGTCTTCATCTCCGGAATACTCTATGATCAATTCTCCATCCTCATTGACATAGATATTGAATAGATCATTTGTGTATCCATCATTCGGAATAATACCATATGAACGAAGTAATGCACCTACAGCCCTCTCAGTAGGAATCTTGTAATCAGATTGCTCTCCACCATCATATGGAATATGAGTACTGATTTCGATACTACCAATTGCCCCGGCGATTCCTCCATATGTAATCAGGTTATTTGCAGGCTTGGCCGGGATGATATTCTGTTTCCCTTCGAAACGTTCATCAATCTCTTCAAATGCCTGTGTCAATGTCTGACTATGCTCATCATTCATATCCTTTCTTACGGCATTGAATACTGTGATCGGATATGTATACTTATAATTCAAACTCGGAGGAGGTGATGGATTAGGGTCAATCCAAACCCGAGACTGAATTATTTCACTTCCAAGATATGCCATGATACCTACACTCCTTTCTTAATAATTAGCTAAGTTCGGTAACATTAAAGAAGGGTTTCAACCAGAGATTAACAAGCGGGCAGCAGACTTGTCCTGAATTTGAAAAATTTAAATGTTTATAATAAAGGAGGAAATTCATTATGGCAACGAATCCCGTATATCAATTCCTTGATGATCTCGGAACTCAGGAGTTCATCAGGGTTGTACTTGAAGTAGCTGAAGAGAACTTCGACGATCAGATGACTACCGTAATCAATACAAACTCTGCTACAGATGAACTCATGCCTACAGCAAAGGCAACGCTTACTCTGACAAGACAGCTTGAGAATCTAATCCAGGAGATCAGTGATACCAAGCTCAAAGGAGCTAGACTTGTTCTGGATTACATGAGAGGCAGAGAAGGATTGCAAACAGTATTTGCAGAGACACAGGCCGAAGCACTTACTCATCTGAATTTCGTATTTGTGACGGGTAACATTTCAACTGTTACTGTGCCAAGATCTGATCAGCTGTATTTGCAGCATGATAATGCATCCGATGTAACGTGGAATATGTATGTACATGATGCAGCTAAAGGATGGATATGTGTAGGTGAATCCAAATATGATCTTTTGAATTACTGGAGTAAGGGTGAAACCAATAGTTTGATTGAAAGATTCTACACCAAGTATATCCAGAAGATTACAACAGATGAAATCAAGACGGTTATTAAGAACGCCTACTACACCAAGATACTTCACAGAACGGCATGAGCAAATATACAGGTCCCTCAATGAGGGACCTGTATAAATTGCCGTTTCAGAGAGTTACGCCGTTACTGACTTATGAAAGCCAAGAATCGAGGTAGCTGGAATCACCAGAGAACGGATCAGTTGCATTGAACGCAGCCTGAACCTTAGCCTCGATTGTAGCACCCGTGATCTCATCAAGAATGAGGTTCTTAAGAGCATTAACGTCTGCATCAGTCTTACTCCAGTAGTTAGCAAGATCAAGAGATGTGTCGCCAACTGCGAGCCACTGGTTGTTGCTGTAAACATACAGTGTGTATGTGTTATCAGTTACAGTACCAGCTGCGGAGAAGATAGTGTCGTTCGAAGCGAGTTCTGTCTCAGTTACGGTAAATACGCCGCCGGACTCAGTAGCCTTGAAGTACTTGTTCTGGGTAGCGTCATAGTAGCCGTAGTAATCACCTGTACCGTCGTTCGCTGTAGCATTTGCGCCCTGAGCTGTCTTGAGATAGCCGTCAAGACCTACCTTGGGAGCATCATCATCATGCTGGAGATAGATAACGTCCGAAGCAGGCTCTGTAACTTCTGTAGCGATCGGGCCCTGTACTACCTGGTAGGTGAGGTGTGTAAGACCAGAGATCTCAGATCTTACCTGAGCGATTTCGCCCCATACTGTACCGTCGTTCGCGGTAGCATCAGCCTCTGTACCGATAGCGGCATCAAGAGCCTTGATCTTGCCAAGGATTGTACCGTCGTTCGCTGTAATAGTAGCATAGTTGCCGATGTTGCCGATCAGGCTGAGTATAGCCTTAGCGGAAAGTACGTGTGTGTCATCTGTATAAGATGCCGCCGCAGGACCATCTGCTACATACCCAGTAATTCTCTGCTTGATACGAGTGTTGACCGCCTTGAGGAGGTATGTGGATACGGACTGAACCCCACTCTCATCAAGGAAAAGGAACTTCTCTACTGCCATGATTAATCATCCTTTCTGTATGGCAAATTTGTATTAATACATTAACCCTTTCGTGGGTTTACTTACTTTGTTGGAATTAACCGAGGTCATCCTAACTCGGCTCCGCCGCCTTCAGTCGATCCTTCACCAGCACCTGATCCGGGCTCGTCATCGTTGAATTCATCTTCCTGAGATCCTGCATCAGCTGTGTATGTAACCGTTACGATTACATTGTCATTACCCATGGTACCAGCTACGACTGCCTGATCAGGTGTGAATCCTACAACTTCCGGAGAAGCTACAGAATACTCAGCCTCTTCAGCAACGAGTTCGAGATGGGTTGCAGGTGCAGTGAATCCTTCGGGTCCTTCATATGCTATAGAAAGCAGATGCTGAGGATTATCGATGTCATCCACTATTTCATACGTAACATTTCTTACGATGTCAGCAGTGCCCATTGTACCTGTTACTGTAGATACTGTAGGATAGTATACCTCTCCACCATCAATTGTAGGAGGAACGACTGTGTAGGTGTTCAACTCAGGAACTTCAGCCGTGTAAGGTGTAGCTATCGGAGTTCTTCCATCTGGATAGAGAAAGTTCACAGTGAGATTGTGCTTAGGTGCGAACAGATTTGTTTCAGCATATGCTCCGTCGAGTATAGTCTGAATCGTTGTAAGCGGGATAGCATCCAGATCAGCTTCATTGACCTTATCGGCGAGATCATCAAATGTAGGAAGTGCATCTACAGCTATCTGCAGAGCATCCAGATCATCCTGACTAGCTTTGGTATCAACTGTAGCGGAAAGTGTCGTCACAGTATCTTCGAGATCAGCAAGATCTGCTGCTACAGCATCAAGAGAATCCTGGGAAGCCTTGGTGGCTACACTGTTTACAAGATCATTGATACCGAGAACATATCTCATGGATGCAACATCTGCTTCAGACTTGGACCAGTAATTGTCAAGGTTAACTTCGGTATCACCAAGGTTAATCCATGTACCATTCAGATCTCCATTTGCAGGATCGTCATCGACCCAAACATAGATCTGCCACTTGGTATCATTCTGGTCGTCTCTCTGCCAGTAGATGGTGTCAGCAGAACGCTGTGCCAGCGGTACCTGCTCGTTGATGTTACCCGTGATGGTCTTGGTCTTAAGATGCTTGCTATTAACGATTGCGCGATATACCGCAGCAGCCGAAGGAACATGCATCTCATCGCTGTTGGAATTCACAGTAAGAGTTATACGTTCGGAGATTCTGGTATTAACAACACCGAGAATACCCTTAATAAGCTTCTGAAGACCTGTTTGATCAAGGAACTGATACTGACTATTTATATCCGGCATGTATTGTCAACTCCTTTCATAGATTTTTGATTCTTTAAAGAATCTGCTTAAAGTGTGGGAGCAGTGGCTGTTGCCGCGGCACTAACTGCAGCTGTTATAGCAGCTTCAGAAATAACCTCGACATCAACACTTGCAGTCTCTTCACCGCCGACATTGACAAAGCCGGTAGTCTCATCTACCCAGATATACGGTGTAGCAATTGTAGAAGTTCTGGACTTTCTTACAATGTACAGAGTCTTGTTGTTGGGTGTGATTGAAGCATCAGCAGGATCACCACTCGCAATAACAAGCTGAGTGAGATGATTGAGACTCTTAAGAGCGGTATTAACAGCCGCTGCAGAAGGTGTATGGTTCGCATCAGAGTCGTCGTTTATTGTATTAACGATACGCTCAGCGATACGAGCATTGGTAACACCGAGTATCTCCTGAACGAGCTTCTGAACACGTTCCTGGCTTACGGCTACCATTGTCTGAGAATCAGCCATATGCTTATTCCTCCTTATAATTTATTTATAACCCCAGATGTCTCATCTGGGGTTATATACAAACTTTAGAGATCCACTCTTGTGGCATCATCGGCATTATTAACCGCTTCAAGTATATCATCTTCAGTGATTAATGTTACATCAGGTCTAGCATCATCTCTAGCCTGTTTCTCCTCAAGAACCTGAATCTGTCCCTGAATTGCAGCAATCATCGCAGTAATATTCGCAATTTCTGCACTATGATCTGTACCACAGTCACAGTTGGGCTTAAGCGGAGGAGTAGGACCAGTAGGAAGCAGAGATGGATCGGTAACTTCCTCTTCGTCTCCTGTCAATTCCTTGAGCTTCAGCTGTAAATCATGAAGAGTTGTAAGAAGCGTATTAATTGCCTCATTCTGTGCGTAGTCAGTAGTGGACGGTCCTGACATCGGCGGAGGCGGAGGAGGACATATGGGAGGGTTGTACTGGGGTTGCTGACCACAGCTGCACTGATTATTTTGCTGAGTATTGGAGAATGTCAACGGGTATGTAGGCGAACCTATAGGAGCCTGAAGTATCTGACATATCGTAGTAGTATCATTTACAACGATAAGATCATTTTTCCATATCGTAAACTTCCAGATGATCCGATGTCCGGGGTTAATGCGGAATGTCCTATTTACCTGAACATTCCCACACTGCATCTCCATTACCTTGGTAGCATTGTCATATATTTCATTCTCATGAAGTATAGCCGTCTGCCCACCTTCATCAAAATGATAGAACCTGCTGAATGCATACCAGCTATCAGGTATAACATACTGATTCGGCTTTCCAATATATGGATCTCCGATTCTGTGCTGACACTGCATTTGCTTATGGTAGTTATACATATCAGCCTCGCTCATGTTGCAGCAGGGACGACATGCATATGGGTCGGGATATTCACACATGTTGTAGTTCTCCACGGGATATCCGACGATGGATGATGTCACCTTCGGAATTACAGGGTTTACTTTGACATATTCATACGCCAGTTGAACATTCGTAATCCGCAGATTCATTGGAACGGTTCCATGTGTAAATTCATTGATCGTAGAAACCAATGTCGAGGAGAAGTTTGCAATGATGAAGTTATCATTGATATTCCCGGAATTAATCAGGATGAACAAGTTTCGTTCATTGATGTGGAATGTTTCTTGAGCGGATCTGATAATGATTCCGGTTACCGCATTCTCCAGACGGTAGTTAACACGAATCAGAATTCCCTTCCTGAGGACGGGAAGTTTTGATTCCATCTTCAGCTTCTGGTTGGCAATCAGATTCTGTACAGATTCGATCTGTGTGGAATTGCCAATCGGCTTCAGCGTTCCATTGGAATCTTTGATGATATCATTGATACAGATATCGATGATGGCGCGCATCGCTTCCGTCTGATCGATATTAATCGATGATTCGATTATGGATGGATCAATCTGTTGGAATGTTTCACGATCGACATATTCTCCCAAGAGATATGGCACCCCATTCAGATTGATGAATGCGTTTGTATGTGTTACCGATGATACATCGGTATTCATATTGCAGCATGCACACTGACTCATATAAGGCATCTCCTTTCATATATGATTTGACTCCGTGTGTTACAGAACTGTTTCTTGGGTACTTCACTGCATCTGCAGTATGTATCGGATAATATAAATGATGATTGGAGTATATAGAAACACATCACGATGATCTATACTGGATAATAGCGCATCTCCTGTAAACAATGAGACATCGTGAATCGAGATGTTTGGTTTATTGATGAATTTCCATATCAGTCTCTCATAGTCATTAGTTGTCTCAGGTTCCGCAGGATCCAAGAACATCAGGAACTGATCATCATCGAATAATGTCAATGTAGTCATCGGCCCCCGTTCAGAATTTGACAACGGGTAGATGATGTGTACCCCAAGATCTCCCCATTGTACAAAAGAAGAATATGCATAAGGAGATACGTCCAGAGTGAAGTATGGGAACTTGCTAAGAAGACGCAATGGTGCTCCCATTTCCAGCCAGTTGTATACCGAGTTATTATAATACCTGGGAAGCTGCGGTTCATTTAACTTTTCATGCAGAATGATTACCTGAGGTGAATTCTGGTAATTCATCAATGAGTACTTGGCAATGAACTCATTCCCACACATGTCGAATACATCCATCCCAGTCTGAGGATCCCTGAACAGGAAGCAGTTGTGTCTACTATTGTAGAACATTGCTCGGTATGACTGAATCATCTTATTCATCATCTCTGTAATCTTCCCACGGAGGACGAAGTCATCTTCCTTGATGATCGGGTTCAGATTTGTCCCGACTTGATTCAGATCCATGTGGTATTGATTCACAACTCTCTGTCTCAAATTCTGGATGGTCTCATGAGATGTTGATTGCAGTCTGTATGTGATTTTGTAATATCCATCAGGTTTCATGGTATCGTAATCTACTCTGGTAACCATGAATAAATTTTCCATCTTCAGATGTTGAATGATGAATAGGTCATATGGCTTTGGAACAATCAATGATGGGATTATGATACATTCCCCTTCAACGTTGATATCTTCGATCTGCTGTTCATCTGTACCTTCGGGCTTTGCCTGATTAAAGCCATGAAGCGGGAAATTATGAATCTCATTATAACGCAACGGGGCCTTGGTACCAAACAGCTCTTCAATGTCCTGGAGGCCTCTATCCACCGTAGAGGAATTCTCATCTTGAGAAAAGTATGTGACGAGCATTGCTCCATTCTCGGTGTACTTATTCACAGCCGTTTTAAGACGTTCCTCGAACTTGAATATGTTGCCATCGATCATTGTCGCTTCATCAAAAATAAGTTGTGCCATATTCATTCTCCTTCCTACAAAAGTAAATCAAAGATTATAACCTGGTCGGAAAATTGTTCAACACCCGGACCCATTGGTCCGGGTGTTGTCTTGCCATTAGATCATGTCGTCTCCGAATATGTATTTCATCCGCTCAAGGTTAATGTCACATAATTCTTCAATCATACTTGGAATAAAGCTTAATTCCATATCCAACGCCAACCTGTCGTTAGGATGTTTCTCGAGTATGTTGCTGCATATCTTGTGTAGCTGGAGAATCAGCTCAATGCAGCTATCAACTTTTGCATCCAATACTTGCTGCTGTAGCATGCCATACAATTTCCACAAATCTGTTTCGTTACACGGTGTAACGGTTTTAGGGACTATCATCTTTAAACACCTCCTCAATTTATTTTGTGTATATGAAATCCCTTATACCAAGATAATATATTAACAAAAATTGTAGTTATGCGATTGTAAAAAGAATATCATCCCCGGGAATTCCCGGGGATGATATTCAAACGAAAAGGAAGTCCCAATGGGCGTAGATGTGTTGCGAGTTATTTAGATATAGATATCAGCTGTTGACGGATATGTTCCATCTCTTTCCGTTTGGTCATGATATATGCTTCATACATCAGCTTATCCGCAGGATTAATGGAATTAGATCTATTCAGAATTACTAACAGATCCAAACCCGTTTCAATCTGGTGTTCTATATCTCGTATGCGATTTATATTTTCGATGTTGAATTCAGTTTCAGCAAGGTCATCAAAGAGTGTGTCCAGATCCATTCTTATCCATTCAGGACTTTGTACTTCAAACAATGGTATTTCCACCCCTTTCTTATGAGTTAACTCAATGTCAACAAAAAAGAGTGTATTGGGTGGTATATACCACCCAATACCAAAACAAGATTTATTCATGAAATCATATAGCAAAACTCTCTAGAGGTATTGAGAGAGTTTGACGAGAATTAGTCACCAACTACTTCAGGGATATCCGTTGTAGGAGGTGTTATGGTGTGCTCTTCCGTAGTAGTCTTGGGAACAGGGCATTTGCCGATGAACTGATCTTCCAGACCAATTACAGATGTTGTGATCTCTTCACGTTCCTGATCCGTCATCACAGACTTTCTGATGAAACGATCAAGAGCAATCACCATGCATTTGATCTTGGTTACGTCGTCCTGCTTGCGGAGATTTGCAAATGCTACGAAGGTCATGAAGTACAGCACAAGCACACCTTGGTTGGGCCAGTACTTTTCTTCCAGCTGTTTGTTCTCGAACTTGTTAAGCTCAAGGACAATCATCGGAGAGATCTGCAGAGTTTCAAGCTTACTCTTGCAACGGTTGTGGTAATACAGCACCTTGTTGGCATCGGACAGAGCATTGATGATTGCCTTTGCCTGAGATTCATTCACTGGTTCTCTTAACCACTTCAGGTACTTCCAGTAGTAGTACTTATCGATCTCAGCGATCTTCTTCGCCCTGAGTTCAGGATCCTGTTCTGTCTCGGCAAGTACACGCTGCATCGCGATAGTTGCCTGCTCATTCTCCTCAAGGAGTCTGGAGTACTGCTCGAGTACAACACCGTATTCTTTCTTCATGCTGGTGAGCTGGAAGAACTCGGAGCATGCTTCATGTATACGGTCTTTGGTGATGTCGAATGTGAAGCCGTATATTCCCTGGGTCTTATCAGGGAAGATCTTCTCGACATCCTCTTCAGTGAGTTTATTCAAGCCGTTCATGTAGTCCCAGTTACGATCTTCCTCTTCGGAAAGATTCTCGGGTTTGGGGTCACAGTGCTCAGAGTTGAAGATACCAAGCTCTGTCATCTGCTTGTCGGTAAGACCATAGTCCTTGGCAACAGCAAGCCAGTCCTGATTCATGATCTTCACGCCATCTGCAAGAGTGTGGAGCAGATCATCAAGCTGCTTCAGCTGAGATTGTGTGAGATGCTCATGAGCATTCTCATCCAGGAGGTCAGGTCTCTCCGTCTTCTCTTCTGTATCTGTGGTATCAAGTGTTCCTTCTTCTCCTACGGGTACTTCACTGCCCTCCATGGGTTCTCCAGCACCAGCAGCTTCCTTCTCCTCAGTAAAATCAATTTCCTGAGATGAGTTGTTCGCCTGCTGTTCGTATTCTTCGATAGTCATACCTGTATTTATCGGCATGCCATTCTCTTCTCTATGAAGATATGGACTAGTGATATTGCCTGATTCGTCCCCCATCATAAACAGCTCAGGGTTATTCCTTACCGGAATCTTGTTGATATTCATGGTTATCCTCCTTATGTGTCTTCTATTATTTCAACTAGTGATTCTTCGAATAGTTTGTTAATACCCATCATGGTGACATGAGTAATGTACCAAACGAAGTATCCGTCTGTAATCACTAGAGATTTCCGGTCTACATTATCCAAATTAATGGATTCTTTTACTCGGGTAGCAGTATCTGCAATGAGATTCTGTATCATTGATCTCAATATATTGTCTTTATTCTTTTTACCCATCATGAATTCTTTAAACATGATATTGCAAGTAGGAGCAATGATACCATCTATGTATTTGAGGTATTTATCTGTATACTCGAGCTTGTATGTGAACTGATCAGGACTTTCTGCAAGTGTATTGGTTATCAATTCCTTGTAGGAATCATGATATCTATTATCCCGCAACACCTTTAAGCAGGTCATGGTCAACATTAACATCACAAGCCCGAATATGATTGCAAAAATTATTTCCACCTTAATTCCTCCTTGATGAAGAGAATTTCCATACGGATACTATATAGTATCCGTATGGAATGAAATTAATTATAGTATTTCAGATGAGAATAACTGCAGATTGTCCTTGAATATCTTGACTATATCATCTGTGAGGTGCTTCTTCTTGAATGGAAGATTCTCTATGATGTAATCCCATATGTCATCAACATCATCAATCATATTAGGATTCTGACGAAGATATTTAGACAGTGTCTTGTGCAGTTTCTTCAAGTAGTACATCTGCATTGTTGTACAGATGATGATACCTTTCCCGACAGGATATTCTATCGAATCGGACAGGTGTTCTGGTTCGCCAATGAATTCATCTTCATTGTCTATTGTTTCCATTTTGACCCCGAGACTCTTTAGCCTGGTCTGCAATATTTGGGCGGTTCTAGATGTGAAGTAATTCGGGATATTATACGTATTATCTTCATCATCTATAATTGCCTCATACATAAATCTTCTTCCATCGATAGAAGATCTGTATAATACAGTTGCTAAAGCGAAGTCTTCAGGCCGTACGATTATTTGGAAATTTGGTGTTTCATCGTATTGTCCCCAAATCTTTCATATGAGGGTGGACTATATCTTCATACTATACTCTGATACCGAGTATACTATGCTCCCCACTTCCAACTTCGTTCTAGGGCATTCCACTCCCTAGATGATCCTGAATAAGGACTGTACTCTACTGACACTGTGTATGGTATTTCACCAATACTAGTGTTGGTCGATAGTCTCTGAACGTTACAGTCATAGACTGTCTTCGCTGCGGATTAGCCAATCCAGGGCGTTGTTACGATCCGTACGGCGTTATCCGTACTGCTGCCAGGCATGTCACCATACCTGCGCCGTGTCCCTGGCTCTGCCCCGCCTCCAGTGGTGATTGAGGGGTACTCTACTGGCTACATTGGTACCGTATATACGAATACCGTAGTGGTTCGATAGTCGTTGAAGCTTCTACTTATTTTCCTTTTTGAATTTCTGTCGTAATCTAGATATATACTTTCTTGTACCTCGGGTATCTTCCATCCCCAGTTTATTGATGATATCGGTAGAGTCCATGATACCTTCTGCAAAGAGTTGATGAATCTGGTAACTTCTCTTTTCCGTTATTGATTCATCTCTTTCAAGACCAGGAATATTATACTGGTTGGATATGTAACGGTGAGCTTTTCCGGCACGGATTGCATACACTATCCCAGCAGAAATACCCACCTCTGTAGCAATGATACCAGGTGCCATTCCCTGTTCCAGCAGTTTGCATGCTTCATGTATCTTCGCCGATTCTGTTGCCTTCTGCACTTCAGGGAGATCAAGACCATGGGTTACTGACTTCCATTCTCCTCTATATAGAATACCGATTACGAATGATTCCGTTACACCCAATTGGGCTACGATGTCTTTGATCTTCATACCTTCCTTCGCCAGTTTGACAACATTGATTACATCTTCCTCAGTATGTTTGGTTGAAGTACCACGGATACCAATATTCCCGATTCCATTGATGGCCATTTCCTCTCTGGTGGTCCATTCCAGATTCTTGTACCAGTTAAGCCATCTTTGACCATTCTTATGGAATACTTCGGGTTTGTCATCGGGGTTGGGAACGAACAGCTGAGCAACCATCCGGTGTACAGGTATCTGATGGTATTGACCATCGATCTTGATATTCGCTGTCAAGATACCGGCTCTGTTCTCCCGGATATCAACTTTGCTATTCTGCTTCCAGTTATGTACCTGGCCGATGTTGGAAACTTCATAGTTGGTTTCTTTACCTTCCCATGAATATCTTTTCCATTCCGGTTTAGCAAAGTCCTTCATATATGCATTCACGAATCGTCTTTCAGCAATGTCAAGTACATCATACGGTTTCCCGTATAACCTTTCTGATGTCTGATTCTGTATCTTTTCATAGAACTTTTGAACGCCCATTCATATCACTTCCTTTCTTCTTTTATTATATATCCAGAAATTCATAAGTAGCTTGCCTGCGGATTGTCCCTAATTAACCCGTTTTTACCATCCGTAAACCATTACGTTTACTACTGCACAGAATATCACTATTTGCCGTGGTAGGATTAATACTTTCAGGGTATCCCCGCAATTAGATGTGTTTATAGCCGACAGATTCTTCATCGGCTTCGTTGACCACGGTGCCCTCCCGCTCTTGCTATCCCCTGATTTCTCAGGCAGAGATTCGTCAGAGATTGCACCGGATGATCGAACAGAGAATCCTTTCTCGCCAGATTGTTTGAGCATCATGAAGTACTGATATCCAACATAGTGCTCACCAAGTGGGACATCCCTTCCCCACTTCTTCTTAGGAAAGAATACATGATATGGGCTAAATATTTCCCCATACTTTTCATATACTTTAATGATTGAATCACGTAATAGCCAGTCGTTATTGAATGGCTCCCAACGAATGTAGATGCCGTTATCAGTACGCAGAGTTCCATCACGGTTGATGGATATGCAGTCTTCAATGAACTTCTTCTTCTTGTAATCAGACAGACCAGCATACAGTTCTTCCAGTTCGGCTCCCTGCTTCGGATTCAGTATGGATATGACATCAAATATGAATTCCTTCTGCTCTTCCACAGTAGGAAGTGTTGCGGCATGTTTCCTGGTACGGTCCGCAATGAACGTAACGGAGCCTTCATCCATTACCATTGGAATCGTTCTGTTAATGATCGCCAATGGGTTGGTGATAGCATCAACACGTTCAACATTGCCTACAGGGTGTTCAACACCATTCTCATCAATGACAACCTTATCAGCCAAGTATGGCATGTCTTCGTCTTTCCAAATCTGGGAGACGACAGTTTTGTTCCCGGCCCTTCCTGTGATCTTGCGGCCCACATTAATAGGCATCTTCTGACGTATCAGAATTTCCACCATGATGTTGGAAAAGACGGAATCATTCCATGCCCATACGGCCTGGGTATCAAGATAGTTCATTGCCGTTCTCATCCACCTATGGATCTCCTTATCTACCTTGGCAGGATCAGATGCCTGTTTCATGATAGACTGACATGTCTTGTAGACCTTGGTATAGAACCATCTGGCATCATTGTAGTACCGCATTACCTGGGCATTGACTTTGTTGACCTTCAGGTTAGGATTGTTACAGTATACATTGATATCGATGACCTCTCCCTCGCCATACAGAATATGATCTGACTGCATGTTGATATTACGTAATGAGATATCGCGCATATCGGAGAACATCCTATTCTCAGATACAGTACGTGTTGCGGCAATGATACCGTTAGTAACAACATCGCCAATGTCTGGCAATCCCTGATACTTACCATCTGAACCATACAAATTCAGGAGTACAGAATTCTCTGACAGGGATATTGTTTTGGCAATGACATTGTTACATACCATCCTCTTGGCGAAAGACTCCGAGACAACGATTGCATCATCCTGTACCGCCGGATGTACGGCAAATAAAACTCTTCCATTCAGACCGATCCCGACATTCCCATACTTGTCATACGACGTGGATGATGTGAGCATTGTGCCCGGTGGAATGACTTCACCAATTTCCAGAGCATCGATGGTCTCATTGTTATAGTCGAAGCCAAAATTCTCCGGAAGATTCTCCGTCTGCTTCCGTTCGACAACGATATACGAATCATCTTCTCTGCAATGTAAGAAGTACAGGGCAAAATATGATTTCCCCTTGAGGAGTTCATTGTACTTCTTGCAGATATCGATGACTTCATATTCTTTGTCCGTCTTGGTGTAGAATGACGAGAACTCGCCCGAAATGTTCTCCTTTCCATCATACAGGAAAGGGAACTCGGGATCATCGATAGCCAAATGCTGGGAGTGATGTTTAATGTTCATGGTTTGGCGCATTATGTTATTTGCTCCGGCGAAATCGCCTTGCCCAATTAATGATAACCTCTTTTTCCCAACAAGCTCATCATTCTTCTGCTTCAACTCTTGGATGAGGTTATATTTCTCCCTCATATATACCATTCCTCCTTTTAATATATACAACTGGTTCAACTGTTTGATGACAGTTGAATTAATTGTTATACCCATAATATATAAATAAAAATGGTATATCCCATCCTCCAGATGGAGGATGGGATATACACTATATATTGTATTATTCGTTGAAAGGAGAATAATCCAATTATGCGTTCTGAGCAAAACCGTCCCAGTTCTCCTGAACAGTTCTGCCAGGCTGACCAGCCAGCTTGCCATCGGTCATAGACTTCAGGCCAATTGTTCTGGTAATCGGATCGTTCGTAGTAGTAAATACAGGAACGTTTCCGATATTTGTACCTGTAGCAGAATCCACCGGCACAGAACCAAGGGATCTTGCAAACAGCTGATCCGAACCCTGACCATATACAGCATCGCCAAGCTCGGGGTTGAAGTTCAAGCTGTTAGAAACGATACGGTACTGCTTGAGCAGATCGTTCGCTATAGCATTGATAATCGCACTCTGATATACAACGCAGTTGAACTGGATATCATATGTTACGTTATCATGCTGGCCACCGGCATCCATATTGAGGGCATTGCCGGAGTTGATGTTAGTGGGATAACAGTCGGAGAGAAGAAGAGCACGCTCTACCTGAGCACCGGATCTGTCATGAAGTATATATATGAATTCACATGTATGCATTGCTTCATTGAACGCGATACCGTTGTCAGACTCGCCGCTTCTTGCGAAGAGACGCTTCTCTATACCCTGCTGGTCCTTACCACCACCGATCCAACCACCGTAGTGAGCAAGACCGGAGTTCGGGTCACCTATTGCACGCATCCAGTCGGAAACGACTGTATGAACGAGCGAACCATTCATTTCGAATACGGAGATCGTGATCGATTCTGTGGTATCCTTCATAATGGTAGGTGTATTGAACTGACGACCAGCGAAACCACCCTGAATCGGAGTAGCAGCATTCTGGAGCTGAGTATCCCCGAAGCCTGTAACCGAACGGTTCATATATTCAAGCATGTGCTTGAACTGGGTGAAGAGAGACTGGCTGTTATACAGGTCATCGCCGCCTGCGAACATCTTTGCGATTACGTGAGGGACTCTGACCATGAACAGACGACCGAACTGGTTCATCTGAGGACTATAGTTCATTAACGCATGATGAGTCGCGTTAACACCACCGACAAACTGGGAATACTTGGTAAAGTCAGGAGCATACACCTGACGAGCACCAGTTTGAGATGTAATTACACTAGCAAGTGCCATTCTGATTCACCTCCTTAATTATACTTCGGCTTGTTAATGTTAATCTCGAGGATTACGCGCTTAACAATGCCTCTGAATGCAACATCGCAGTAGCAGTGCATGATGTTGCGTGTCTGTTCCCATTCGTCCGCTTCGAAACGGATATCGATGTCCTGAACAAGAGTTCCGATCCAAGGACGGTAGATTGCCATCTGTGCATCGGTGTAGCCCTTACGAGCCTCCGGTTCATTCCATTCATACAGATATCCTGTGCATGCCTTGTCAAGACCCTTCTTAAGAGCGTTGAGGACACGTACATTGGATTCTTCAAGCAGATCAGAAGCCATCGATACGCCTGCCTTGAGAGAAGCAAGGTCAAGCTGACGGGTGTTCTGGCAGCTACGCTGAACAATACGACCTTCATTTCTGATGAGGTAGTAGTTGATTCTGTAAACGTAGAGCTCTTCCTTAACATCCCAGTCGATCAGATCTATGTTCGGTCTGAATGTATCGCGGATCATCTGGTTTGCAGCCTGCATAGGCTTATTGCGGTTAATAGCCTCAAGCTGAGCATAGAGGTTAACCCAAGGCTTATTCATGCCGTATCTTACGAGATGAGGAATCAGATGTTCTGCCATGAAGTATGTAGCAGTTACAGTGATTCTCTTACCGGTGTAAGGATCAAAGATCTGGTAGTAACCAAGATCGATGGAGCATGCACGGCCGATGAATTCTTCAAACATCTTGATGATGTTTGCGATATCAGCAGAAGCATTTACAGCGCTGAAGCCAACAAGGCCGCAGTCGAACTGTGCAGACATACCTGCACCGTAGTCTTCCTCTCTGTTAGCAATGGTCATACCATTCTTGCAGCGGAATTCAGTAAGTTCGAAAATAGCCTTCTTAACGTTCAGATCTGTGAACTCAAGTGCATCGCCTGTTCTTGCTGTGATTGTAAGTGCATCATAGTCATCATCTGTAAGTACAGTAGAGTTGCTGTACATTGCCTGGATGGAATCGTCCCATTCGAGATCAGTGCTCGATGTCAAGTTGTAGTTGGCGTCGAAGATGAAGTCGAAGTCCATCTGTGCCGGAGAAAGAACCTTACGATCCTTTTCACCATGGAATGCTTTAACGTACTCACGAGAGAGAAGAAGTTTAAGCTCTGCTTCAGAAGGAGCTCTTGTAACGCCGTTAACAGTGATCTCCTGGAAGTCACCGTCATGACCGCCGTACATTCTCTGACCGCCAGAAGCGGTAATATCGATACCGTCGTACTGATCATCGTCAACGAATGCTTCTTCGCCAGCATCATATGTGATGTTACCATTGTTGCTGTTGATCTCTACTACCTTGTATCTCCATCTGAAGCCACCCTGGTTCTCATCTGCCTCAACAAGTACAGAAGCACCAACAGCTGCTTCGTTCCAGTTTGCGATGTTCGTAGGAATACGAGCCGCAGTTCTTACTGTAAGATCAGGAGCCACATAAGGGCCGGATGCCTTCTCGGTGTAGTTCTGATAGTACGGAATGATCTCATTCTTACGTGTGAAGATCTTGTAACCGAACAGAGGATCGAATGTCTCTCTGGTCAAACCAGAAGCATACGTGAAGTCGGACTTCTGGTCATCTGTAGGTTCGATCATCGTGAGATACTCACCGTTCTCTTCTACGATATCCTTGTAGAAGTTATACAGTGTCTCGAACGAATCTTCGAACGGATAGATATAGATCGGGCAAGAGCCGGTAGGATACTGATCCAGAACATCAGATATGAGCATGCTGAGGTAATTACGTGTTGTCTGATACAGCGAACCAGAGAAGATGTTGGTCATTCTCGGACCTGCTGCATAGTTAACAACGAGACCCCACTTGTACATCTTGAGGCTGTATTCCTTCTCAGCTTCAGGATCACGTCTTACTGCGATACCATATCTATTGCCGTACTTACCACGACCTATAGATCTGATGTATGCAATCGGGACTGTCATGTAGCCAGTCTGTGCATCCGGAACAAGAGACTCATAACCCTTCGCAACTTCATAGATAGCTTCATCATTAGTTGCACCATCGGTAAGGGTAGGCTTTGCAGCATATGCGATGCTGAACTTGATTTCCATTCTGGAGAGACCAGTTTCCTGATCAAGTGAATCTCTCTCATTGCCCTTGCGGAAATGAGCGAGAAGTATGATGTTCGCATATGTAGCATTGTCCGGAAGGACTCTGCAAAACCAAACGTTGGTAGAACCATTGAACAGGAGATCTGCCTGAAGAGAGGATTGACCATACTTCTGGAAGTTGCCCTGACCAAAGAGAGCTATCTTAGTCTGGAGATCGCTAATGCGAACGAAACAGTTATCGATACCCTGGTCGGCACCTGTAACTACACACACCGCATAGGGTTTGTCAGTAGGATCAACCGGGGTAGCTGTTGCCTCATCGTACCACGTGTTATCAAAAATAACCGTGTGCACGTGAGGGTGCGCGTAATAGGGAATTATGCGTACGCTAGTTTCATCCATGATAATTACTCCTTTCGAATAAAATTGTCAATATATGATTTTCATCATGGGTCTTGGAGACTTATTACAGTGTTTTTAGACTCCGAGCCCAATGAGATCAGTAATGGATAATCTTTTCCAGAGGACTTTCAGGCTCCTCAATATTCTTTTCAGAATTAAGAATTCCATTTGATATCATTGCACCGATATCTTCAAACACCATACCAGAGAATGTTGATAGTTGCTTAACAACTTCTCGAACATTTCCTGTTACATAATCGTACCCATTCGGATTGTCCTGCATGCCATACAGCTGCCCGTATCGTTTCTTGACATCATTCGGGTTTCTGTGCGTTGCAGCAACAATCATCTCGTATATGGCAGAGGGAACCTTGTAAGATATTCCAGATATCTGGAGATTTTCCCACCATATGTCCATGATGTTAGCGTAGTTAATGGTATCAGGAAGTTTTCCTCCCATTACACTGGCGAGGAAGTCATTTGCAACTTCTCGTCCCTTAGGCAGTGACTGGTGCATGATGTGCGAATCGGGAAGATACTCAAGACACAGTGTATCAACCATCCTGTCTTTGATCTTGATTATGTCATTCTTCGTGTTATATACATTGAATTCCATGGTGACAGGAACGTTGAATAGACATATCTCATTTGGTGCATCTCCGTTGAATGTCCGGCAATATACCAAACCAAATGCTTCAACGGTAGCGCCATGATTAATAGCGCTACCGGAATCGAAGTAGTCTTTCGGAATATGAATTTCAAAGTATTCCTTGCAAAAAATTTTACCGTTCTCGGCATAGAGAACTCCCATAGTTAGGCATCTCCCTTCAAAGATGATTACAGATACGTCGTTCCATTTACCATGTCGAAGAAGTATGGACTGATCGAAACGGTGTTAGTCAATGGGTCTTCATTGTAATTCTGCGTTACGGGATCATCATAGAAGTTGAATGTTGTTTCCAGAGTCTGTAGCTGAGCTTCACGGGCAGCAATTGCCTCTTTCATGATTTCATCATATGTCGGGATATGCTCACCCTGAGGAGACAGTATCTTGTCCATCTCCTTATTGAATTCATTATCAAAACGATCATCCTGAGGATGATGTTTGAATGCTTCAATCGGATGATCTTCTTTGAAGATTCCAAAGAACGGTAGATTGTCTCCAACGTAGTATACATATAACGCATGAAGATATGACATCAGACAGTCATCATGCTGTCCTTGATCGGCAGCAATCTTCCCACTTGGATATCTGATGAGGGCACATATGTCGTTGACCAGATTCTCCGTTGTAAGAGATTCAATGTATTCTTCGATCTGCTGGAAGAGCAATTCGAACATCGCCTCACGTACCTTGTGTGACAGGAACTGACCATACTTCTGTGTCTCTTTTGCCAGATCACGTAGTTCTCTATCTGAAGGATCAGATTCAGAAAGATCTTCAAGTTCATTCTTCGCCTGATTCCAATACAGATTATTTTTGATACGTGTCTCGGCAAGATTCTGAATCAGGTACTGGCCTACACTGTTTCTCTCGATGCATAGTACGGCTCGAGGAATGTAGTCTTCGACTAATGCCTGCAACATTCGTGCTGCATTGGGTCCGGTTAAGTATGGTGATTTAAACTCGGCCGCAACCATCAGGTTCCATGGGTTGACAATGGTAACTGCAAAGTTATCTCCCTTGATAGAGTCACCGCCTGCAGGGTCAATACCAACCAGGTATGGGATTTCAGGATCGAGTTCGTTATTGAATCCATATGCTCTACGAGCACCATGCTCATATGTTTTGAATAACCACTTTCCACGGATGAGGATATCCGAAGTGGATTTACGCATGTTGCTGATCAGGTAATCAATATCATCTGCAGCGATCGGGTTCGATTTGCTACCGTGGGTACGCTGTAACAGAATCTCACGACGTATCGTGTTCTTATCACCTGAGAGTTTGAACTGCTCAAGTACCCAGTTGTAGTTCCGACGTAACTGGAAGTATTGATATTCGATGTATATAACATCGATAACCTCACGGTCACTGTCTTTATGAGATGCATGATAGTCTTCGATGAATGCATCCTTGTACTGTTGGATTTCTTCCTCGGTCATATCATACATACGTTCCGTCCATGGTATCATGGACTGGATTATTGGTAGAGCATCTCTACCTACCTTCGTATCAAGGTCTCCGGGCGTACATGAGAAAAGTCTGCAGAATGCAGTCCCAGCTGCTTTTGCGTTTTCGGATGCTGTCTTGAATAGCGGAGCCGAGTTTCCCAGGATCTCTGGGAAGAATAATGTATGTTCCGCTTCGTCGAAATACAGGATTTGGCCAGATCCACCACGTCCTAGACCCTGTGCAGCAGCAATAGAATTTGCCTTCGGGTGTGTGTTGATTTTATTTCTGCGAACATTATTCTCCAGAGTCTTTACATTCTGAATACTCTTTTTGATCTTTCCATCATCGGAAAGATAGTTTTTGAATTGAAGCCACTTAGGTAAGCATTCAATATCATTCTTCAGGTCAAGAAGGTTCTTCTGAGTGTTTTCGGTTTCCTTCCCGAAGAAGTGCATAGTACAGTCATGGGACAGCTGGAATGCCCATTGAATTGGTCCGGCCAACGTTCCCGTCGTCTTGTATGTCTGACGTGGTTCACACAGACAGTTGTCTTGATGTCGGGCAAAGCACCATGCGGATGCAGCAAGTCCCCTATGTAAACACATTGGAACTACACCCATACCTGTACGCATGCGTACTGCAGTACGCATGAAGTACCACATGTTCTGGCTATACTCCATGAGCAGGGCTTCTACTTCCTGCTTGGTGATGTTGGGATTGAATGGGTCGATATCCGCTACTCGAGGATTCTTAATCTCGAGCATGAAGTAGTAATTCTTAATACCGCGATTCTTCAATTCCTGTGCCGTCATTAAGAATGACGAATTCTTATCTGGAGTAAAATCGTAATACTTATTTCCGATTTTCTTGATAATACTTTTCATCCGTATTCTCCTTTCAATAGTATTTAAGATGGGCGTAAAGATATATTCTATTCGTAATAAGTATTCAACATTATCTTATTAAATCAAAATTGGAGGATGAAAACATGTTGAAATCAATTTTATTCACTCATGATGATATGGACGGATGTGGATGCAGAGTCGTCTATGAGATTGCCCACCTGTACGAAGAAAAGGGCAAAGACTATGACGTCCTGAACTGTTCCAACAACAGTCTGGATGAAGACGTATTAAAGGAGCTTAATTCCGGAAGAATTAGTCCTGAAACAACAATTGTCTTCTTTGCAGACCTGTGTGGAAGACCAGAGACATTGGAACTGCTGAAGTCTAAATCATATGATGTCAGAGTGTTTGATCATCATAACACAAATCTTCATGCATTAGAAACATATCCAAACGCAGTCGTAATGGAACGGAATGAGGCCGGCAAGAAGGTATCCGGCACTTCCTTATTATTCCAGTACTTCAATGCATATGCACTGGAACATCCGGAATGGGAAGGATCCAAATATTTCAACGACAGTACGGCAATTAACATGAACCTCTTCGGCACATTCGTTGATACGGTAAGATCTTACGACACATATGAATGGAAGGAAACGGGGAACGTCAGGGCCAAGGAACTTCAGACCCTGTTCTTCATGCTGGGTATTGAAGCCTTCTGCGAGCAGTACGTGAAGCTGATACAGGATAAGGATGAAACGAAACTCATTTCCGATCATGATATGATCTTCGTCCGGAACAAGATCAACCTGGAGCAGGCAATCATTGACAGATTCACAGTCAATGATGTAATCCCGATACAGTTATTGGGAGATAAAGATCAGAAAATGCATGACGGATGTATGGTAATCTCCACTAAGGGAGCAACGATGTCTGAACTTGGCTATCAATTCCTGGAGAAACATCCTGAGTTCGAATTCATTGTTGGCTTCAATCTCACATACCCCGGGCATGAGGTTTCCTTCAGATCAAGAACAGGACTTGTTGATACCGGGGTTGAATTTGCGGCTCGTATTGGTGGAGGTGGACATCCTGAAGCATCCGGTGCACCTCTCCCCAAGTCGGCACTTAATGATCTCATCAACATATTCATGAATACTCTCATCGGGTACTACTCACTCTGATCCTAAAGACAACAAAAGAAAAGGCGGATACGTCCGCCTTTTCTTTTCATTGGTCCTATCATTCTCCCTTCCGCGGTCGGTTTCAGGGAGAGGCGGGCGCCAATATGCCAGTAGGAATGAGACACAGTACTATCCAGGTCGCAACGGAACTTACTACCCTTCATATCCATGCGGATATTTTATATCGATTAGAGGCCTCTCATTCGGACGAATTATCTTTACCTTCATGATATTGTCATAACACTGAAGAAGTTGAGTCCGTAGCGATTGCAGATACGGAAGAGAATGTGGTACGACGTACTTTTTACTTCCGACTTCCAGAAGTTCGATATACCATTCCACAATCTCCAGTTTCGACAGACAGTACGATGCGATCATCATCTTATCATTCGCATCCCGTATGGAATCTGTCTCGATGGAAATATACGCCACCAGATCTCTCGGAATCTTCTTGAGCTTCTTCACACCGAACTTCTCATATATTATTTTCAGATCATGAGAAGCCTCATCCATCGCATGGATATCAACGTTCTCCGATTCAAACTGATGTCTGTACTGCTCCAGCTGGAGTCTGTATCCACCATTATACCATGTCTTGAGCGCTTCTGCTACATTTGCTATACTGGAAGCATTCTCTGTTATATCACATGATTCTCTGAGGTGATATACAACCTCCTGCAAATCAGAGATTATCTTCTGCTTTTCTTTTTCCGGAGCAGCATACTTGGTGTAGATATTCCGGATGAAGGTGTTGATAATCGCAATATCCTCCTTGGAAATGTTGAATACAGATGTGGTACTCATCTCAACATTATCAAATGAGAATAACATCTGGAGAGGAACGGAAACAATTCCAGACAGCTTGGTTGTACTGATGAGTCTCTTCATCTCCGTAGGAAGTCTCATGACTTCTCCCATTATCTTCTCCGAGTATTTCACAACTCCTACATCATAGTACTTCACGGCTGCTCTGAAAAAGTTATATGCATCATCTCTATTCTGGATGCTTTTGAAAGTATCTGCAGACATTCTGATTCTGATATCAGGCGATCTGTGCAAGAACCCGGTTAGAGATTCTCGACCGGAAGCGAATCGGGATATGAAATCCATGGTCATTGGGGGAATTTTGAACTCGAATATGGATCCCTTTGCTTTGGGGTCGATCGTGATCTGAAGTTTCCGGTAGCCTTTCACCCATGACCCGAGCAGGTTCTTCGAAATGATATTCGAGAAGATGTCAGCTGTATACTGATTCACCTTCTTATCTTTATCATTTATGATGGACTGGGTTACAGTCCCAAGTGTTCTCTTGGCCGCAGCAGGGCTAAGATCTGTATTGTATTCAGTGTTATCCGATTCATATATCGGGTCAAATATCACAACAGGTGTTGTTGATTCCATTTCAACGCCCTCCTTTATTAAAGAATTTGAGATAATAGACTGAACAAATCTAGTGCGTTCACGAGTTCTTTTATCGGGAATAATGTTCGTTTCATTCATAGTAAGGATTGTATCGTACATATCTTCTGCTTCTGCAAGACCTTCAAACTCCGGGTTGTCATATAACACATTAAATCCTTCTGATATATACCATGCCAGAACAGTTGGAAACATATCCGCGGGAGTATAATGTGTATTTCCTGATCCATTCTCTATATATGATAGAGATTTTGCTTCTCGATAGATATCCATAATATCGAATGCACAATCATCATCAATCAATACACATTCTTTGATTTTCGATGGTTTGTATCGGTTTACAATGTCATTTTTGTAATGTGATGCCCATGCACCCATATTCATATCATCAGAAGTTTTATTGGAATCAATCTTTCCTCTGACTGAATTCTGGAGTCGGTATGCTTTCATCAGCTCTCGATCCCATATCAACTGGGTTGTTTTGTACTTATCCTCCCCACCAAGTTGGTTTTTGGTATATGTTTCGATCTGCACTTCAGGAATAGACTTTACACTAGCCTTGAATCTGTTGATAAAAGCTGGGGAAGATACCATATCCATGAATGATACTTCTTGACCCAATGATTTAGATACATTATCTATAGTCCTGGAAACAATTCCAGACATAACCCCAACCATTCTTACAGATTGTAAGGATTGTCCGTCTCTTGTAGTAATTCCGTGCACTTTGAGAGCATGTGTCCGGAAGTCAATATGCCCCCATTGTTTGATCTTCTCTTTCAGCTTTTCAATGCCAGACTTTGATTTGTTATCAAATTCTGCATTTGTTACAGGTGTTTTCCTTACAACTCCTGCAAGTTCAGCTGCAGTACGCTTGATATTGTCGTCTGACACAGCGTTGATTTGTTCCGGATCCAGTTCAAATTGTACTGCAACTTGCTTCCCTGTATTAATATCAAACCCAATACGGTAGCAATATTTCAGATCATTCTTTGGTCGTGGTGTATGTGCTTCGTTGATATTCATCCATGATGCTAGTTTGTTTGCATATTCAGTATCTAATTTCAGCTGGTATGTTTCTCCGATTGCCAATGTCTTACATACCATTTCTCTACGCACGGCTTCACTTATCACATTAGCATCTTTGAAACTAATTTCTCCATTGATGGATGTAAGCTCTATGAATCCTAAAACATCTTCACCGTTCTTACGAATTGTTACCAGACCTGTATCTGGATTCACCGTGTTCAGACATTCGGTAAGAGCAATGATTGAGGTCTGTAACCCATATGGGAGTTCATCAATCCCTGCATATGTATACTCAAGGGATTCATACACCTTTTCGGGACGTTTGATTTTGGTATTCTTTCCTTCGAACTTTTCCCATATCTGTTTGGCAACCTTCGACTTGGTCCAGATATCAAATCCTTCGAAGTTCTCTCCATGTTCCGACTCACATGTCAGTGTCACATCATACTTGCGTCTGATCTTTGTCCGTAGTGCAACATGTGTGTTACGGATGAAGCCGTGAAACATTTCTTCATCTTCGGTATTGCGGTTGTTTACAGGATGTCCTGTTACCTGTATCATGCAGCGATAACGTTTCCCCTTCTTATACACCCGGACAGAACCACACAGGGTCCCATCCTTGGGCTCCACTAGGAATTCATCCAGTAACGTTTTCACACGAGGAACATTCCGAATATCATCATAGAATGATCTCTTCATTTCGGAATTACATGCATCAACGATCATCTTATGAACTCCCATTATCTTAATCTGGATATCTTCTGGAAGATCCCCAAGATATCCATCTCTGATTTCTTCAGCCATTGTATCATCTCCTAATGTAAGGTCAAATTATAAAGTCGTTGACAATGAATGGAAATAGTACCGGGGATTTCTCCCCGGTACTATTTCATTTTACATAGTATGGAAGTCTCACTATGACTAGTTGGTGAACTTATCCGCCGATGGAGCTAACCGGAACAGTTGCTGTCGACCAAGGAGCACCAGAACGCTTTGTCGGGGCCTTAGAGTAAACAAGCTCACTGTTAAGCATAACAAGATCCGCACCGATGAACTGAATCGAGATATCCTGGAATCTCGATGTAGCAGTGATGATGTTGAATGCACCAGCCGGAGCAAGAGGAGACTGATATGCAGTCTGGCTCTGCGATGTGAAGAGGTGAGATGTATACTTGAGGTGCTTGTTGCTCATGTGCTCCGGATCAGTCGGATATGCATATACATGGAGTACAAGCTCACGCTTCGTAACTTCATCACCTGCTCTGTTGGTGTAGGTTATAGGCGCTTCAGTGTAAGCATCGTAGAGGTTGGAAGCAACGATACGTACGTTAGCACCGATACCTGTAGCGAAGCCGTAGGAGCTATTAACTGTAACGCCGGATACAGCTGTACCAGGAGTGGTCTTCCAGTTAACGAACTCTTCGATCATAGCAGTAGCCATCGGGTTACCTACGATTATGAAGCTCAGACCTTCAAGCTTGGTATCTTCAGAAAGCTGGCTTATCATAGCCTTGAGCTTGAACTGAACAGCGCTTGCCATGAACTTGAACGGATCACCGGCATACCCATTAGGAGCCTGGAGATCAGCGAAGTATGTCTTAGCAACGGATTCGAGATCCAGCGGGTCTGTTATAACGCCATTGTACTTCTTGAATTCGTCGTTAAGGAACTGGATAACCTTCTGGTTCTCGAGCATCTCCTGAACCTTAACTACTTCATCAACCATGCGGTTGTAGTAGTTAATATCAAGCAGAGCAGCAGCGTCTTCGATCTCTTCGATCGTGAAAGGCATCTGCATACGAGCGCCGTCTTCGATGTTGAATCTGAGGACACGTCTCTTCTCGCGTACGCTTATCGATCTGAGGTTCTTCTCGTTGGAGAGATAGCCTTCGAATACGAGGCCTTCAACCTGACCAGTTGTGCTTGCAGCACTTACTGTACCATTCTGGTAGTCAACCTGACCGAGGATTGTATCCTTGATCTCGGTGCCATTGTGAACGAAGTTCAGCTTGCCGTTCAGGAAGAGACCGCCTGTAGCGAAGTCGATTGTGATACCATTGTCACGGAGCATGATTGTTTCGCCGTCAACAACGATACCCTTTATCTTGAACGCCCAAGAGAGCGTATCAACGCCGGGTGTGCCGGTTGTAAGATTGCTTATGATATCATAGTTGGTGAGTCTGCCGTTCTCGAACATAACAGCCTTCTCTTCAATTGCGAGACCCTTAGCAGCATCCCACATCTCCTGCCATTCGCCGGTGAACATGCAGCGAGGATACTCAACTTCCTTGGTAGGATCGTTGTTATCAACGATGAATGTTGTACGAACGTGCTTGGAGATCGAAGGTGTCTTAACAACCTCAACTTCGATAATATCCTTGATTATGGAGTGAATGTACTGCTTAACGAGTACAGGGAACTCCAGCGTGGATATAGGAAGGTATGCCGTTACAGAAGCAGCTTCGTTAAACGCCTTAACCTGGATATCCCAGATCTGGTCGAGCTGGTTAGCAGTAGCCATGATATGAGGATCAACAGTACCCGTCTGAGTGTTCTCAGCCATTACTTCGAGTTCCTTCTTTATCGGGGAGAGGAGATCCTCCTTATACTGCTCCATGAATGCAGGGTCGCGCATCTTCTCGTGATCCTTCTTAATATCTACCTGCTGTGTATCTCTGTACTGTTCCGCAAGAGCATCAAATGCTTCATCAAATGTACGGAGTTCGGTACCGGTGGATACAAGACCGCCAAAAGAGCTCTTCGTAGGGACCAATGTCGCTGCAGTGTTAGCGTCAGCGGCCTCATAGAACCAGCTATCTTTTCTTGCCATGTTTCATCAATTCCTTTCTGTTATGAGTTAATAAAAAATTTGGTGTGCGGATTTTACAGATATGTTTCTTACTCCTTTATCCCATTGCGGATAATGTTGTCGAAACTGTCATTGAGCAACTTGAGTAAATTCACAGCCTTATTGAAGAATAACAGATTCCGAGAGTAGTTCTCATCAGCAAATGTATTCTTCAAATAGTTGCGTAAATTCTCCTCAAGAGTTGCTAATGATTTGACAATTCCGGCCACATCCGCAGAAATAGTGTATAATATGTCGGAATTGTTTTTGATACTTGTCTGCTGTGAAGCAATCTGGTTTAATAACGACAAGAATCGTTTGTACAACGTTTGATTCATGATTGCACTAACTTTCTCATCTAAACCAGCTGGAGCCGAACTGCCTTCAGGCTCATCTCCTGTATCATCCATGTCCCCAGTATCGAAATCATCTGCCATGTCAGGCGGATTATCATCGACCGGCGGATCAGCACTGAAATCACCAGCATTATCTTCCCCAGGTGACCCCTCAATCGCTGGAGGATCCTCTGCAGGTGCATCAGGCGGATTATCATTTGATGCGTCCATGTTGGCATCCGGAGCTTCCTCATCTTCAGGAGCTTCGATTAAGTATCTCTCAAATAAGGATAATTCCTGTTGATTACTCATATTGTCGGTCACTCCTTGAGTGTATTATATCATATTAACAACATTTTTGTTTCCGGCAACTCTCCAAAGTTTCTTTTTGAGCTCCGTTTGAAAACGCATTAATTGATATTTTGCTTGATAATCATTTTTCTGTTCAGCATCTTTGATCTTTTCTTTGATGATTTCCTCTTCTTGCTGAAGTTCGAGGATCATCTCATTCTTTAGTCTCTGCTCCTTCTTAGAGTTTTTATTATGACTAAGAATTCTGATTCCAAGCAAGAATGGATTCAATAAAAGACCAGCTTTGAATAATGCCCCATCTCTAATAGATGTATGGAGAGCTTTGATCAGATTCATTCGCTCTTTAGGTTCCGCAAGGCGTTCTTTGATCTTCGTCTCTTTAGTGTCATTCCAGCTGGTAATCATATTGTCAACCCATTGTTTAGTACGTTTAGCTGGTTTCACAGCAGCACGGCCAACATTGACGACATTTTGAACACCCTTCTTGGCATGCTGCTGAACTTTAGTAAACTTTCGATCAATATCCATCAAAACATCTTTGATAGGATGATCAGACTCGGGTTTATCTTTATCTGCTGAACCAACCCGATCTTCTTCATCATCACTCCATAAATCATCTTTAGCCGCCTCACCTACCGGCTTAGCGGCTTCATTAAAAACCTCTGGTATACCCAAATCCAATTCCCATGGTTGTTTCATGGATTCTGTGTTGATCGAATCATCGTTTTCGTTGTTATCATCCTTAATAACAACCTTTGGTTTTGGCATTCCGTCATTATGAGAATTTACATGTTTATCAGAAGAATGATCATCAGTTTGATTGAATGAATGATCATTCTTATTGAGAGAATTCTGATAAGTATAATAGTAGTAGTTTACCGGGCCAGATGACGTTTGATTGGATCTAGGAGGATGTTCCTCATCACTAATGTCATCAGTAATTGATGTGTCACTTGGTGTGGAAGCCGGTTTATCATCTTCATCCGGATGTTTGTAATCATCCAGATCTTTATCACTTTCCGGTTTGTCTTCCTTTGGTTCTTCTTCACCCCAAGAAGTGATGTCATGATTTCTCTTTAAATATGGAGCTACAGTTGAATGCTTCTTATCAGAAGTTTGTGCCATCCAGGCAGGAGCTTCTGTCTTAGGTTGTGGGAGCATTTCTGCAATATCAGCATCTGATTCTGTATTAATCTGATTTATTTCTTCACACAATTCAGTCAATACTTTTGAAATGTGATCAGTATCCATACGGATTTCATCTGACCACGTCAGATAGTACTCGTAGAATGAAATCAGATCATGAAGAGCATCAATCTGTTTCTGTGTGTATTCATACACGGCGTCTTCATTTCCCATGATCATCGCCTCACGGAAAACTTTCTGGTGTTCTTTATGCATATTGGATACGATCATAAATGCACATTCATTCATGAATATCTCGCCGGTTCCAGTTCTTCTCAGTCCGATAATGAATTGATTAGCCAGAGGAGTGAGATTCATATGGGACCCAATGTATGTTTCCAAATGAGGAACTGCCATATTTGGGCTGTATGGTTGGCGACTCACTCGTAAAGCAGTTATGTATGCATCTGGGATGGCACACTCGCCGAACTTCTGGAGCATACCTGATGCAAGATATCGATTCTGCTTTCCTTTTGTCATTCCGTAATAAGTATTGATGTAAGGACGAACATCATCAGGTCTGTAATACTCAAACATCATGAATCCCTTGATGTTATCTTGGCGGAATTCTTCCAGGAACTTCTTTGCTTCTTCATATGAATGAGTATCCACTTTGGCGTCTTTGGCCTTCTCCAGGCTGGTGGTTACACATTCATACACGGTATCATATGCAGCAATTGGAAGTCCCCAATATTCGATAAATGGGATCAACGTGTTTATGCCAGTCGAAGATTGAATGATATATTCTAACTGGGCGACATAATCACGAGGAGATTCAAGTGCTTGTTTAACTGCTTCAAGATAAGCAGAAACATCGCTTTCTGAACCGCTATTTTTCGCGGCCAGAAATAGAGATTTTATATCAATCATATTATTCAACCTCTCTTCTAAATTTGTCGAATTTAATAAATGGTGAGAAAGGAGCCGTATTTCAATGGCTAGAGTTGGCAAGAAAAACAAAGAGCTCACTAAAGTAAAAGATATAAAGCTTGGAAAAATTTCCGTATTTATGAGGAAGTCTATTCTAAAAAGTATATTACGGATTATGACCATGGAACATGGTGGATTTCGTAATTTTAAATCCGTCAAAAACATCAATCGATTATTTGCAAATCTTGATATGGGGAAGTATGCAACCAATCAAGAGGCAATTGCATATATATGGGATATTGCATTCATGTCTAAACAATGGCTGGCCGGAATTGCAACTCCTGATATTGCAGTTGAACTGGCAAAGAAACAACAGGATGCCCCGCCAATGGCGGTGGACATCCTATGCAAGTCATTAGATGATAAAAATGATATTACGGCCCCAGAAGCCAAAACGATATTCGATATGATATCCGAAGCACTTCAATATGGTTTCGTAACATCATTGAAGGATGAGTATATCAATCTTCTGGATGATGTGAATATGGATGAACCTGGGGCATTACAGACGATAATGCAGCGACTATTTGATGTATCCAAATCCCTGTTGGATATCAAGTATAACACCAACATGGTCGCCAACAAGGTGGAATTCAATACTGCCGATATAGACAGTATGAGGAATGCGTTATCTGCAACCATTGAATCATTATCATCCAATAGTAGTATATTCAAGACAGGAATCCGGAGATTAAATACATTATTATCTCCCGGCTATATGAACGGCAGACTGTATGTATACTGCGGCGTCCCTGGGGCAGGAAAGTCGATCATGCTTCTGAAATCTGCATTAGATATTAGAAAGTATAATCCGGGTTATAAGACCAAGACTCCTGGTATGAGACCCTGCGTGTTATATATTACAATGGAAAACACTTTCACCGAAACCATTGAAAGAATTTGGAATATGTGTTTTGATGAGCCAGTTACAAACTATACTGAAGATGAAGCATTAAGTATGATTTGTAATGCACTTGGTGTTCGTAAGATTCTCAAGGATGATGTCCCAGTTACAATTACAGATGATAATGGTAATCAGACATCTCTGTTAGGCCAGCTCATGGAGAAGGAAGATGAACGTGCCCAGCAGAATATCGAAATGGTTATTCAGTATTATCCGTATAAGAGTATCAATACAGATGACTTGTATACCATTATACAGGATCTCAAAGATGAGAATCTTGAGGTATGTGCATTTGTATTTGACTATATCAAACGTATTGAACCATCTACTCCTGTAAACGATAATGCAAAGATGGAGCTTGATAGAATCATCAATGAGCTCAAAGCATTGGCTGTAATAACAGATATCCCTGTAATAACAGCTCATCAAATGAACAGAGCAGCCGTCAGTGTTATCGATAATGCAGCCAAGAGCGGAAAAGGCGATTTAGGTAGACAAGCAACGAGAGACCAAATCGGAGACAGTATTGACATATTACAAGTGGCAGATTGGTTAGCAGTCGTGAATGCCGAGTATCAACCGGGAACAGATAACAAGTTTATGACCATAAATGTATTGAAACGTCGCCGTATTGATGCAGCAGAGGCAGAGTTTGCTAAGTATACATATCTTGCACATCCATTTGCCCCAAAGAATGGATTACGCCTGCTGGATGACATTAATCTGGATAAGGTATTATCATTGCAATCTCTGTCCACAGATGTTGATATGATTCCCGACAAGGAAAGAGCAAATGCTGCCCCAAGATTACAAACACTGAATCGAACACCGTTCGATGAAGACTACATATAAGGAGGAGTAACAAATGAGTTTGAAGCCAGAGGAAATCGTACTGTTCAAAGCAGCATGTCGTCATAGCACAATGTTCAATGGAGACGACATCGACCCGGAGATCGTCTCCAAGCTTCTTCCAAACCGGTTTAAATATCCCAATTTTGAGACAGTACATGGGTTCATTATAATCGGAGAATTCTTCTCCAATAATAACTCTGGAAGTACCATCCGTGACGTATGGGAACCGGCCATAAAGATGATAAATGCTAATCAGGTATACAATTACTTCTGTAAATGGGCAGACAGAAGATTCTATGAGTATGGTACCAGTCCTAGATCAGGGTGGTTTGACCTGAATGAAATGCAAGACTACCCTGAGTATTTCAAACTATTCGTTGATACCTGCCTCAAGGATAAGCGTAATCAGCAATTCAGATATGAACCTGAAAGAATCAAGAAGTTCGAAGAATATATCAATAGTAAATATGCCAATTGGAGTAAGGAGCATGCAATATGAGACAATGGTTGTGGGTACTCTATGTAGAAGAGTTTAATAAGCAGAGAAGCATTATCAATGCCGGCTTGGTAGTTGCCGATTCTGAAACAGATGCCAGGGAGAAGGCCCAACTGCAGATTGGGTTCAACCTGCTGCCTGGAATGGCAATCAATGTTACAGACGATATCATGAATGTATCTGTAGCATCACTGATGAGGAGATGATCAGGATGTTTAATTTCTGGAAGTCATTTCCCAAGCACCAACCCAAACATGACGGGTGGTATCTGTGCACAGTGGAAGTTCCTAATCAGCAAAGGTATGTAATGCCTCTATGGTGGGATGGCGAATTCTTCCTCAACAATTACAGGCAGAATGTCTTTGATACATATAATGTGATCAATATGAAGGGTGAACGTATCTACACTGATATACTTTACAATCGTACCAAAGATGTCAAATACTGGAAGAATGAACCTCGTACATGTTACAAAGGATTCCGTATCAATAACGAACTACCGTAAATATACTTGATAACACCACACCCCGCACAGTGCGGGGTGTGGTCAGGTCTTGGACTATACTACACCGGTCGGTTTCAGGGAGAGGCGGGCGCCAATAGTCCAGTAGGAAACAGACACAGCATCATTCAGGTTGCAATAGAATGCACCAGCTTTCTTTTGATGAAATTATATATTATTAATACGCATACATATGATATGCGTAAAATTAAGTTAAATTTCATTAAGGAGGAATTGAGAAATGAAATCGAAAAGAATTTGTCGCGGCCAAGTATGGCATTGGAATGATCCATTATATGGATCCAAAGCCACAGCATCCGAAACGCCTGATCCTGGTGAAAGCTGCATTCGTTATTCCAGGTATGTGTTGGTAATGCAAACAGAATCGAAGGACCAGTCGATACTGGTAATCCCGCTGAGCACAAAGTATGTTGGTACTACTGACTATCGTATTCCTATCACAAAAGAAAAATATGAGACGTTCTCATATGCCAGAATTGACAGAATATATCCGGTATATCCGGAACAGCTGAATGAGTATATTTGTACATTATCGGATGATTATATGAAGCTGATTGAGGCAGAAACAATACGGCTGCTTTGCCCGACAGTATACACTAACACGGAAGTCGCTAAGATCCTGATTGAGCAGGATCTCCCGCTTGACAGAGTATCTGAAGATGCATGGTATGACGAAGAGAATGTTAATATGAATTTATCCAACATCATCGGGAAGTTCATCAAAGAATGTGTCTTTACATCTGCTAGGGATTCCGTATATGCAACGACACTGTACAACGCATATTCAGTGTGGTGTTATAAGAAGGGCAATGACTACATCCCGCCGGAAAAGAAGAACTTGTTCTGTGACCTGTTCTGCATCATGATGCATCTTGACAAGCAGCAGAACTATGACAACTATCTTATCAAGAATATCCGGATCGATAATATCGACTTCGAAGATGGTCCAATCGAGAAACAACCTATCGGCATATCGAAAAAAGACGAACTGAAGAAAGATGCTATAGTAGTTTCGAATAGAGAGCCCGATAACCGTGCGAAGGATTCCAACAAGAAGAACCATTGGACTGAAAAGAAGAAGAGAGCATTCATGGCATTCGTTGAAACTCATACAGCAGCCGAGGCAGCATCCAAGTATGAAATATCAATTAACTCGGTTTACAAATACAAGAAAGCATTCCAGCCGATCATCGACGATGACGAGATAGTGTTACTGGACGCCGATCAGATAGTAGATAATACTGCTGTAATGGATGTTGTAAAGAATACATTGTCAGCTGTGTCTAACTTCATCAAGGAAGATGTTGATACCAACGATGCATACAGATATCTGAAGACTGAGGGGACCGGTAAAGATGTTAATATCGGCAAGAAGGAATTCTATAAGATGATCTCTGCTTCGGTATATTACTCTCTGATGCAATTCCTGGAGATTACAGAAGACTATACAACCAAAGCATTGGTGTCTCCGACCCCAGGAACTCTGGTTGAGAGCAGAAACTATCTTTCGATAGCTAATTTGTATCTCATGATTAAACAACTCATGACACCATATGAGATTCGAAATACAATCAAGAGAGATAATGGCGGTATTAGCAGAAACTGGATCAACTATCTTACCAACCAGCTGTCAAACCGGCTTCCACTTTCACATACAGGCATTCAATCGATCGTTGATATGATCGTAAATAATTACTGTGAATCGAAAGAAGCCCCCCCCCTCATCCGTAAAATAGCATAATGAAACCACCCCGGGATATCCCGGGGTGGACAATTCTAAATTCTGAAACACATTAATGGCGCTTCTCCATTATCGAGTATACTTGATTTATTGCAATGATCTGTCTATTTCCGGTTGATACGTATTCATCAACCGACCTATCCCATTCGTATTTTTCAATCAAGTAAAAATGATCATCTTCGGCCAAGAGTTTCCCTGTATAAACTTCGTCGAATTTATTCTCTTTCTTGATCATGAATTTTAATACGGTGCCATTCTTCTTGGCATCTTCGATGAAATCTCTCCAAACAGCCATCACTCCACCTCCTCATCCAAAAGATCTATTGACTCCTCAACATGATAGTCCTCGAACTTCAGGTCAATATGTTCGGCCATAAAGTCTTCTTCATCACATTCACGGTTTGTCATGTTGATGATAGTAGCCATCATGTCTCCAATCACATCCGAGATATATGCGAAGTTCTGTTTGTCTTCGTCATTGACTTCGTCATCAACCATGATTTCATGTATATCCGTCTTTGCAGCATCTAACGCTGCAACACAATGTCTGCATATTCCTAGTGGAAGTTTAGATTCGTTCATAACGATTCTCCTTTCCGATACCTTATTAAACCGGAGTTCTCTAATTCTTGAATATATATTATACTTTAGATACATACATATTTATATTAGTATTGGCCTATAGTCAAGCGGTGAAGACAACAGACTTTGACTCTGTCACACGCTGGTTCGAATCCAGTTAGGCCAACCATAGGACACCCCCATTGGAAACAATGGGGTTTATATTTCGAGGCGTAGCGAAGCTTGGTATCGCGCTTGCTTTGGGAGCAAGAAGCCGCAGGTTCGAATCCTGTCGCCTCGACCAAATACCGATGTGGTGAAATGGCAGACACAAATGACTCAAAATCATTCGCAGCAATGCATATCGGTTCAAGTCCGATCATCGGTACCAACCGTGCAGGTATGGCGGAACTGGCAGACGCACTGGATTTAGGTTCCAGCGAGAAATCGTAAGGGTTCGAGTCCCTTTACCTGCACCATTAATATTAATTGGTCCCGTAGTGAAGTGGTCTAACACGTCGCCCTTTCACGGCGAAGGCGGTGAGTTCGAATCTCCCCGGGATCACCATATTTGGGCAAGTACGCATAGTGGCGATTGCAGCGGACTGTAAATCCGTCACGTAAGATACACCGTAGGTTCGACTCCTACCTTGCCCACCAATAATGGAAATGATAATAGGATAGCCAGGGATTTCCCTGGCTATCCTACATTTCTTTTTACATATCAATGACTTTGAATGATTTAGACTTTCTTTTATATACGTCTGCTCTATTACGTGCCCAGGCTCTGGCTTGTGGAATTTGGGAGTCCGTCACATCCCACATGTATGTCTCCTTACCATCCGGCCGTCTCCGGAGCCTCCCCGATATCTGATCCGAAAGTATCCACGATGACCACATCACGCAAGTAATAAGTCGTGACAAATCTTTCATATCAAATCCTGTGCCGGCAGATGATATGGTAGAAACCAGAATATCACATTCGGCTTTATTCTTGGCATTCTCTTCTTTGGTATTCTTGGAATGATATGTCCCAATCTTCTTATTCGGAAACATTTCCTGGAGATACTTCTGGAATGTGAATGTAGATGATATTGTGGAAGTAAGCACAAGAGTACGTCCGTAATTTACTTCTCTCTCGGCGATCTTAATCACCTTCAGACAGGTTCTCAAGAATTTAGTCATTCTGCCATCAGAAGGGAACACAGCTTCAGAGTATGCAGGAACGGAAATCCCGAATCTCATCCATTTTCCTTCGCGTTCAGAATAGCGCATTGACGATGTAACCTTCTTGATTTGAGAAGGAGATAGCTCGGCTGAAGTCCAGATCATCTTTACATTCATATGCGGTTTCATCCCATAGATGTTACCTGGCTTAGGGTTGAGAAGTGTTGGCTTCTTATCCTTCTCCCTGAAGATTGCCAGATCGCCGAACATCTCCTGATACAGTTTATTCTCCGTATATCCAGACCGACCGAATGTTCCGGTAAGATACCAGTTGTTTGCAATGTTGCAATTGGCATCTACCTGAACGATATTCTTGAACCACATTTGAACTTCATCTATGACCTTGATACCAAAACGGTTATCTTTCATAATTGCCTCAAGATCATAATTCTTATTTAGAGAAGCTAATGATGCCTGAGATATAACAACGAAGTCTGCTTTAGTCTGAACGAAGTCCTTAGGAGATCTTACGTTCAGAACCCGGTTCTTCGGAACGTTGAACATTCCGGTCAATGTATCGGCCCATTGTTCTTTAATTCCAGATGTCGGAGCAATGATGAGGGTTTTTTGCTGTAACGCAATGGCACAATAACATGCCATGAATGTGTTGTGTGTAACCACGTACTGTTCAGTGAGGTATAGGTGGTCTGGAGCATCTACCATGATACAGCGGGCATCTTCTTGACCAACCAATTCAATTGATATAATCTCAACTGGACCTTTGATACAACTTCTGGTATCAATACCATCATAATCCTTCAAATATTTACTGGTCTTTTCGTATTGCTCATAGATTGAATCATTAGTATACAGGAAATAGCCATCATGAGATGGTTGAAAATTTGGGATTGATATGACATTCTTGAAATCTCTCAATTTCAAAGTTATGATATCTTTTAACATCATAACTTCGTATTTCGCCGAGTAATTGAGTGAAACAGGCCAAAGGTGTTCATAGGTACACAGGCTATACCTTCCATCTGCAAAAGTTACTTTATAAATATCTTGAACACCTAATGGAAATATCTGTGTAACAGTAATCGGACTTCCATTGCTACCAAATACCAAATCCCCTGCTTTCAGATCGCCCATTAGTTTATATCCTTTTGGATCTTCGGGGGACGGAATTTTTGTGCTTACCGGATGTCCTTTTCCTGTCCCGGGACTTAAGATGCCTGCAAGTTTTTGTTTCTTCTTCGATTGTTCCAATGCAAAGTTTATGAAATCAATCTGTAATTGATTCCTAGGTTTTGCGTTATGCTCTACAGGCTCGATTCTGGCATATGGCCAGTAGTCTGTACTTTTATCTATGAACTTGGCATTCTTGAATACCTTGCGGAATGTCTGCTCCATTCCCGTTGGTAATCCGATGAGTTTCTTATATTTATCATAATACATGAATACATTATCCATTGCAGCTACAAGATCTTCTACTTTCTTATATTCAACATCTGTGAATTCAGTAATCAGAAGTCTTGTACGTTCTTTGGTAATTATCATACATACCACTTCCTATGATTTGATTAATAGAGCGTTGGTTCAAAATGAGACAATATTCCCGGAGAATATTCTCCGGGAATATTGGCGTGCCAATTATATATTATATAGTAAAAAGGAGGAGAATACCTATATCCATCGTCACTTGGATATAGGGAAGAACTTATGATACCTGACAAGGAGTATGCCCGTTTATCCTTCCAGGGTTACTAAATTGTATCTGATCAAAACCGGGTTAGTAACTTATAATAGTATATAGGAGTTGATATTTATGAAGATAGATAATTCTCGAAATGGAGCCATTATGAGTGGCAAGTGGTCCAAACCAGGATCAGGCTTTTATAATGCATTGATAAAAGAAAACAATGCACTTGAGTTGATTGAAGAAGCATATCTGATACATGGAAAGATCGCTACCAAGTGGCATCCCACTCCACTCTCTAGATCCGGGTGCAAATATCCTCATCATGCAATCAAGAATGGTAAGCTGGTTGTGTCGGCACCTGGTGTGAAGGCTGCATATGCCAGAGCTAAACAGATGGGCATATATAAAGGTGATATTAAACGTCATCTTGATTATCATTTGAAAGAGCTGGGTCTGATGGATAAGAACGGTGTTCATTATGAAGAAGCCATGGAAGAAGGATTCCGTTTCGTCGAATCTACCATAGATGGTGTATTGGGAACCCATCTTGTTGAAGAGGAAGACAAGCTGAATGGCATCAAGATTCCATTCACCGAGGCAGTGAACCTGGCGGATCCCACTGGCGAGAAGCAGCAGGAATGGTTAAAGAATCATCCTGCTGAACAACATGATCTTTCTGAATATATCGATGAATCAATCGAAGATATTGAGAATTGGATGAGTAATATAGTAACTGAAGGGTGGAATGCTGTAAATGAGTTCGATGATAAACACAGCCCTGCTGCATTCGAGAAGATATTCGAATCAACTGGATCTGAAACTCTACTTCCTAGTATACATACTCCATCCCAGTTATTATCATATATGAGCAATATCAACTATGGATGGATTAGTAAGAATGGTGAAATGTATAAAGATGCAGATGATGGAGACTTCTTCAAAGATTACACATTACAGTCACCATTTGAACTTATCAAATCCAGGTATGGAGTATGCTGGGATCAAGTTGAATTTGAACGTCAATGGTTTATTGATAATGACTATAACTTTCGGACGTACTTCCTAGTCATTGATGATAACGAGAATAAACCCTCCCACACATTCTTGATATATCAGGAGAATAACAAGGTGTACTGGTTTGAGAATGCATGGTATGATCAACGTGGTATCCATGTATTCAATTTATTGTCTGAAGCAATGCGTGAAATCATCGATAAATTTAACAAATTCAATCATAATAAAACTAACGATGTATATCTTTATAATCTCCCGAAGATGCCGACTGGAACCAGCTGTGAAGAATTCTACCGAATCGGAACCGATTCTAAGAATCTACTGAAGCATATTCAGATGTCGGAAGTGATCAAGGAAGCATGTGAAGATAGTGATATCGAGAAAAAGTGGTTTATCATATCTGATGATGGAGTTGATAACTGCTGCATCAAAGTCAAAGGGTATGATAAACCAATGAGGGGAAGATCATCCATGATTACTCTCAAACTTGACTCAGATGAGGATAAGTGGTATGTGCTCTGTAAGAAGAATACAGACGACTATGGTGTACCCGGCGGCGGCTGGAATAAGGGAGAAACACCTGAACATGCTGCTGTTAGAGAGCTTCATGAAGAAACTCTTTCCAAAGTCAAAAACGTAAAGAGAATGGGTACCCTCATTGAATATCATGATACTGTAAAAGACTGGGTCAAGGAACATGTTCCAAACAATGATGAATGGTGGTATGGATACTACTCGGCCGTATTCGTAGGAATATATGACGGAGAGTTCAGAGGCAAAGTCAAGGCCGAAGATCGGGAATCCGGTTATATATGGAAGAAGGTGGATTCTAAACTCATGAAAGAATTTCCCAAAGAATATCAGGATGCAATCAATGATTATATCAACAAAGAGCATCCATTCAAAGAATCAGTGTTTAATGAAAAATCTCACGGTGAATTGAAGTATTGCTATCGAGTTGGATTTGATATTAAAACCGGCGAAGAAGTATGTGTTCAATTCGAAATTCCTAAGGATGATAAAGAGTTTGTACAGGATGTGGGCGATCCGAAACTTACTCGAAACACATATAATGATTTAACTGGTCATGATATACCTGATCATCTATTGAAGAAGATTCATACTAATGCAGTCGACTCTGTCCGGAAGACTTTCAAAAAGTTAGGTCATATCGATTTTGTCACGAAGCCAGCGAAGGTTATATCAATCTTTACCCGAGATCATCGATCTTTGAATCATGTTGCGATGATAGGATTATTTAGCCAGAGAGTCATTGATATTCTGAATAATTTTGTGCGAGATCCTAATTATGGCAAAAAGATTATTGATGAATATCGTAAGAAGACAGGCGATCCTACATCTCAGCCTCCTTCTGCAGAGGTTCTTTGTTCCCCTTTGATGAAGGCATATATGAAACGGGAACTAGCGTTGAACGCTTCTGGGACCGAAGAATACACTGTTAACCAGCTTGGCGGCGACGGCAAACACAAGACCACGAAACTTATATGGGATAGAGATGTATTTATGTCTTATAAATACACGAATGCCTTTAGAGGTTTCATGGGAGATCGTTCGGCAGGTCGTGGAGAAAACTCCAAAGACAAGCTTGATATGTTTACCAATAATCTCAATAATAAATATCATAAAACACCTGAAGAGAAAAATGCTTATAAGAGTACTATAGAAAGTGCAGTATTCGAAGAGTTCCTCAAAGATGCATCTATGTCAGATGGTATTCTCGATCTCTGCTCTATTATGGAGAGCATGGTATCTATTGAAGGTATTCACCTTGGTGGGATTGAAATCACTGCTAATAACCCGAGCAACCCACACCGATTCATTTATCGTGAATCGTATATAGCAGATCCCATAGATCTCGAGAAGATGTTCTTCGAGACCGGAACCAACTTCCGGAATTTTCTGATCACAGAAAATTCTAATCTGTTCACAGAAGCTGAAAATGATCCTCCTCCTGTAGATGATACAGAACAGCAGAAACCTACTTCAGATGAAGAGCAGTCTGCTGAGGAGGATCTTTCCAATAAAGGAGATGAAGAAGATGGAATGGTTGATGGAACCAATACCGGAGGAACTCAGACCGTTAGCGATAACTCTAGTGATGATATTGGTGATAATTCTGATAACATTCCCACTGTGGAGCCTGATCCTGGCAGCGATTCTGGTGAAGATGGAGGATCACAAGAACCGCAAACTCCAGAAGAAGAACCACCGGTAATCAAAACTCCAATCTCCAGACCAAAACAATTCGCCTCCCAGGAAAAGGATAAGAACGGCGTAAGACGTAAGAACCTATACATTGAATTCATTAGATGGGCTAAAGATTACAATAGCAAGAACATCTTCGGATCCAACTTTGATAAAGACATATTCAATGGATCATACCCGTTCGTGCCTGAGGAAATGAGATACTTCTATCGATTGGCTGATCCCACCCTATGTATCCTTTCTGGTGGTTTAACCTTCTTCCCCGTAATCCAGCTGCGAAAACTGAATTCAGAAAATAAACATCTGGATCAGTATATGATCTTCGCTGCAACGGATAATGATCTTCGTCTATTCAATCGGGAAGATGGTAGGGTATATCTGGCAACCGTTCAAAATGGTGAGATTACATTAGCAAAGCCATTGGCAAACACATTCGATACATATATTCAGATCATGATTGACAAGGGAGATATCCTGAACGGACCGAGAGAGGATACAACTCTCGAATATGTAGAGGATATAGATAGTATCTAAAATCTGGGTAAATATATATTCTTCTATAGAATATAAGGAATGGAGGAACTTGCCAATGGGACCTGAAACAGGTAACAGAGATATGAATGACACAGACGTGGTCATTCAAGACGAGGAATGAAATATACGACCCCGGGAATCCCGGGGTCGTATATTTTTTGTATTATCGAGTAATTGTACCGGCGATTGGTACCCAACCAGGTTTCCGATATCCGTAACCGAATGCAGGATCACTCTTAGTTGCACTATTGTAAACGAACTGCACACCTGTTGCGACATTGATATACAACACATTTTCTGTGATGTCAATGATTTCAACTTTTGATGTTACAGGGTTTACCCACTGAGACGTGAACCGTCTGTTCTCGGCAGGATCAATCTGATCCTTGTGAATGTACAACATTGATGCTGCATTTGGATTGTTTGTAACAACACCGTCTGAATTTCTTCTCATGAAGTCGAAGAAGATGTCCAGCATGAACTTGTAATAGTTATTGAAATTATTGGTGTCGGTATTGCTGAATAGGAGAGCCTTAATATCGCACGGCCTTTCAAGACCCATCGGCCCTTGATCAACCCATTTGCCTGTGAACACCTGTACTCCATCTACGATTTCATATGATGGATTCTGTGTATTGATTACATATCTGAATAGGTGGACTTGCACACCTGCTGTTGCATTTCCACCGTGTTCATACAGAGATGTTGTAGATATGGTTGAATCGGTTTCAGGGCCACCCTTACCCGAGTTGATTCCGGAATATGCAGGGCCTGCTGCAGTGGACCTTACACCTACAAGGCCACCTTGCGTATCAGGAAGATTCACATCCGACCAAGGTGTTGAGTTATCTGACCTAACTGTAGGTGTGATATCTACATACGCATACAGATTATTTTTGATCTGGGATGCCGTGCAGACGATCTCCGGAGTAGCGTTGATTGCCAGCTTTGCTCCTCTTCCCACAGACGTGGTGTTTATGAATTCAACACCTACTCCATGTGTGGAAGGATCTTGGTCATACACATTCTCTTCAGAAGGAACGAATACTCCTCGTTGAATATCACCAACGGCTCCTACACTTGTTACTTTGAATACGAATGAGTCATCACCGAATGACCATCTTAGAATATCTCCAACACGGTATTCTCTGCCGGCAGATACAATATCGATTGAAATCCCAGTCACAGGGTATTTGATGTCAATTCGGTTATATCTCCACTGGTACAGCTGAGAACGGTCAAATGTATTCAATGACCCATATGATACCGGCTCAATGCCTTGAACAGCCAATTCCATGTTTGTTGGATTCATCGGTTCTGCCAAATATGAATCAGGATATACTTCCCGATTGTACCAGTTCGAACTCCAACGTCCATCCATGATGTAGTAATTCACAGGACGTCTTGCACCTGGGTTCTTGGCATTGGTTCGTGGAACCTGTTTCTGACGCAGCAAATCTACCTTTTCCAGTTCCTCTAAAGATCTGAATATCCCTGGAAGGTATCCATCTGCATGTGTTAGTCCAGAGAATGAACTTCCTACGTTATATGAAGAGATTGTATCACCTTTGCGGTCATTCATTGGATCGGCTTGGGTATTCTTCTTGATCATTCCGTCTCCCTCACCATATCCATCAATGCCATTTAAACCAACCCTGATATTGGCTACATAATTTCCTTCGATATCTTTAGAGATCTCAGGATACAAGAATGTACGGTCATCAAGGTTATCGACAACATATCTATTCGAATGGGTAAAGTTGTTATCCGAATGATGGTAATCAGGATCAGATACATAGTCCAGATCATTGATAAGCTGTGTAGTTCTTGTAGGAATATCACCGATTCGAGCAACGGTTCTTTCCGGAAGTCGGGTATCTGCACTTCTGGATTCATTATTTACATATACCGGATCATCATTCGTAAATGCATAGATACGCCCGTCTACAGGGTCGAACAGCATTGCCGCACTACGTTCGGTAGTATCATTTGTCATTTCCCCAGATGAATTCAGTCCATATCCATGTATATCAGGAATGGTTGCCGTTGTACCGATTACAACACGATTTACGATTGTTTTCATAGATGATTCCGATATCGCCTTGTCCCATTTAGTCCAGCTGTGTGGAATTCCGAATAGACCGGAATCGATGTTTACTCCAGCATAGCCCGGAATTGCTCCATTGTCTGGGAATGTACGGATCTCCATACGCTGGTAGTATCCACCATTATGGATTTGAGAAGTGTATCTGAATAGTCTTTCTGAATCATAGTAATCGCTATCTTTATTTACTTTGAGATGCCATGTCAATCTTTCCTGTCGCAGAAGCTGTCTTAATCCGTCTGGGTTAAGATAGCGCAGGATTTCTCGAGGAGTTACATTTAACTCCTCGCCAGATGGCAGAATTGTGTTAGACATTTTAACCCCACCTTTTTATTGATATATTTTACCTGTGAATGGTACGATTATAAAAGCAGTTGAGTCGTACTGTTTATTATCATTATCCAGAAAGGAAGTATGAATATGCAAATTAATTTACCTGATTTATTGAAACGACCATTGTTCATTGTATTCGAAGGTGTAGATGGAATTGGAAAGTCGACACAGGTAGAGTTGCTGAAGAAACATCTCGAAGAAGAGGGTTTTAATGTAAGTACAACAGCAGAAGCCAAGGGAACACCATTGGCTGATGTAATCCGTGCTGAATATCTCTCAGGCAAACGGGACGTTAATAACCTAACCAATGCGTTTTCATTCAGTGCAGATCGCTATGATCGCTTCACTAACACGAACGGTGGTGTTATTCAGAGACTCAAATCTGGCCAGTCGGTGATTGCTGACAGATGGATTCATTCGTCAATGGTATACTCAGCAATCCAATATACGGATTATAAGGAGATAACGTCCTGCATGCAGTTAATGAAGGACGTGAATATGCCGCTTGCGGATAGAGTTATGGATGTGGCATATCTGCTCGAATTCCATCTCAGTACAACTGAGATATCTGAATTGGTCAATAGAATCAATGAAAGATCTGATAAACCTCAAGAGATTTACGAATCACGAGATCAAATATTAAAACAAGAGTCGCTATACAATCATGCCATAAGAGTATGGACACAAAACCGTATTTACGTGAAAGTATCTGTCAATGAATCTGCTGAAGAGGTTCATAACAAGATATGGGATTATCTTACAAAACGAATACTTCATATAGCCACAATCGATTATGAAGATAATCATGTTATAGTATGAAAGGAAATACAATTATGAATATCATCAATCAATCAGTGAAGCTAATCGAAAAACCGGAATTTGCAGATCGTATGAGTGTACTTAAGTACATCGAGAAGATCGGTCGTGTATGTTACAAGTCCGAGGACAAGATCACAGATGAGTCCTGTGTGAAATTCGTCAAGATGCTCCGTGACAGGAAGCACTGGGCAATGCTGGAACATTTCATATTCACTTTCGATGTTCCGGAAGCAGCGTTCGAACTATATCGATATGCGTTATCTACGATCAATGATGCGAATTTACAGAAGTTCTCCAGATACATAAACACATCAAAGTATTTGGATCCGGACAGCGGAATGCATTTCTTAATATCTGCGTCGGCTACCGCACTTAACAATATGCTGCATATCCCAGGGGTGAGCATTGCAGTGATCAATGCTCTGGCAAAGAGATTGTGGGAAGAGATCCCGGAACTTATTCTTCCTAATGAAGATCCTGCCAGACGGGCTGACTTCGATAATGCAGATACATCTGGGTTTGTAATAATGCAGCCACATAACGTGTCAAAATTGCCGTTGAATATCCGTATTCAGCACGACTGGTTCACGGCATTCTTTATCACAAATAGAGGGGTAACCCACGAGATAGTGAGACATCGTCCCTACTCTTTCGCACAAGAGAGTACACGCTATGTGAAATACGGTGATATGACTGTAATCAAGCCTCTGATCAATTCATCTACTACAGCAGATGAAGTTGAACTTCAGAAGTATGCAACATGGATACATGCAATGGAAACGGCCGAACAGTCATATGCCAAACTTATCGATCTTGGAGCTAAGCCCCAGGAAGCAAGAGGCGTTCTTCCGAATGATGTCAAGACGGAAATCAACATGACAGGACGTCTTGAATCATGGCCTCATTTCTTCAATATGAGATGTGACAAAGCTGCTCATCCCCAGATGAGGGAAGTTGCTTTATCCCTGTATGATCAAGTCCATGCGGCAATGCCTGAAATATTCCCTGAGAAGGAGTGGTAATATGTACGAAGCTAAAGAACACGAGAAGCTTTTCGGTGTTCGTCCTATCGGAGTGAAGTTCATATGCCCATTCTGTAATGAGGGTGAGATGAAGTCTGATCTTGACAACCCAGAACGTATGCCTCATATGTTCCCTCACAAGTGTACAAAGTGTGCTAAGACAATGCAACTCAACAAGGTATACCCATATATTGAATGGGATGAAATCACCGAAGAAGAGACTAAGAATGATTTCGTTGATGCACTGAATGAGGTAATGGGAAAGTTCAATACGTTAATGGAACAGAAGGAGGCCAATCATGATACACATGACGCAACCGGAATTCATATGGAAGATGAAGTCGAAGGGGATTGATGTCGTTCAACGTACCGATACAGTTGTTCAGGCAGTACTTGCACCAGATGTGTTATTGGAGCATTATACAACATATGCTCTAGGAACTCTGGTTCCAGGAAGTAAAACAATGATAACACTCATACTTGGGGAACTTGGTACGGAAACAGAAGTTGACTACCCTGTTGACAACGATCTCAAGCAGATTGATTCCATATTGAAGATTCATGAATCCAACGGTACGGTGGATGACTATCGTAAATTATTCTATTAAACAATGCACCCAGGTTGAACCTGGGTGCATTTCTTTTGTTATCCTGAGTATGTTGAAACTTGTATGAGGTCTCTGATACGATCTGCCATTCCATCTGCCAGGTCATTGGCCATCTCGGAGTTCTCCAGATCCTGCTCGATGAAGTTACCCTTTTCATCTGTCTTGATACCCATGTATGTTTGCAATGCATTAAATGATTGCTCACGTTGTTTGGTATATGTATCCATGCTGGGAACAAGCCCTGACAGATTTGCCATGTAATCATTCAATGTTTCATTAAACATGAATGATGCAGGGTCTGATGCAGGAGATATGCTCATAGCATTGTAAAGCTCCGTAATTGTAAACTTTACTTGGACATCCAATGGGAATCCATGTACGGATATTCTGTTACCGTTTGGATTTTTAATGATATCCATATTGGTTATCATTCCAAGTTGACATGTACAAGTTCCAGGTATGAAGGCCTGTACGAGGAATGGGGAGGTAAGGCTGTTTGCAGATACCATTCTCGGTGCAGTTAATGCAATGAGATGCATAAGTGGCACTATGATATGTAGATAGTAATTATACACATCCCCATATGGGGTGGATAAGTTCACAGTGAAGTTGTAGTCCATCTTGGAGTTAGATGATTTATATATTTTTGGATATATCATCTTTTGACCTTTAAGAGAGTTCAGTGCTCCATTGAACATGTTATGGACGAAACCGCCTGTAGCCGGTTCAACCAAACCTGCAACGAAGTCTGTTACGCCTGTAGCTGCATTTCCCAAGAATGAAGCCATATCATCAATCAATCCCGTATCAACATTGGAGCCGGTCATGAATGCAATCTCTTGACCAAGGCCCTGATTGATTCCATCGAGAGTTGCTTCAATCTGAGAATCGGCAACTTCATTTGTTAAGTTCTCGGAGAAAGAGCCGGGTTCGACCATGAACATTACGGCAGTTACTTGTTTATCGAGCACGCCTTTAATCGTTTTTCTTGTAACGGCATCACCTATATTTGAGATTGCTTGTTCAGCGCTGTCTAAGAAATTAGCCGTGTTCTCCCCCATTATTGATTCCAAATCTCCATCTCCTCCTCCCAGGCCTAATGCACCTGCAATGGCAAGAGCAGTATTCTTGACAGCAGTGTCAATTCCCCCGCCCAGTATCGTTCCAATTGCAGATGCAGTTGATCCAAGAAGAGTAGAATCAGACATGTCTTTTAATTCCTCTAGGGCATTCTGAGGATTTACGTTATTCAACATTCGGTAATTTTCCCATTTGAATTGTTTGAATTCTTCCAACTCTGTAGTGCTAGCATTTGATACTGCTCCTGCAGGGAAATCTTTACCAGATGTAAGAGTTAGGAAGCATGCCATACTTCTGCACATATAGTTGACATGCGACATATACTTCTTAAATTCGGATTTGAATCCAAACATTCTGCGTTGCAGCTTCTTACCTGCTGAAAAGAAGGTGTCTTTCATCAACTGGGTTACGGTACTATCTGCGCTTCCACCGTCCGAAGCATCACTTACGATAGTACGAATCAAATCTGCGAAATCTTCTTCCTTACCCATGTACTTTGGAAGGCCAGGTTTAATATGAAGAATCGGGCTGTTAAGCATAATATTCTTAAGATACTGATTCCCTAGATTCGGGTTTATTTTTCCAATTCGTTTGTCAACGGAATTCATCAATTGGAACGGAGCACCAAACAGTCGGTTTGTGTAGTTTTCCAGGAATGATTGGCTCTCATGCAAACCGGCGCCTGTATCTATATTCTGACCATGGATAGGTTCAAGTGAAGTATACTCATTGAGTAGTACTTGTTCCATATCTGCCATTATTATCAACTCCCTTGTCGAAATTAACTATCTAGTTATCTGGGCGGTACGAATGAAGACACCCGGGATTTCCCGGGTGTCTTCATGGTTAGCCGAGTATAGAAGTGCCGTCTGTGTTTGCATTTTCCACAAGGTATGTGATTGCGGATTCATTGATCACAATACCATGACCTGTGCGGATCACCTTTGCAAATTCGGTGAAGGGTTGTGCAAGATTGAGTGCTCTGTTCATCTCGTACATGGTTGCTTCACGAATTGCAATGTTAAGAAGATCGTCTTTATGAGTATGCTCTACATTTTCCTTGAGATTCTTCTGGAGATAGTCAAAGCATGCGAGAACAACGGACTCACCAACAGGAGTATCCGGAGTATCAAATGTCATATCATTCTTCTCCTTCTCACCTTCAATGAGCTCAGATACATCATTCACGATCTTTGCAATGGTCTTCTTCTTAAGTTCATCGACGAAAGATTCGTAATCCCCGTCCTGCTTGATATCAACCAGCTGGCTCTGGATATCATCTGTATCTTCGCTGGGCTCATCTACAGTCGGAAGCTCTTCGTTGTTGGCTTCAGCATCCTTAAGCTCTTCTTCAGCTTCTTTCAGATACACATCTCCAATGAGATCTGTGTTACGAATTACGAACTCAAGCATTGGTGCCTTGGTCTTCTCATAGGCAGACGTAAGATACTGTGTCGGGGAATCACCCTTTACAGCAAGCATCTTGTCGACATCATCTCTGAGAATTCCCATGTGACCCGCCTTCCATTCATCATCCAACGGAAGAATCTTGGCATAGATATCCAGTATGATATGCTTTCTGCACTTGTCCTTGAGAGCAGCGCAGTTATCTCCACATACCTTATGGAACTGAATTACCTGGTTCTTAGGGAATTCGATCGGCTGAGCAGGCTGGTCCTGATTTAAGTTTGCCTTAAGTGTATCGTAAAATTGTGTGAGAGTATTAGGTTCCATTATTACACCTCCATGGGTTATTTGTTACTAAGGTGGTTAGACCTCCTCGGTTATTTCGATCGAGTCAATATCTGCTCTGATTATCTCAGGTACAGCATTTTGTAGCTGATACTGATTCATATCAGATATCGGATATTTAATGAATATACTTTGCATATTCGCATCCCGATCATTAAATCCTAAGAATCGAATGTATTTTACATTCGGATGGTTGGTATAGATGTTATGAATTACATCTGATGCATGGATATCAGTGTTGTCCGAATTCAATGCTTCAAATGTTTTGATGATTTCATTCTTCACATCTAATACTGTTTGAGTATACAATGATCTGTCATATACAGCAATACGCAGTTTCACATTGACATACACATTGTCCAAAAGCAGTGTGGAATTCCTGAGGACAGGATCCCCATCCATAGGACCGATGTAATAGTTGGAAGATCTGCCATATGTGTTATACAGCTTCATATCAATGTAATCATTCCCGTTCAACTTGTTCAAAACAGGCTTCATTGCAGCATACTGTGTTGAGAATGCCGTCACGAAGTATTTCATCTTTTCCTCATCCAACGGGATATCGTATCTCAACATTGGGATCATCGATGCATTGATTACATATGACCCATTTGACCCTTCAAATGAAATCGTTGATCTCATCATTGTCATTGGGTTATACAACACCAATGACCGGTGATCATTCCGGAAACGGTTTGTAATCATATACCCTGCATATGTTGGGTTATCATACAGGGTAGTTGTTGAAGGATGAGCTGGGTCATCCATCAGGCATATGAAGCTGAATGATGCTTCTTCAGCGTCAATGAATACCTTGCCTGAGTTTTCCCTATCATCAGTGATCAGAGATATCATCCCAGAGGTCTTATTGAGATCAACTTCCATCAACATATCGGAACGCAGATTATCTGTAACTGCAATATCACATGCAAACACATATGATCCAGAGCTACGTTTGGTGACAGGCGTCATCTCAATGTAACCAGTATCACCAAACTCATCCGTTCTGCATACCAATACCAATCTCAGATTGTTATCAGACTGCTCTGTCTCACCTTTCAAAGACTCGACATATTCCATTGATGTATCTGAGGTTACTGTAGGAACACATATGACTTCAATGTGATACATGTTGTTATGCTTATTGGACAGAGTACGCTCAATGCTGAACTGAGCGAGCTGAAATTGGTAGAATGAAGTTGTATTGGTAATCTCATCTTCCGGCATCGATGTATGATCTATCAGGTAATTATAGTTCTGACTGATGTTCGGATCTCTGTATATTCGGATGAAGAATGGGTTTACGAATATGAACGGTCTGGAGTCAGTGATAACCGGAATATCCGTGTCTGAGATCATTACATCTGGAATCATCTTCACAGTGTTTCTGGATACTGAATTTTCAGTATCGTTGTATTCCCAAAGATGGCCGGGCTTAATGATGAATTCATTTGCATTTCCGTTGCTGTCGTAATTCACAATGTCTGCTTCCGCCTGCTGCACAACGATGTTCAGGGTATTCGTAGGATACATGTAGCTGTCATCGGTTATGGCAATGAACTGGGAGAAGAGACGGCCGGATGGATCATCCCTGCGCTTGAAGAAAGTTGCCTTTGTCCCATATCGTTTAGCATAGTTTTCAAACCACATTTGAAGATCGTTGTCTGTTGTCAACACGTTTGTCGTAGTATATGCCAGGTGGATATCATCACGCAACTGCTCAATATCTCCCTTGTCGGCACCGATTACGGATGCACTATAACAGAATGCATTCATTCGGGTATCATCGTTGTATGAATACCGTTCTCCCTTTGTGACGTCCAATGCGGTCTTGCTATTGTATGAATTGAAGTTTGCACTCTTTCCGTTACATGTATAAATAGTATACTCAACTTTGGAATTGAACTCCGGTGCCCAATATCCTTCATTGCTACAGAATGAAAGAGCAATAGTATAGTCATCGATGAAATGATACCAAGCAAATGGCTCTGTATCTGCTTTGGTATATTGAGGCTTAAGCTTCATAGGAAGTCTTTGTCCGGATGGGCTGATGTATATCAGATCAAGACCCGCAATTTGATTCACCCATTTCAGAATAATGTCTGAGTTGGTCGTCAGTGTATTATCTGTAATGGATTCATCATCTATCTTCCTATCGAACTGCTGTAAGTTCACAAACAGTACCAGCCATCCGATGCTTGTTACAGCATGCTTGATGAACTTGGTTGTATTATTTGCAATTACACAAGGTTCATCTGTATTATAGTATACATTGAAGACCCTTTTCCCATCGATGTACGTGAAATCGATATAGATGTCGTAGTTCGGACGATACTTAGATTTGTCTATAACGATTGCTGTATCGCGATCGAGAATGTACCTCATCGTACTTGTATTGGGAACAGGCTGGGCAAATTCCAGAACATCATCCAGATTCAGTTGCAGAGCAAATGATGCAACAGCTGGTGTTGCAAATGTATAGCCCAGTTCAAACAATGCACCGTGGGCATATATCGAACTTGGCAATTGAGCTTTGGTAATGAATGATTCATTCATCATCAATGCTGCTGTGGCAACAGAGTCCTCGATTCCCTGAGATACATACTCCGCATGTATACCATTCAATGATAAGTTTGAATTACTTAGGATAAGATCTGGGAATGCCTTGGCAATAAGCACTTCTTCCAGATACTCTTTGATTGCCATATTTTCCGTATAATTACGGATTATTACATCATTATCTCCAATTTTCTCCAACATCTTATCATCTCCTCTCATTTAGATTTAAATAGATTCGTATCACTACGGACACTAGCAGTATCTTTTCTGAACTTAAGACGGATGGATTCAATATCCTTCCCGCTGCTGTATACATGGTTATTACCCTTGGCCATTGTTGGTTCCTTTTCAATAAGCTCGATGTATGGAGCTCCTACTAATGGCCTTGCACTTCCAGGTAGGAAATGATCATATGATTGATCCCATGTAACACCACCGGTGATTCCTGCGGCCTGATTGAATTCCATTAATGCAATAGGACTTAGGTCTTGTTTGAATGAATATGCAAAGGATATATCAAGCTTAGGGGTACCTTGATCACCGCCCATATCAAAGCCTAAAGCAGAAGCACCTGTTGTTAGAGGGAATATACCATAGTATTTCGTCCAATACAGAACATCTTCTCCATCAGGTCCTACTTTAAATACATATGCAGAAGCAGCATAGTCTAGAGCTTTATCATGTACATGACAGTGTTTTCCGGGTATTGTCAGAGGATATGTTTCTCCTTCCTTCGGTCCATAGAATGGAACCATTGCTCCCCTAGATACATTGTCGATATAAGTTATCCATAATTTGATTAGATTGATTATGGAATAATCATTAGTTTCATTGAAAGTGCAAGAAAATTCTCCAGCGAATCTTCCGGTATATCCATCTCCATATACCATCTTATGATCGTTCCATGACTTTCCAACCTCGAGTTTGTTAAGCCCTTCAGAAGTAAGCTGGAATGATGTACACTGGTTGGATAGTAACATATTGAAGTTATTTCCATCTTCCATCTTCTCTCCATCACACAGTAATCTTATCAGATCAGGATGACGACGGTATATCATTTGCACCTCGCTCTGTTTACTAACCTGATCAGCAACATGACTTGCATCGTCCATCAGATATAAATCTGGTCTGGTGAAGAAGACATGTGTGAATGTTCTGTTATGAGCTAATCCAAGGTCAGGCGTCTTGAAACGGTTATACATATAATATTTCACGTTTCTTTCCAGATCAGGATTACCATGAACCTGAATGCCGTATTGCATATGAACTTTAGTTAGCAACTCTTCTAGACTTTTAGCAGGACCGGATTTAAGTCTAGGATCATTAGGGATGAAACGGTAATCATACTTGGCAGCATTACTGCCAGATGGGCCCTGTAATAGTACAGGATAGTTATTACCGTTTTGGATCAGGGTCTTATCCCCGTTGAGCATTTCTTTCTTTCGACCACTTTCTTGCCATGAAGTTTTATGCTTTGCCTGATACACAGGATACCTTTTCATGTTATGCGGCGTCGTAGCATACTTACTGGGCTTCACAGATACCTGCTGATATGTAGGAGTAGAACGATCTGCATCACCTGAAAACATTGAAGAGGATATCTTGGCAGTTTTAGGCCAACTTACTTTTGTTTCTTTACTGGATTTGCCAGCAGTACTCTTTCCACCTTTAGCCCAGTTAGAACTTTTCTTGGATGGAGCATATGCTCCTCCCCCTTTACCACCAGCAGTGGTACCGTTCTTCTGAGCTTCTTTCATTGCAGCCGCAGCTAGTTCAAGCATCTTTGTTGCAGCCGACTTCATCTTTTCTTCACCGCTCTTAGTTGGAGCAGGTGGCTGAGGTTCCTCAGGAGGAACTTCTACTTTTGTCTCATCTGTTTTATGGACATTCGATGCAATGTCCTGAGGCTGTACTTGCCATACAACAACCCCCGAGTTTGAACACACAACCTTGGTCACCTTCTGAGGAAGACCAAACTTTCCCCCGGTTGACCATTCTTCTACTATATTAGTTACGGTGGCCCATAATGGACCTCCTTCACCATACATACTTCCAGCTTTAGCAGTAACACCATTTGTGACATCCATTCCGCTTGCACGGATTTGGACTCTATCGCCTACTTTAACGCTGTCAGCCATGGGAAACCACCTCCTAATAATATTTAACATTAATGAAGAGTAAAGGAGGTTGGGCTGAATTATGAGTGAATTAAGAAATAAACGCGTCCAAGTAATCCGTACATATATCGATCCTACTGCACCGTCCATACCGGTGTATGATTACGATGAAATATATCCGGTTACTACATATGACGCAGTCCGGAAAACAACGGACGAATATTCAACCACACTTACAGCCGAGCTTGAAGCAATATACAGACTGATTTCAGAGAAACAGGAAAAGGTCTTTGGCGGAACAAATGGTACACTCATGACATGGACAACTTCTGCCGGTGTCATTGGTGAGACCGAAATTGTTCGTACCATTGCATCAGAGCCATCTGATCGTTCGTACAAAAAAGTTGTTTCGGAGCGAGCAGCGGGTGCAGCACTTGATCTCAAGGTTGGGTATACTGATTTCAATTCTCATGTTCGAGATGGTGATATTCATATCACTGCTGCAGAACGTAGCAGATGGAATGAAATGACACCTATCTCTGCGTTCAGAGAACACAGTGGAGATTCTGATATTCATATTACAGCAGAAGAACGGACAGAATGGAATGCGAAAGCATCCCAGTCCGATTTTGATTCTCATCTTGCGAATAAGAATAACCCACACTCTGTAACAGCTCATCAGATCGGTGCATATACCCGTTCTGAAATTGATGAACTCTTTGCCAATATCAGAGAGACATTCTTCAACTACAGAAACATCCAGTATGATGACAGACGGAATATTGCAACATTGGAAGAATATGATCCTGAAGCATGGAATCCGAACTACGTCCTAGCATATGGAGATGCTCTACCTGAGCCTTCTAATACAGCGTTGACGTATTTCGCCCTTCGTCCATTGACGGACTACTCTCTGAATGAGACTCAGGACTGTACCATCTGGATGAAGAAGCCGGGTCTTGCATGGCAGAACGTTGGTCTTGTTTCAATGGAAGCTGGAGACATGGTTATCCGTTATCCAGATACGACAATGTGTGTATGGCTTCAGGGTAGATTCGTTAGTATCTATACAGGATCATCTGCAGTTGCATCAGGCTCTACTGGAAGTTCCGGACTTATATGGAAACCAGTAGTACGGGAGATAGATGGTGTTCGTTATCTGTCGTTCGTACTTAGTGCAGAGACAGAGGCTCCAGATCTGATCGATATCTCTGGTACTCCTGGTTATACACCTATCAAAGGTGTGGATTATTTCGATGGAGCATCTGGACTAGGAGTTCCTTCTGGTGGTGCTGTAAATGATATCATGATCAAATCCACCAGCAAAGATTATGATGTGGAATGGATATCGTTTGAGAATTTCATCACACAGTATGTCGCCAATGGTGGTACACTCCCGGCAGCGAATGCAAGATGGGATTCCATAACCGGAAGACCGATGGTTTACCAAGCCACGGGTCATGATAACACTGCGCTGATGTCTCAGGATGCTATTACCAATGAAATTGAATCGATAACAGCTAGAATCAATCAGATCATTAGTACTATCAATTCATCATCTGGTATTGCCGGTCTTACAGAAATCATCAACAACCATATTCTGAATCATAACAATCCACATGACATTACAGCTGTTGCAATAGGAGCAGTGTCCACTGATGAATTCATGAATCATAGCTTGAATAAGAATAACCCGCATAATGTTACAGCGGCACAGATCGGTTTAGGGAACGTTGATAATACTCGTGATATCGATAAGCCTATATCGACACAGGTACAGGATGCCCTGACTAACATCAGGTCGGATATATCCAACATCAATGATGCTCTCAATGGTGATCAGGTACTATCGAATGTACGGTGGAATTCTTCGAACTGTACACTGACGTTTATGTTCAGGGATGAAAGCGAAATGGATGTTGAGATTCCGTTGATCGATATATTCAGGACATTTGAGTATGATGAAGTCAATAGTGAACTTCTGGTAGTTCTTCCGGATGGTTCTGAACATAGAATCAGTATCAGATCCTTAATCACCAACTACAGAGGATCTGATTCTTCGAATATCAGACTCACTGTATCCAAAGGTATTATCCATGCAGAGATTCTGCCTAACTCAGTTGATGGATCGATGATCCAGGAGTCGGTTGAACTCAGAGGAGCCCCGACTGCACCAACACAGTCTATTTATGATAAGAGCAACAAGCTTGCTACTACAAAGTGGGTGAAGGATGCAACTGTAGACAATCTTGAATCTACGGAACAACAGCTTCCACTGAGCGCGAATATGGGCAGGATTCTGAATACTACCAAAGCATCCAGAGCAGATGTCCTACAGATGATTGCCGATTCTCCGATGCTGAATGTAATTGACAATCTTGGTGCAGAAGATTCTTATGCAGCTCTCAGTGCGAACATGGGCTTCGTATTGAATGCGACGAAAGCGCCGTGGGTACATACGTCACCTTCTGGATCTACTTATGGCCGAGCAACAGTGAATCTGTTTGGTCATGCCAGAGCGTCTGACGTTGATCCACTGATGGATGGAAACGTATTCATCGGTACGGACAACGGTTACTATGCAAGAGCAGACCACAGACACCCGTCTGATATCAATAAGGCTCCTGTACATTGGCCCGATCCTGAAACAGGAATTGCATCGTTTACAGGTGAACCTAAGTCTACACTCCCGCCAGATGGAGACGAATCGGATAGAATTGCGACTACACTATGGGTAGCACGGAATCCTTGCGTTACACCGTTAACATCAGACGAGATCAGGACGGTTGTATACACAGCCTGGGACGTTGCTAATAGATAAGGAGGGAAATGAAGTATGAAGATGGAACTGGTTAGTTCATATGCAAAGATGATCAATGATGGTCTTTGTGTAATATCAGATCTACCGGAAATGTATAGGCAACCCGTCCAGGATTATATCGATAACCCTCCGGAGACTACAGTCAACAATGAAATCCATACTCCAGTTACAGCTCAAGAAGAAATCAATGGAGCTCTGTTTCTGGGAAATGGGGAATATAAAGTTCCCGTATCCGATACTACATATTGTGAAATCAAAATGGATGAGGTATTCCAAGAATATTCATCTCAAGGATACCCAATTCCGATCAACCCAATATTCGGCATTACGATGGTCGAGAATACATTTGGCAAGTTCACAAGAACTCCGGTAGTCAATATAGCAAATAACCAATCAGGATGTGTATTGGCGGTAAAAGGAGAAATAACAAATGTGGTATCAGGGGATAAAGTTCTCAGGGTCGATCTCGGTATATCATCGGGTAACTATGAAGCGATGAGGTACACGGTATATATCAAAGCAAAATAATATTGTAAACACAACGCCCTCAATGAGGGCGTTGTGTTATCTACCAAAAATAAAGTATACCATATAAAGCCGGGCGCCAGGGATGGACGGGGCAGGATGTGGAATAGGGGCGCTATTCGGTGGTCACTCGGATCACGGTGCTAATGATGGTGCGTTCCGTTGCGACCTGGATAGTACTGTGTCTCATTCCTACTGGCATATTGGCGCCCGCCTCTCCCTGAAACCGACCGCGGAAGGGAGAATGCGGCATCCATGAATATGCACTGATTACCAGATATCAGGATTTTGATCAGCTCTGTTGCTGCAGTAAGTACCATGGTATCTGTCTGGGAAGATGTTATTATTTTAGGATTATAATCACCTATTTCCAGATCAAATACTTCCTGTCTTTTTACAGAGTCGTTCAGAATTTGATTTGTTTTCTGGTTGGCCATCTGTTTGAGTTCCGGTATACCGCCTTCATTGATTTTATTCCATAGTGGAATGGTCTTAAGTATACCGGTATTATCCGGACCCCGGAGTACTCTGGCGTATGTGTCAAGAACTGCGCCGTATATCATATCGATGATCACATACTCAAGCTTACTGTCATCATCTTTCAGATTTTCAAATTCCCCAAGGTCATCAATATACTCATTACATGCCTGGGCAATGGCCAGCTGGCATCCAGGTACAACACCGTACTTTACAGCCGACTTAAGACATTTAATTACGTCATCTACGGCGGCTTCCAGTATCTGTTTCTGGAGATCCGAATCGGCACCGATGTAATACAGATAGTTCTTCATTTCTAACTGCATTACACGGGTTCTGGCATCGTATACCTTTGCAGCCATGTTCTGTCTTTCAACATAGGTATGATCTTCGGCATCTTTGAGTTCTGCCAATGCACGCTGATATGCATTTTTATACAGATCATCTTCAAAGATATCCTTATTGGGATTGAAGATGGAACCGTTCTTCACCGATATGAGGACGGAATCACATTGGCCTATTGCTCTCCAGAATTCATTGGTCGGGTCATCAATGGTCTCAACAAACATTTCTGGACCGACTTCTTCGATCTTCGCAATAATTGACTTCGAAAGTTCCGGTGTGATTACGCGGGTCTTCAGTATCGTTGCCAGATCATCAAGCTGGGAAGGAAGAAGCTTGGAAAGTCTGAACTGTGTGAGGACAAGATTCAGTCTACGGTACTTCTGTGTCTCCAGGTTTATATACTGCTTCAGTACAGACTCCATGAAATATTCATCATATGCCGGGGCAAGTATTATCAGCTTTTTGCCCATATCGCGGAATATTTCATTCATTGGTCTGATGAAAGCGTTGAACTCATCTGTTGTGATTGAGTGGTTGCTGACAATGACCTTTACATCTGTCTCTGTAGAAGAGAGATCCTGGTCACGGACATAAACCACATCAATTGCGTTTGCCGGGAATTCGAAGCCATTGATCTGCTCCAGATACGACTTATTTGTCAAGGAGTCTTTGATCTTGATTGCCGGACTCTTCGCTTCCTGATATGCCTTCGCTATCGAGTCTGATACTTCTTTGTTACCGTTGGATACCACATACGCAATACTATAGATAGTATCATAATCTGAGGGATCGATCTGCTGTGCCTTTGCTTCAATTCTGGACTTAATGTTTGCTACTACCTTGTCCAAAGTTGCCGTGAGCTGTCTCGGAAGTCTATACAGCATCGCAATATTTTCTTTATACTTCTCATACCTGCTAAACAGGTTGTGAGTAAGTGTGATCGCCGTGGTTGTACCGTCACCAACGGTATTGTTCATCTTGGTACAAGGCTGCTTTATGAGGTTATATATCATTCTCTTGTAACGATTATGGAATATATATTTTGAGAGTATGGAATAGCCATCTTTAGTGGCTTCAATATTCATACCATCAAGAATGGTTGCAGAAGAACCAAGAGGACCAAGTGACTTAGACAGGTTGGTCGCAATGACGTTGAATACCTCCTGAGTTAACTTCTCGAAATCTTCCTGAGGTATAATATTAATATGATTTTCATTTGAGTACTTGAGTGCATTCATAAAGTTACTCTCCTTTCAATTGAGCAATTATAATACAATGTAACGTTTAAGTATTATATTACCAGATAACCGTCAATCATAAACAACCGAGGAGGTGTAGTATGAGTAAGAAACAGGTTGAATTAGAAAACAAAGAATACGAATCAACATACCGAGATGTCCCACGGGACACAATGGGACGGATTCAATACATATTAGGACGGCATGTAAATAATGAACGGATGAATGATGACATTCAAAAGTCGGCAGTGTCCATCAAACGTATTAAACGTCATAAAGTATCATTCGTGATGTATAAGGTATTAAAACCATCTGCCCGCCCCAGAGCAAATACTTCCATGGGATACGTGAAGATGTATGTACCCCATGCAGCAGAGAACGGGGAATGGTTTGAGGATTTCATGCGGAAGAATGATCTCCCTCATATAGCAACCCCATGTCGTATAGACATCATTGTATATGAAAAATGTCCTTCGAACTTCAGTATCAAAAATAAGATACTAAGCGAACTTGGGTTATTGAAGCCATGGTTCCGCACAGGGGATGTGGATAATTATGCAAAATCCGTATTGGATATGATCCAACATGGAATGTTGGAAGACGACTGTCTGTGTGTTGACTCGGAGCAACATTTACGGTATTCCATATTACCACGGGTAGAAGTTCAGATCGAATACATGGATAGATACCCATTCGAATTAATGCCTAAGGAACTCCGGGCTCAGAATGTAAAGAAGGTAACTAAAAAGAAGAAACGAAAGAAGTGATCAGATATGATGGGTAAGGACATCGAAAGGATGTTATCGGAAGTAGATGCCGTTAAGAAGGTAACGCTTGATTGCATTAATGACTTTGCTGGGAGAACGGCATATCAGTTAACACATTATGGTCCACATGATGTCGTGCTGATACCATGGAGCCCACCCTGTTACCCAATCGAACTGGAATATCCAGTAGGACCAATAATGCCTCCGATTGATGCAGCCATGGTACCACTATTGATTGACATGGGTAAGATGGATACCTTGAAAGGACTGGTGTATGCTGGGGCAGGTTCGTTAAATAACTCTATTTCTTCTCCATGGACGGAATTGGAAGATCTGAAGAAGGCATGGACCAATGCGGACATATATCATGGATCGTATGTCCCATTCAACTATCTAGGAGAGAAGACAGGCATGCTTGCACATCTGAATGCAGTATATACAGCATGCGTCGACTGTAAGGCTCCGCTGATGGTATATTACCATACTATTCAACAGGGATGGGATCATAACATGAACGGCAATAGTCCTTCCATCTCATGGAACGATGATCTGAATGGTCGGAAAACAATCGGCCTCGGGTCTCAGTCTTATAGTGGAGCAGTAGCTGTCCCTGGCAAATCAAATGATCCATACTAAGGAGGAACTATGGAAGAATTCATAATCGCTAACTGGTTGCCATTGTTAATAATCATTGTATCGGCATTCAACGATGTGAGATACAGCGTGTTCTTCGCACTGGGTTGTATGATATTTGGCACAGATAATCTGGTATGGTTATGGGTTAATCTGATCATAGTTGGATTATCAACGGGGACGAATACATACCAACATATCCGCAAAAAAGAAAAGCCAAAGGATACAAGTAACTGGGAAATGTAAATATGATCATCACCACCCAATGGGTGGTGATGACATTGCTATTATATTTCCAATGGAGAGTTGATGTACTTTTCTATGACTTCAGATGTTAGATTCTGAACTTCTTCGGGAATAGTTCCTTCATCATTCCACCTACGTGTATTCAGGAAGGAATGGATCTTATCAGGGATAGACATATTGTTATCCAAAACGAAACTGAATTCATCGGACACCGAGTTATCCTCTTCGATAACGGTATGTTCAACTTCTTTGACCAGAGGTGTGATAAGATTGTCAGAAGTTGTAACAGTCTTGAGGGCTTCAAAGAATGCTTGATCGGTTCCTTCCGGGGCATGGAATACAACACGGATCTTACCAACTGTATCACCGCTGAAGATTCCCTCGTTCTGTTCTTTGATCTCGTTGATCGTTTTCATGAGTTTATCAGGGGACGAGAACACGTCTGAAGTTTCATCAAATTCATATGTCTTATATATGTAGGCATTTTCATTTGGAATGAACTTCCATTCCCCATCTTCTATTACGGCATATCCTTTGGCTTCTTCCTCACCAAATGATTTCCTAAACAGGGATCCGACATAATGCACGTTCCCGTCCAAATCGACATGCCTATGGTAGTGTCCCCAGACATTTAATTTACCTGCCTCCGCAAGTTCTCCTGCTTTGAATCGTGGAACCTGCTTCTCCATCTTGTCTGATGCAGATTTTACTTTTGCTCCGATCCCCATTCCTTCTTCAATTATACCATGGCCGAATATGTAATCATACTTCTTTCCAGAGTACAGAGTATTCTTGTAGAACTCATACTTGTCATCGATATACTCCTCAGGTATGTATAGTACATTCACACCTGGGAATAACTCTTCTTCTGCTACTGTTGTAAACAGCTTGACATCTACATGAGATGATGTGAAATGATAATTGAATAGCCGATACTGATTCATCTCATGTGATTCTGTTCCATATATAATACGTATTTTGGTCTTCTGTCGTTTACATGCCCTGATTAGAGCAGACATTACATTGATAGCCAACGACACATATTCTTCATTTACTTTGAATAATCTATCAAAGTAATCTCCCAGTAATATCACAGCATCGGTATGAGTCATAATAATTTCATCACTGATGATCTTATTCATATTCCGATAATAATAATCTGTATCTTTGATACTTCCTATATGTAAATCTGCAAGTAATAATAATCTCATTGCCTTCTACCTCCAAGGTAAAATTTCATCTTTACAAACGATAATATATTATCGAGTTATGACATAAGTCAAATTCAACAATGAAAGGAATATGAGAAATGATTCATGAAAAATATCCTGAGTATAAAGCCAGACTTAAAAGAACGGCAACACCAACCATGCCCAGAGACGGTAATGTTTTCATACTTGCCAAAGCATGGGTATGCATTGGCTGGAGAGATTATGATCATGAGATATTCGATCGAATCCCCGTAGAGTCTAATATCAACGTTCATATCGTTATGACGGGCAAAGAGTGCCTGGTAGGAGATATGCTTGATGTAATTGAGAAGATCCTCGAGGATGCCAAGTTCACCAAGATCACAATTCATACACCATATGAATTACATGACATATGGAATTTCCTCAATAACAAAAATGAGATCACATTGATGAGATGGACAAAACTCATCGGTGATAAGAATTCTGGGGTAAGACCTGAACTGAAGAGGATCTCATTCGAATATAACAGAGGAGATCTAGTATTCGGAACAACCAAGCACCCTCCCAAACATAAGACACACAGCCTTGATCTGCGTAAGGTAAACTATAAGCTCCGAGTTCATTATGAAGGTGGGAAGATCAGTTGCACAACTCTTCTGTATGAGGACAAAACAAATATTCCAACATCTTCGAAGGGGGCAATCCAGACACGGGCACAGCAGATCGATCCTGAAGCTCACAAGGAAGAGATCATTGCCAACTTCAAATCTGTGACCCGTTTAGGGATTCTGAAAACATTCCGTGATGAGAATGACATTTGGAATTACATCATGAAGCAGGGACCGTGGGCAAACAAGGAAAAGTCTGACACAGAAAAGAAGTCAATGTCAAACATGATCAATGAAAAGGCAATGGCTGATCTCAAATTTCGCATGAGCAATAAGAAATGATCATCAATTCCCACCGGGAATTCCCGGTGGGAATTTAATGTGTCTCACAGATAAACTATGTTTCATAACATTTTGAAAAATATTAACGGAAAGGATGATGTATATGAATTTCTTAAACACAGATTGGTTTGGAATCGACTCAGGCGGCACGTCTCCGCCTGAAGATGGTCCTTATTATCCCGATGTCAGAATAAAGTATTCCGGTTGGGATACGGATGAAGACGATGACGACGCAGACGTCGCTAAATTGTATGATGAAGAAGGTGATCTAACGTGGCAAAGATGATAGACTTGCATAATCAAGCAAAGTTTATGATCGACGAATGTATGCAATCGCTTATAAAATGGATTAAAGATAACTTTATCACCATTGAGCAGCATGAGCAGGATCTGGCAAACTTGCGGGCAGAATTAATGGGTGTTCCGAAACTTTCCAAGACTATCTCTCAGGGCATAGACGCAGGGCGAATCATAACAGAGAATGACGACAACGATCGGGTTTACAGGCATTACTGTATCATCGATGGCAAGAAGGAGTTAATCGAAGAAATCCCATACGATCAGTATCTGAAAGATTCCAACAACCCCGAACTTGGTCGAGGTGGCTATAGTAATGTAGCTGCGTTGAACATGATGAGATCTATACATGATACAATGGATAAAGCCAGACCAATTCCTGACGGTTACGCTGACGAACAATTCAAGTACACGGAGGCTGCTCAGAAACAAGGTGCAACAGCATGGGCGGAAATCAACCAATCCATTGCAAGTCAATGGAATGACATGATAGGAGGTAACCATGGGAACGATTAGTACCGAAAAGGTAGGAGGCATAACACGTACACTTGCAGAAGTCAACGCGGAGGCAATACAGGAACTGCAGAAGATGGTTCAGACTCTTTCCAATCAGATCTCATCATTACAGGATGAGAATGACCGTCTTAAGAAGCAGATCAGATCTCTGCAGGAGCAGATCAGATCTCTGCAGGAGCAGATTGATGATCATGATATGCAGATAGCTGGTGTTAGAGCGTGTTGTATGTAGAGGTGATGACATGAGTATCAATCGACACTTTTATGACTATGAATACATAGATCATGGTCTTGCTGATAACATCGCAGATGTAATGAGATGGCATACACCATCAGTTCGGGAGATGCTAAAACAGTGGATAGATGCCGTTGGTATAACATCAGATCCTATTGAACTGTATCCGCCAGTCAATGATCTACGTACATCAGCCGAAATTCTGTCAGATCCTGAAACGGAATTCACTGAATTACCATTATCCGGAGGACATATCACATCAGCCGATGGGAAAGACCGTATCATCGAGAAAGCGTATACAACAGGTAACAATGACCTGATTGTGAAGTTTGATGATGGTAAATACTGCCACTATACCGGACTAATACCTACTTCATTTATCAGTAGATCAGAAGAGGAGGAAACAAACAATGATACCATATAAACCACATGACCCAGAGCAAATCAGTAGGGCATCTATTGCCATGGAACGGATGATGCAATGGATCCAATTAATATCAAAAGAAAGGAGACTATTCGAAGCATATGTTAGCATATTTAAATGATTTGCCAAACGAGTTCCGTGAAATGCTGAATCATGATCTCATGAACAAGACATTTGACAAGCCGTTGGAAGAGTTCATCTTCGATGCCTTCAAAGGGTTTGAGATTCTGCCCAACATCAAGATTCTGGGATATGAATGGGTCCCAGATGAAGATAAGTATGACGTCAATGACCATGTCATTCGCAGAAACTCAAACAAGAATAAGGTCATTAAGAACATCTCCGAGACACGTTGTGGTGTACTGTACTTAGACGTTGAAGTTACAGGTACAGACAAGAACGGAATTCTGAAGACGGTGGTGCTGAAGAAACCGTTAATCATCCCAGTTGCCGACAAACACGGCTACTACACTATCAAAGGCAAGAAGTGCTATCTTATATACCAGATGGTGGATAAGATGCTCTATCCTTCCTTCGGTGCTGTAACGGTGAAGTCACTGATGCCCATCTGTGTCAAAACATCCAAAGATGATTTCACTGATACCAAGGGGAATGTATACACCATTCCGACCTACACCATTCAGATCTTCAAATCGGCAATCAATGTTCTGCTGATGTATTCCAATCTCTGTATTACCAAGTCACTGATGTTTCTTGAAGTAGATAGATTCATCAAGGTTGAGCAGAAGAACAAGGAGTACCCGGAATCTGATAACATCATCCGTTTCGAATGTGATAACAAGACGGATGTTGTGATTGCTGTCAAGAAGAAGGCATTCGATGATCAGATCTACATTCGTTCCATTGTAGGATGCTTGGTAAAGCTCTTCAATGAGACCCATGTTCAGTATGCAGATATTGATAACTGGGAGAACTGGATGATCATCGTAGGCGGAAAGAATACAATTAGGAGAGGTATATACCAACATATCTTCTTCAACAGATTACTGGATGAAGTTACCAGGAAAGAGTTAAAGATCAATGACTATGATAAGCAGGACATATACCATTTACTCAAATGGGTTATAGGCAATTTTCATACGTTGTGGGCGAAAGATAACCTTTCCATGATAAACAAACGTCTCAGATGTAATGAGTATATTTCATCATTCATAACCGCAGAGGTATCAAAGCGTATAAACCGCATCGTGTCATTAGGAGATAAAGCCGGATTAAGTGACATGCTTAAGGCGTTTAAATTCCCTGAACTCTTTGGGGTTCCTTTCGAAATTGCGGGAATATCTTTAGAGCTCTAATTACTAACTCATAGTAGTGATACATATGAGGGCTGAACTAATCATTCAGGTATAGTAAAAAGATTAGAGATTAGACAATCCGCAGTGAATCAACATTAGCTATCAAAAAATATAAAAGGAGGTGTTAATATGGGAAAATATAAACTTACTAAAAGCGAAAAAGCCATCTTGGATTTGACAGAAACCTTGACATGGAAGCCTTATATATTCAATGGAAAAGAAACGATGTATGAAGTATCTGATTTAGGAATAGTTCGTAATAAGAATTCAAAAGTTATATTGAATGGCTCTCCTGATAAACGTGGCTATATTATGCTAACATTACACATTGATGGAAAAAGTAGATCTACTTTACTGCATCGAATTGTAGCCAAAACATTTATACCAAATCCTGATAACAAGCCTACTGTAAATCACAAAGATGGAAATAAACGCAATAATGCGGTTTCCAATCTAGAATGGGCTACTCATCAGGAGAACATAACCCATGCCCTGAGGACTGGTTTAAGAGATCTACGTGGGACCAGAGCTATTAGTAATAAATATAGTGAAAAGCAAGTTTGTGACATGTGTGAATTATTACAAAAAGGATATTCAATGAAAGATGCAGCAGAGTTACTCAATGCGAATATCAATCTGGCAAGAAGAATCCTCTATTTCGGAAAATGGGCACATATCACAAAAGATTACATATTCCCAAAATACCACTTTAACAAAGATCTCGTAATAAAAACCAATGAAACGTATGCTAATGTTGAACATTCATCGACTATCCCGAAAGGGAGTACACAGTAAGCCAATGACTGTGGAAGTGAAAGGCTCATGTAAATGAGAAGATATAGTCACAACGTACTACGAGAGTAGTAGCAGAGTTAAAAGCTCGGCCATGAACTTGCGAATCATGGTGAAGATAATTGGAAGATTTGTTTATTTCCAGATTGTATAAATCTGGAGTTCTAAGATATATCGAGAATGATTCTGATATCGACATAAGCTCCAAGTTTGCATACACAGCAAAAGGCGAATACATTGGGGACAACACGAATGAGTACCCTAATTGGCCTTCTCTCTCATAATTGCGGGAACACCCTTAGAGCCTAACTAACCGCGGCTACTGGTGACAGATAGTGGGAATTAATTCTGGTAAATATGTAAAATTAAAAATGAATACAATTCCACGTGATCAGGTAATTCCAGTAAAGGTTCAGCCACCTAAATCAAGAGCAAAAGAGATGGCAAGTAAACCATTCATAATAGATTGAATATAGTAAAAAGTTCAACGACTATCGACCAACACTAGTATTGGAGAAATACCATACATAGTGTCAGTAGAGTACGGACCAGGGATATTAGGTTCATATACACAATGGAGCGGTGTATATCTAAAGCGGAAACGAGAGACCCTGTATATTGGTAACAGATATACAGGGAAGATATAGTCTCAGCATGCACCGAAAGGTGTAGCAGTTCATAAGAGAACGTTATTATCTCCCAAAGATAATAAGAAGATAACTGCCAAATTCGTTAGGTGGTAAAGACACCAGAAGAATTCCAATCCGCCAAAGAGCGTTACACCCATCCATGTTGGGCTGGCTCGATGTAGCCGCCACCAGCAGTTCGGACCCAGGACGCTCTGGTAGCTTATCTCCGTATAATGAAATGAAATCAATGTATTTTGATGATTCATTATATGAGAATCAAATGCACTATGTAATAGCAAAGATGTTGGAATCTGAGGAACTTGATGATGATTGCGAGGAAATCAGAATCCACTGCGACTCTGAAGAAGAGTATAACAAGACACTGGATTTGTTGTACCATGCAGGGGAAGGTAAGATCAAAATGTTTGGCGTTACAAACATGCCTTTCGACATTATTATTGAAAAAGATCCGAGAGTTAAGTACAGAAAATTTGATGAATCCAACCTTCTGAACAGCAATCCAGAATAATACAGAAAGGCTCAAGTATGAAGCAAATAGTAAGATACAAATTCCTGTCGATACCGCACAAGTTGGCAGGTGAAATCCGTTTGACAATTGATAGCAAGTCCGTTGCCTATACCAGCACATACGAGGGAGGAAGGTCCACAAATGTTTCCATGATGCCCTCTGTGGTGCTGACCATCATGAGGGAATCAGAACGAGATGAGAATGGAAGATTCGTAAGACCACCTTGGAATCCAAATGACTCCATCCCTCTCACTCGGTATCATGTCCCTCTTCTCCTCATGGAAATGAAAGAGATATATAAGGATATGAAGATCCCCGAGATGTATAAATACCATGGGGATAGGTTGGAGCTCAATGAGACCTTGGCATCGAAATCCCGCAAGGTGTTCATCATCGGCTCCGTGACTGTGGAGTTGGTTCCAGTTGTAATCCAGAGAGATGAGACAACGGCAATCGAGGGAATCAAGATGAAGTTCAACAATGAATCTTCCACGGTTGCTCTGACATTGAATGAGTTCTACTCCCTGATATATCAGATAGAGAAACTCAATCTGGATGTCATGGTCACATGGATGTATGATAAGTACATCACGGATGAGGCGAAGGAACCATATCAGAGAAAGCCCCGTGTTCGTCCCGCAATTGTGGACATTGAACCCAAGACCAGAATGGACTCTATCTTGGCGGAGACGACTGCAACTGAAACCAAGGATATGTCATCTATGTTTGATGAGGAAGAATAACATCATGCCCAGGGATCAATCCCTGGGCATTTCCTTTCACTTCAAATATATATTATTACTATAGAAAGGGAAGGTGATGTTATATGATTGGAGTAATTCCGAGTGGCTCCAAAACATACGAAATATTCGGAGACATAACATGTGTAGAGCCTGTTGAAGGGAAGCTGTATTATGATCCGGCAACCAGCCGGTTATACTATTACTCGAAGAAAGAAAGTCGATCGAATCCAAACACGGGATATTTTCCGGTGTGGGATGGTAAACGAACCTATGTTACGTCAATATCCAATGCCAAATATTTCGATAAAGATGCGATTAAAGTTGACTTCAATACGATGAGTAATAACATCAGTTCTGATGTTGCAGCAGATATACGGTATAAACAACGGCATGCAACAGATGAGGATATTCTGAAACCGGCGATATCTGATGGGGATAATGCATTCACCCAATGTGTGAAAGGTGTCATCTCCGCCATGAATATCACGATGGTGGATCTGGTTGATATGACCAATCCACATATGGAAGAAGTGGCTGTGGAGAACTTCTACAATGCCCTGTCGAAAATCACATTCATGCGGAATGATAAATGGGATATTTGGTGCAATGTGATATTGCATATTCACTATGATATCAATGTTTACAAAGACGGCAAACGGATTCTGATGTACAAACACCCGGAGCAGACATTCGACACGGGAATCGTGAAGTATGATGATATTGCAAATTCCAAACAGGATCCACTGAAGAAGATCGTCAAGATACTGATGGTAATGTGCAATATCAGTAAGAAGCAGCTCCAGTTATCGGGGATTGATGACTACACCGTCAACAACATGATGACCACCATCAACAGTACGAAGGTGTTATCTGCACAGCTATTCAGCAGATTCATACGGCTGTCCGAACTCTCGTATGATATCCAAATCTATGACAGGAATAAGAAGTTCCTGTTCGAATATTCAGAATGACATAAGAGGAGTTACAAATGCAACTTGAAGTGAAGTATGACAGAAACAACCACCGTGTTATTGTAGAAGATATCTCATCTGGGATAATTGGTCGAATAATCCGGGTCAAAGATGACGATGATGCATACCGTGTCATGTCATCCATCGACTTGGAGGAAGCGGCTAACCGTGTTAAAGAAATATCTCTACATAACACTTGAAAGGAGTAATGTAAAATGAAATTCAGATCTAAAGATGGTAGAATCCATAACAACCGTGTCAGCATGCTGCTGGCAAACATCAAGTCCAAAGTCAGTAATCGGAAAACAGATGAGGATGAATTTCTCGATTTCGAAGAATTTGACGACGATCTCTTTGATGAGGACGACGATGATTCAGATCGGTCAATAAGCGAAATCGATAAGAATATACTCATCTCGAGTGCCAACAATCTCTCTGAAATGAGTAGAGCCGCAGACGAATCTTTGAGATCAAATACTAAAACGGTATATGATGCTGATGCTGTTGATAAAGCAATCAATGATCAGCTTAATGCGGCTGCTAACGCTGGTATCATAAACCCTCCGGATGGGTCTTCAGCAACTGTCATCCTGGAAGATGGCAGGAAGATCGAACTCCGCAACCTACAGGCTGTAGATGACAGTACTGATATTCTGGATGAACCCATTGAAGATGATCCTCCTATACGTGTCACTGAACATCCGGTTGAAGGTAGTGTAGACGTCTCTATACTCAGAGGCTATGCCAATGAGGATGATCCCGAGCTTGCGTATAAGCTCAAGAGGGATGCAGAGCGAGAGCGTTCCATGAGTGAAGAAGAGACGAATGACTCGGATGATGGTGAACAGCTTTAAGGAGATATACGATGGACGAGAAATTTTACAAAATTCTATCGGCATGTTATCCCTGTAGGGGTGACTGAATGCATCGAGAACGTTACTGTGCATGATTTATTTGATATGCTTAAAGTCGAAGCTCCACTGTCGAAGAGTGACTTGCCGGATAAAGTTCTGGCTGGCATGCTGTGCAATGTCAACTATGATGCGGATACCCACAGCGTGTTGTTAAAGATTTTCTGTCATCATAAGCGCAATGGCAACGTTATCGAAAACATTATCCCTGTCCGTTTCGAGGTATATGAAGCCACTATTGACATTAAGGAGATTATATTCGATTGCAAAAAGAAAAGCATCTATCTCATATACATGAGTGGTGGGCTCGACAATGTTGAGATGGTGTTGACCGATGCATGGGCTTCTCCATTCCCAGATAACAAGGTTATCAAAGAAAATCATTTGAAGGTCAAATTCAATTCATACGTTACATTGAATGAAGCTGAGTTGTGGTTCATAGAAAACTACAGACGGATTCCTGAAGAAGATGACGAGGGTCTTGATAACGTTGATTTCTGGAGGACGGAAGGTGAGAGGGGATGTAATCTACGGATTCGACCGATATATCCCTACAGCAAGGGATATCGAACCATCAGTAATGAATGGGACTTCATCTATACCGGCAAGATTGCCAAGAAGTAACAAAGAACCCACACCACCGGAACTTCCGGTGGTGTGGTATTCATTTTCTTTTGTATTTCTATCGAATATACTCAAGCGCCGCGACTATTGCCACGATGCGAGCTGCTTATTTGCAGTCGAGCTTTTCGGTTGCAGCAGTGATGTTCTTCAGAGCAGCATCAACCTTGGTTGCAGCAGCAGATATTGCCTTGATACATTCCTTGGTTTCAGGACACTCAGTCTTCTCTGCCTTAAGCGAGTTGAGCTTTGTCGAAGCATCTTCGATAAGTGTCTTCGCCTTGGTGATCTTCTTAAGAATTGCCGAAACCTGAGAATGGAATTCACCGAGCTTCTTAGCTGCATCTTTCTCCTTCTTAGCATCTGCTGCTTCCTTAGCCTTATCCATATCTGCCTTCTCACCGAATACAGATTCAAGCCAAGCCTGAAGCTGAGCAGGCTTTGTCTCCGCCATTTCAAGTACAGTATCCATTGCAAGATTCTCGAACTCGTCGATTGATGCTTCCTGGACAACTGTTACTGTCTGTAATGCTTCACATATATCAGCAGCTTCTTTGAAAGACTGTTGGAGCTGCTTGATTGCGTTGTTGTACTCAGAAGCTGTAAGAGTTGCTCCCTGAGGAACGGAAATTGAAGCGGTGTCATAGGGTTTTGCCGAAGGTGTTTCAGAAATGCTGTTAGGATTAACAGGTCCCATCTCGCCATTTGCAGGCTTTGCTGCGGGCTTTTCAGCAGGCTTAGGAGCTACATCCTTCTCTCCAGAATTGTTAGCATCGAAATGCTCTGCAGGAGCTGCCGGGCTCTTTGTGTCGAACTCCTGTTCACTCTCCGTGATAGGTTCGTCAAGTATGTTCAGTTCAGGCGCTATTGTTGCATCTGCATCAGCACTTTCAAATGCTGTAAGATTAAATAATCCTTTTTCCATGATTAAATTCATCCTTTCAAAAAATAATTTGTTATTTCCGTATTCTCATGGCCATGCCATAATCGATTGTTACAGCATTTCCATCTTCACGGAATCTGACGTTGTCAAAATGCATATCGGCATTAATATTTAATGGGATATCCATTTCCTTTATAACCGTTGCCAGATCAGAGCGGAACTCGGTTAGCTCTTTAGCACTTGGTTTCCGTGGATTTGTAATTTTTTCCATCATTGTGATACATTTATTTGGTGTAAGCCCTTGAACAGCTGCAAAGTATTTACTTGCTTTGCTATTCTTTACCTTTTCATATATTTTTTCTTCAGCCTCATTGGCCCTTGCCCCCATTTTGGAAAGAGCAACTTTCATCACGTATCCTTTCCCCGGAGGAAATAGTACGGTCCTCGTTTGCCCTAATATGGGTTTAAGCGGATTTGCTTTCTCGCCTTTAAGAGATTTATCCGAAGCAAGAATGATATTTAGAGCAGTATACTTTGCTGGGATACCTGCTTCAATACATTTCTCGGCAAATTTAGAAAGTATACCCGGACTCTTAATACTATCAATATATGATGCATCAATTGAGTAGATATTCCTCATACATTCTGCGATCGTATTAATACCGAACTGAATCTCATTGCACAGTTCAGCAAACTCATTTATCTTTTTTAGATCATCCATAAATAGACCTGATTCCGGAATATCATATTCCTGCATTCGCTCATGAACGTAGTTGATGGTTTTCTGAAATTCTGTAAGCCGACTTGACTTAATACTGAACTTCTTCAGTGGAGTATTCATAGCGATTAGGCTTGATAACGCAGCATTTCCTTTATATGATAACTTATGAGTGGTTGCCAATTCGTCAGCAACCAATTTAAGTTTATTATCATTCTCAGGATCCTCAATTAGTTTGAACACTAAATTGTGAACGCCTTTAATAGGGAAATAATAGTTACCTTTCCTGCCTTTGATGGGGGTAGTAGAACCATGCTGGAGAGCATTTGATATCACTGCTGTAGATGTGATTGTAAAATCATCTTTATTAAATGCAGCAATCAGTGGCTTGTATACAACATGAACATTTCCGAATGTTATCTTGGAACTACTATCAATTTCAGGAATCTCAACATCCCCTGTATGCTTGCCGGAAACTCCCAGCTCATCAAGTATTTGGTCAGCACTCTTTGTATCCTTTTTGAATAGTCCAGTTATAAAACCGATCAGCTTAGAAATAGCAGTTCTGATAAGGCTGAGTATCTTCTTAATGATGTCAATTATTTTTGTCCCGAAATTCTTTTTCTCTACAGGCTTCTTAGCTTCAAGAAGAATTTCATCATGACGGTAGAATAGATCTTCACAATCAGAAGAAAATGTTTCATATAAGTAATTAGTAGGATTAAATGGTAATTCCCAAATATCAGTCATGTTAATCCCACCTTTACTTACCTACAACATCCGTATACTCTTCTGAATCACTAACGATGCCATCATTGAGTTTGGCCAGTTCCGAATCCAACTTTCTATCAACAAGAAGGAAGTATGACTTTCTCTGATCTTTCCAACCAAAATGAGTTTTGAATGCATCGTGTATCGTTGGGATGGACTTCAGCGAAATTATTTTATATTCTCCGAGAGTTTCAGCAAATTTTTCGGTAAGTTGATTACATAGAGAATTGATATTTGCATCCTCAACATGTACAACTCCTATTACCTGCCAAAGACGAGTCTGAAGAACCTGCTGAATGCCTGATATAGCAGTTTTAGCTCCTTTGGCACCGGCAACTCCAGCAGCAGCTGCTCCAGCAGCTCCTGCTGCAACTTTCGTCGCCGCACCTGCTGCCAGATGGGCACCGATAGCCTGGCCAGCTACAGGAATAGCCTTCGATGCTATTGCTCCTTTTGCAAGTCCTGCAGCACCACCTAGAATTGCTTTACCTGCAACACCACCGGCGGCGATACCGCCTGCAGTTATGAGTCCGCCAACAATTAATCTTGCAATGAGATTAGGCCTATAAAAGCTCACCTTGTCTTTTACAAGGGTTTCTTCGATCTTGGGGCGAAGAGTTCTGACAATCGACTTGATACGTTCCTTGTCCTTACGAGTAACTGCTTCAAACAACGGACCATCTTCGTATGATTCAAGAATAGCCGTACTAATGGCTTCATCTATTGCCGATTCAGTATATAGCTCTTGTCGTTCTTCAGGAGTACTAATGATAGTCTTTTCAGATAAAGCTTCAAGTGTATCAGATGCACTTTCAAAACATGCATGAAGCTGCTTTAGTACATCATTATATTCTGATCGTGTGAGCTTTATGGAATTACCTTCCATAAGTATCACTCCTTTCATTTGGAATTAACTTTCGTTATGATCTTGTCATTCAAGCCCATTAAGCTCTTTGACAAGATTATTGATATATTCAGTAGATACCGAAATTAGCAATCTGTATGTCCTGTGGGTATTTGGTCTGGTAATATGGAGCTCATATTTATACCAATCAATGTAGAACATTTCCTCATTCAAGATCTGCCCATTCTCTCGGAATTGGATAGATATGAATCTATCCATTGGAATTCCCATCTTCAAATGGTAATCGATCACCGATTTAATACTGAGATTCAGTATCGGTTCCAATGAGATTGAAGATTCATTTTCTCCCAGTTTGAATATTGGCCATCCCAATATCTGCCATCCGATTGGCAACTGGAAATCATCCAAATTAATTACATCGGAGAAGATCGGAACTACCACATCTGAATCAGGAGCCTGAATGTTTACAGGACGTTTGATATCAGGTGAATTCAATGTGAAGTAACCAATAGTATTGAAGTCACACCTTACAGTGAATGAGATATCAAAATTTCTTCGGATCTGTCCATCCTTCACGCCCTGACCTTGATTCACATCCTGGAATGTGAGATCGATATCTGTCAAATAGTACATGAAGAACTCGTTGGTGTTCGATCCACCCTTCAACTTGTATGTGATGGGGTTATACATCATCGTATTCATCAATGACAGGAATTGCTGTACAGATCCATTCTCATCTGTAATAGGTACACCTGCATAGTGGGATATCAACGAGCAGAATTGCCCTGGAATGTACAATTCTAACGGCGCGCGTACGGATTGTGGGTGTCCAATCGGAAGCACATTGTACAAGTACGACATCATATTCACCTGTTCGGAATATGTATTGAATGACATTACAATGTCAACGAACATCACAGCACGGTTGTAGTGACCATGAATATACATATTCTTTTCCCGATGGTGCCCGAGTTCCAATAGGGATCCATCTCCCCACATTGAGTGCAGATTCGTGACACGTTCATTGATCAATGTATGTCCCAGGAAGCGGTTGTCATCTTGACCGAATGATGGTCTTGGAACCAGAACCATGATCGGCATTTCCTTTTTGATGAGCTTGTTAGGCAGTCGTTGCAATTGCCGGGAAGAGATGGTTGTCGATGCTGTTACAGTCTTGAATCTGTCTTTTGGGAATTGATCTAAAATGAACTTCTCAACGATCCCCAACACATTTCCGTATGTATGGGAAGCAGACGAATTACATATTGCAGATGTCTGCCGAATATGTTCCCCGTACTCTGCTCCGACATTCTTCTCGTATTTCCTACCGGGGATATTTACATCCGGATTTGCCACGGAAGGATTCGCATTATAATCTCTAGGTAACAATCTAAATCACCTCTTATCTTCTCGACGGAAAAATACCCGAATCAAATCTGCCAGTTCCTGGGGTTTATAGATTTTGATGATCGGTTTACAGAATTCCGGGATCGTTTTCATATTATTGCATCTCAACAGTGCTAACCACAGTTCTGTTGTCCCGTACAGGATATCTGATACGGACTTTGGCTTGTAATAGTAATGCTGATCCAGCTGTACATATTTTTCGATTGATTGAAGTTCGTTGTGATGTTTCAGAAAGAAATCATCAAATGGTGTACGGTATATATGGGTAGGATTATTTGCATCCATGATCAACTGGGTATCATATAAGTTGTGTAGGGAAACGGTTGCCTTATTTCCTTCGCTGATGAATGTATCCAAATACATGATTGCGTTTTCTGTCATGCCATTTCACCTCCACCCGGCCATGTTGTAAGATCCATACCGCCACGGTTTGCACCATGAATGACGGATTCAGTGCCAAACATTCTGTAACGTTCTGTCGGGATACCATTTCTACAGAGTAACAGGAATTCTCTTCCTTTCTTAGTATACTCGCCAGGGTTGTACCAGTGCAATGGGGCTTGACCAACATAACGTGTCGTCAGAAAATTCTGAGTTGGAATCTGTGTTGCTACGGAAAGTTTCGTTTCCTTGGCATTTAAAAAGATTGATTTATCTATACTCTGTGGAGTGGACATTGCTTCTCCAAATGGGATCAATGGCATCAATGCAACAGAGTGTATTTTATATACTCCGATATCTGTAAAACGGTAGTCTTTAGACGATCGACATGTTGATTCTTCAACAACACGTTCTACGGCAAATGTTCCAGTTAACATTTCAAATACTCCTTTCTAATGGATTATCTGAGTCTGTTCCATAAGAACGAAATTATCAACACCCGGGATCGATCGATCCCGGGTGTTGATACAATGTTATTTCTTTTCATCTTCGGAATTCTTTTCAGGTTGCCCTGAAACTTTCTCATTTTTTTAATTGATTTATTTGAGAAAGTGATCCGTTAATAGCATTCACAGACGATGTGTATATCTGTATACCTTGCTGCTCTAGCTTAACCACGTTGGCTAAAGCTTTAGCGAGGATACTATATACTTCATTTAACAATGAATATTTAGTAGCTATCTCATTAGGTACCGATTTTCCATCATTATTGATCTTTTTCATCTTCTCTGAAAGATTAGTTAACTTGTCGTTCAGGCGTGAAAGCTGATCTTCAAAGCTCTTGATTTCTGTAAAACTTGGGCCGGTATATGTCTTGAATGAATATACAGGGTTGCTCAATTTTTTCCGTAACTCTGTAAGGGAATATTCTCCATCGATTACTCCAGATGCTATAATAAACGCTTCGTCCATACCAAAAAGATTGGAAGGACAATACTGATCCTGAACAGGGAGTTTTATAACGCCGCTGTCTATTATATGTACGAGCCTCTTTAAGAATTTGCGATTTATCTGGTCTTGGTGTTCATCCGAAACCTTTTGATCGATTGATTTAGCTTTATCAATTTCTTCTTCCATCGACTTGACGGATTTTCTCCCTATAGCCTCTATTGAAACTCCGATGACACCGGTAAGCAGGGCGAGTACTCCAACCTTTTTGAGACCACTGATTATATTTGAAGCATTCTCTGCAGGAATTTTTCCATTAGTTATGTCTTCAACACTTACGGCTAGTTTACCGAATTTTGCTTCTTTACGCTTCCTTAAAAATCCGGTAAACTTTTTAAGAAGCCCCTTGATCATCTCTATGATTCTGGATATTAATCCTTCCTTCTTCTTACCGAAAGCTTCGGTGATAGCCGCAAAATCAGTATCAGCAGCAGCCTCAGCGAAGTATGTTGCCGACACAGTCATACCTGCAGCTTCAAGCATGGGAACATCTTCCTTCAAGAACTCCTGATTGCGGATATACATTCCCATGAGATCCAGTTCATAACCTTCCTTCATGAGTTCATAGTATTCCTTACTATACTCATACAGTTCACATTCCGTTATGAACTCTCTAAATGTAGTAGCCATATATCATCAATTCCTTTCCTGTGATTATTTACGTTTGATATCATCCGGATTCTCTCCAGCATCGATCTTGGCTTGAGCTGCAGCTCGATCCGACTTGGCTTTATCAGCAGCCTTCTGTGCAGCAGATGTAGCCTCTTTAGCTTTGTTTTTCACAGAATCGGCTACACCCTTCTGCATATCGGCTCCAGCCTTCCTAGCCTGAGCATCATCGACAGCTTTCTGAGCCTTTTTCTTAGCACTACTGCCGGCATTAGGATTTGCTTTGACAGACTTAAGATTATTTTCAGCTTTCTTAAGATCTTTATCAGCATCTCTGGCTGCTTTACCCTTTTCATCTGCCGCAGCAATCGCTTCATTCTCAGCTTTCTGTGCTTCTTCAACTGCTGCAACAGCAGCTTCAACAGCTTGATCATACTCGGCCATTACACCCATCAGAGCAGCGATCATTTGATTTGCAATCTTGATAGCCTGTGTAGCAGCTTCAAGCTGCTTACGGTCAGTTTCATTGGTTGCACTCCAAACATCGTTCGCCTTAACTTCAAGATCTGTTTTGATCTGCTGAAGATGATTTCTGTATGTTGTAAGTTCACTTATGATTTGATCTTTCTGCTCAGAATCAAGATCATCTATAAATGTCTTATTGGCCTTCCAGCCACTAGTGGCTGTAGTGATATAATTTATGGCTTCAAGATAATGCATCTTATTCTCATTATCTTTCATACCTGTAATCATACCAAAGAATCCTTTGATGACAGAGAATCCTTTTGACGCAGCCGGAGGAAGAAGTGGCACTACCATATCACCTGCGGATGTAACTATCTGCTTGATCGGAGCACCTTTATCTTGCAGAATAGAAGAAAGCTCATTGACTATATTACCGGTCTTTTCTTCGATTGTATCACCTTCAGTAGAATCAATCTTTTTATCGATTGCTTTTTTTGCAGCGATACCGCCTGCAGTAGCTAAACCTGCCCCGCCTGCTCCTAAAATTATGTACTTGAGAGTCTTCGGTCCATGTTCATCCCACCAGTCTTCCATAGCAACGATCTGCCTCTTGGTAAAGAGCTTCTTCTTGAGACGATCCCATTTACTTCCTCTGATTGCTTTGGAAATATTCTTCTTAGCTCTCTTAAGGAACTTGATGAGAATGTCAATGAGCTTAGTGATCCCATCCCATATCTTACTAAAGAACCCCTTGATACCCTTGGAAGCCTTTTCCTCAAGTACCTGTATACCAGAATCCTCTATAGATTCTGCAAAGAACCCATCTCGAACGGATAACTTTGTAGCCTCCATGTACGGGATATACTGAGAAGTGAACTGATGGTTTTCTACGAACTTAGAGATCAGAGATATCTCAGTACATTCCTTCATGAGTTCATAGTATTCCTTACTATACTCATACAGTTCACATTCCGTTATGAACTCTCTAAATGTAGTAGCCATATTATTCACCTTCCTTCTGTTTCGGCGTGATCTTGGCGTGTTCATTCACGAATGATGTTAATGCCGTAATCATTGCCTTCCTATACGTTGTATAAAGATCATACATATGAATTGTATTTGTTACACAGAGTTTGATATACTGAATATTATCAGAAATCTGCTGGAATTCGGCACCAGACGGATTCTCAAACTCCTTAGCATTGATAGCTTCTACTTTAGGCTGAAGTTCTTTGATCTTGGCTCCATTACTCTTCAGAGTTTCGGAATCAACCTTAACAGTTATCTTCTTAGACTTGGCAATGGAAGATGTTTCGAGATGACTTCTTACCGCAGCAATCTGGGATGTTGATTTTGCCGTTATGAAATCCTCTATTGCAGGGATAAGACGTTCCTGAGATACAGCATCCGGAATATCTTTACCTCTAAGCGCTGAAAGCCAATCCTTCGTCAGAACGACTTCAGTGTTGCTCATTACCAACGAAAGAAGCCATAGTACAGTCTTGAGTTTCTCATCTTTCTGAACATCTGTATCGAATTTCAGATTCAGAGAACTTTCAAAGGGCTGAGATGACGTAATGATAGACTTATAGTCGACATCTTTACCATTCTTAAGAATAGTATACAGCTTATCGACATCTGCTTGATTAAATGTAGCTTGCTGAAGCCGCCCGATCAGACTGGACGATGCTGCGTTTACATTTGCTGCAACTTCATCAAACTTATTTAAGAAGCCGAGGATATTCCTGCAGATTACTTTAATTATCTCAAGAATTTTGCCCAGCAGCTTCGGCTGCTGGTCATTATATGCCTGCATAGCCTTCTTGCCCATGGTTGTATTCAGAGCTCCATTTGCCAGATTCGCCGCACCTTGAGCAACATCATCAGCCAATGCCTCTATGAAATAAGACTCTGTAAGAGTAACACCAGCTTCCTGGAGTTCTGCTGCTTTCTTGCAGTTCTCAATATATTTCTCAGTAAGAATGAAACTCATGATATCTCTTTGAAGATCATAATTCTGCTGAGAATACTCAAAGAATTCTGCTTCAACGAGGAAGTCACGTATACTAGCCATGTCCTTCCCTCCTTAATGCTGTGTCTGGGGAAGCAGGTCATTTGCTGCCTGTCTCGCCACAGACGAATTGTTTGTATTTGCGACCATCAGAAGATACTTCTGTGCAAGCATTTTTGCATCATTGTATTCTTCAGACTGGATTGCAAGCTTTGCCTTGTTACGTATCATTGCAGCCTTGGAGAACATCTGCCACTGAGGAGTGTTCTTCTTCTGTGCAAGGAGAAGTGCACATGTTGCTACCAACTGTGCATAACGTGTCTCATCATCAAATGCAATTACATTCTTTTCGGTCATTACATTTGCTTCCGTGAGTTCCTTGGTCTTATGATCTGCAATGTCCTGTTCAATCCCCTGACTTATCAGGATTGGCGTGAACATGTTATTGAGCTTATCCAGCAAGGACGAATCATCCAGAGGATTTGGAGAGTCATCTTCGATGGGCTCATCGAGTACATTAGAATCTTCTTCCGCAGGGTTGTCGAAAGTCTCTTCGATTTCACTCATTGCTTCAAGCATCTTCGTGAAGGTCATAAGAGGACTTTTCATCACACCACCATCGGTCGTTTTACCGTCCGTCGGTACACCCTTCGGCTGATCCTTAACTTCAGTAGTATCCGAATCAGCAGAGTCTATCTGCTCATCCAGCAGAGATTTGAAATGATTATTCATCTTTTCATCACCTGCTGGATTGTGACCCAGCTCGGCTGTTTGTGCCATAGGTTATTCCTCCTTTATTATGGTATTTCACTGAGGTTATTCCTCTGTTTCTTGGACGGATTTGATATCCTCATTTGAGATCTTAGCCTCATCAACCTTCTGCTGAAGTTTCTCCTCAGGAGTCTTTGCATCGATGTCCTCAAAGATTTGATCAAGTTTAGCAAAGTCAAGCTGTGGCAGATTTATCTCTGCAAGCTTCCGTCTAAGAAGAACTCTCTTTATTGTTGCATTGCCATCTTTATCTTCCAGATCACTCTTCTTGAAGTTGGTACTTTCAATGAGCTCTACTGTGGTATTGAAGTTAGTAATCATATCATTATTGATTACCAGCTCAGGCTGCTTAATCTGATTGAATTGGAATCGGAACGATCTCACGATTTCATCCGGTATATCCGTCTCATATTTAATAAGTCTCTGATACAGCTGGGTGATACCATCATTCATATCGATCTTATATGAAGATACGGTTGATAGGTATCGGCTGTTTGCAATCTCCATTGTCTTTGCGAAGTCAACTTCATCAATTGCATTGATGATCATCAGGCTTGGGTTACCTGTACCAGACAGAGCCTGTCTGCGATGAATGTCCAGGAAGTCATTATCAAATGGACGTTCAACCGCCGGAACGGTCTCGATATCGAACGGTTTGAAATCGCCACGTCCCGAAGGAAGTACTACTTCACCCATACCACCTATCTTATTCAATACTCCGGAGTATGAATAGATATCATCAATGGTAATTCTTCTGGACTGCAGCTTGCGCATCAACCTCTGTATTGAAGGAGCATAGTCCTTATTCAAACCAGATGACCTCATCTGATAGTAACGGATGGTGTTGTTATTCAGAGTATACATCAGGTTGTACATTACCAGCATCAGATATGTTCTGGCGGGGAATAGAGACGGCTCCAATACGGAATGTCCTCTACCGTTCTCATCTTCGTTAATTACCAGACGAACAACTTCAGATTCAGGAATATATATGAAGGAGAGTTTTCCTTCGGAGAACTTGTGAGCCATTATGATATCGGCTATCTCATTCTTGAGCTTGATATTCTTCTCCAGAACCTTCTTGTCGAAAGATCTGATAATGATGTTCGCCAGTGTCTCGACCATGTTCCGATCACGGGTATATGTCTGGTATGACAGATCAACAATGCCATTCGGATTCGCCGGGTTAGTCTGAAGATCCATCGTGGTACTAATATAATAGTATCCGATAATTCTTCGATCGATTCTGATTGGAACCATCCTCAATCCATCCAGATACCGGATGTAACAGCCTTTGATCTGGGAATATGCAGAAAAGTCAATCGCGTCCTGATCAACATTATCGAAGATAGAATTTCCACTGTTGTGGAATGATTGATTCATTGCTTCATTGAAATGTTGATCCTGTGATGTTGGACAGTGTCTCTTATACTCTTTATATTCGGATATCAATGTCTCTTTCAATCCATCATATCCATATTCTGAATATAATAGAGATGAGCCATTACATACTTCAATATTCTCCAGCAGACTGGACAGTTCCCCGCTTACAACAGTTGAAGTCTTCAGTGTTGCTTTGCCCGTTTCAACTTTCGCATCAAGAGTTGCTTCCCGAGCACTTGCAGCCGTAACAGCTTCGGTCAGAACCTTAATGTTCTCTTCAGAGTTGAGGTTCTTGATAGGTCTGAATCCCTGAGCAATACCACTGGGGACCGACTCTTTGAAATGTTTCCGAGCATTTGTAATCTCATGGGAATCATGTAATGCTTCCAATTCAGCGAAGAGCTTGGCGAACGGTACCACATGGGCATACATTTCACCATGCATCAACGTCTTCATTACAAGAGTATTCTTGATTGCAATGAGAAGTCGATGTCTCTTTTCAATCTCATTTACTTGGTCAAGAAGAGTGTCATCATCAGAATGATTTTCGAATGTTAACGAACGGGATACCTCACCTGTTGCGACATTGCATTCAATGATGTTATCGCGCATCATTTTAATGGCGTCCTGCATCTCAGGCATCTGGGTGCAAATGTTGTATATATCACGCCTCAGAAGAAGTTCATTCTGATTCAAAACATCTGCTGAAATGTAATCACCCTTGATCCCATCAAGAATGGATTTCATCACGTCTTCATCATTCTGCCCTGTATTATATTCACCCATTCGTTTGATGAACCCGTCATCATCAAATGCGTTAGAGTTATATGATTTTAAAGCGTCAGACAATGTCTGATTGAACATGGAGGCAATATGGTCCAGATCCTTTTCGGGGACGGCACCTGTCGTTCGGCCGATATCATCCTCCAATTCCCGAATTATATCATCCCTTGTCGGCATTTGAATCATCTCCTTTTAATTACGAATTTACATTCCGGTGCGGTAAGAATGCATGTTTAAATCAAGAAGGGACTGTAAAAGTCCCTTCTTGATTGTCATGTTATTTAGATGAATCAATGACCAGGGTTTTCGTATCCTCGAGTGCCTTAGAGAGATTGGCAAGCTTCTTCAGAATTGCTTCCTTAGATGATGCCGCGTTTGTTTCGCCATCGGATGCATTCATTTCTCCAAGCTTGTCCTTAACAGCTGCTGTCACGACATTGTCCGTCTGAGCAGTATCTGCAGCAGGTTCCTCAGCAGGAGTATCAGTTGAATCAGTATCAGCTGCTGCATCTCCGCCATCGTCGCCTATGGATATTGCCTCGACGAACTTGTCAAGAATTCCAGCAGATTCAAGCTTTGCTTTGAACCCAGGGAGCATTGCGTTCTTGATCTGATCAGGTGTCATACCGTTGACATCACCAATCTTGTCAAAGATAACCTTGGGCTTTTCCTCTTTATTCTCCGTCTTCGGAGTTGTCTTAGTTTCAGTTTCTTCTGTTTTAGATTCAGGGTCCTTGGATTCCTCCTTGGGTTCTTCTTCCTTAGACTCTTCAGTTGGAGCAGCGGGTGCAGGATCGCCACACTCTTCCTTGGTTTCTTCCTCTGCAGATTCCTTCTTCTCGGGTTCATCGTCTATCTCTTCATCAAGAAGATCTTTGGCCTCTTTGAACTCATCCGTCTTCTCCGTAGGAGTAGCAGCTTCTCTCTTCTTTTCTTCACCCTTTTCTTCCTTCTTGGCTACACCATTGGGATCAGGGATTTCAACTTCCTCATCAATAGGAAGGTCAAGAAGATCTGTCGCTTCATCCTCAGGGACAGGATCTCTGGAGTCTTCGGGTTCCGCAACATCTGCTGTACCGAAGCCAGAATCAACCTTCTGAGCATCTCCTTCAGGGACGACATCTGCAGCACCTGCAGGTGGTGTAGGAAGAATGTCCTTGGGAGTATTCGACTGAAGATCAATGTCCATAGAGAGGAGATCCGAGTCTCCAAGCTGAGCAGGTTCTCCTGTCTGTGCTCCTATGGGCTCAGGAAGAGTCTCTCCTCCTTCAGGATTTTCAGCCGGTGCAGGTTTGCCTTCAGCAGGGGGTTCAGCACCATCTTCAGGAGTATCCTCCTTAGGTTCCTCTGTGGAAGCATCCCCTTCCTTAGACTCTTCTTCATTGCCTTCTTCCTTCTCAGGGAGCTCCAGTTCATCAGGGCCTTCACTGATAAGAATTAGCGAATCGTCAAGCTCTGTATCTTCAAGAAGAAGATCAGCTGCTTCATTGAATGTTTTCTTTTCCTTAATCAAGGATTTAATGGTATCAAGCATGATTTATTTCTCCTTTGCTATAAATTTTTAAAATCAATGACTCATCGATATGAGGATTATTAAACAGTCACCCTTTATATATAAATAGTATTTAGTACGCGTTGAAGTACCCAATCATAAATTCCTAGAAAGGGTGTGAAATATATGGATGGAGTAATGACAATATTGACAAAATCTATCATACGTAAACGTCAACAACCAGAGAAGACCGAAAAGAACCGGAACAAAGTGACCGTACGGTCACGAACAGGCTTAGTATTAGCCATGCAAGGAGACAGAATATCAGATGAAATCGCTCGGGTTCTATTATCAGATAACCCAAATGAAAAGTGAAAGGAGATATTTGTTATGATAAACCCAAAAAACATAGACTTCACAAACCCAGATTCAATCAAGAATCTTCCACCAGAGTTTCTCAAGGAGATGGCGGATGGAAGAGATGAAAACGAAAAGCTGGCAGCTATTACTAAGTCGGCCTTAGATCTGGCATCCATAGCCATCAATGAAGCAAAAAAAGAAAGGAGTTGGTAACTAATGGCTGCAACGCAAAAGTTCACTAACTCAGGATTGGTTACCTATACCAAGCTGAGTTCACATCATTCCGGCCAACGAGTTCAAAACATAGACACAATAACACCTCACTGCATGGCAGGTAATATGACTGCTGAAAACTGTGCAAACTTCTTTGCATCTGATTATACCCAGGCATCTTCCCAATACACCATCGGTTCTGATGGACATATTGCATTATCTGTAGAAGAAAAGAATAGGTCATGGTGTTCTTCATCCAACGCAAATGACCAGAGAGCTGTCACGATCGAAGTTGCCAACTTGACAACATCTGAGCCATTCCCTGTTTCAGCTCAGGCATGGAACGCTCTTGTCGACCTCTGTACGGATGTATGCCAGAGGAATAGCATCAAGGAGCTCAAGTGGAAAGCCGATAAGACCCTGATAGGTCAGCCGGATAAACAGAACATCACTGTTCATCGTTGGTTCACCAACAACCGCTCCTGCCTTCCTATCGACACGAAGGTACTTCGTAGACCCTCCAAGGATGCTGTATATGTAGATGATGATCATACCGTCTCTGGGGACTGGATCACCTTGGAAGATATTCAACTCAATGATGAAATCCTTTCTGTAAATGATAACGGTGAAATCGTTGGTTGGTATCCTGTGTTGGACAAGATTGAGATCGAGCCTGATAGAGTGTATGAATTCCAATGTGGTCTTACAGCTACTGGAGATCATAAGCTTCTCGTCAAGAGATCTCCTACCGAAAGCACATACGCTACGATGTCGGTGGATGAGATTCTGGATGAAATGGACAAGATAGGAACTTCCTTCTATGTACCATTCTTGGATCCTACGGTTACCGACATTCCTCTAGGTAATATAACCAGAACTTATAGCACAGAAGTTTCCTGTGTGACTGTATCTTCTGGTTATATTTTCATCAAGCAGAATGACAAAAAGTTCTATGTAGGTAATTGTCCTGGTGAATACATGTATTCCAGAATGGGTCAATTGGCATCCGAAGTCAATGCAAAGTTGAAGGCCAAGAGTCAGGAATTGTCCACAACAACTACAAACAATCTCACCAAGATGACCAACGAGGAATTTGTTCAATCCTATCTCAAGGGCAAACAGCTTAATGACTATGCAATCTGTGCAATTATGGGCTGTATGCAGGCTGAGTCCGGATTCATTCCGAACAACCTTGAGAATACAAAAGAAAAGACCCTGAACCTCACGGATACAACATATACTCTTGCAGTTGATAAGGGAGCATATCCTAACTTCGCAAAGGACGGTGCCGGATATGGTCTTTGTCAATGGACATATTCTGTTGGCAAACAGAGACTCCTTGACTTCGCTAGACAGAGAAAGAAGTCTGTAGGAGATCTGTATACCCAGTGCGAATTCTTCTGGTGGGATCTCAATAACAACTTCAAGAATCTTAAGACGAAACTTGTTGCAGCAAAGTCTGTTGCAGAAGCTCTTAGAGCATTCCTTGATACTTATGAATATGGCGGACATGCTCCGGATAATATCTATAACAAGAGACTGGAATATGCAACCAAGTTCTACAATAAGTATGCTGTAAAGACTACGACAATCCAGACAACTTCGTCTACAGGTACAGGCAAACGTCCTGATGCTGCGGCATCGAGAAAGGTTCCGTACCTTGTAAGGGTTGAAGTAGGTGAACTCCGTATTCGTGAAAAGCCCAGTATTAATTCGACGATCAAAGGATCTATAAAAGATAAATCCATATATACGATCGTCGAAGAAGCCAAGGGCGTAGGAACAATACTCTGGGGCAGACTGAAGTCTGGTGCAGGATGGATTGCTCTTGATTACACTTCATTCGTAAGGAATGTATAACGACAAAAAATTAAGAAGCTGATGAGGCTTCCTAATTGTTCACTTCACCGTATAAGCTCGAATGAAGTAGAGAACCGCTATATTTCTCCTGCGTGTATATGTAAAGCTTAAAGCAGCTTACTTGCCTGATGTGAATATTGTTTCAATTACAAAGTTAATGGTCATAACTGTAAGCATTACAACTACAGCTATTGTGCTAACAATCGCACATGCCCATAGAATCGAAACAACGATTGAGAATATTATTGCGAATATCCCATCCATGATATTCACCTCCTTTCATTAGGAGATATGAGATATTGGGTCCATCATTTCCTATATCTCATATTAATAATATGAGCATGTGAAGAGAAGATACGGTGTAAGTACAAAAGAAATGATCCCCGGGAACTCCCGGGGATCATTTTTATGTCTCTAACATGAAGTCATATGTTGTCACTATAGTTCCGTCATCAAGCATTACATCGTATGAATACCCAATCGAAGTTCTTTCGACGATTCTGATGATTACACCATATTCGTCTCGACTAGGTATGTATACGATAACACCGGGACTATACATGACTCATATAACACCTCGCTTACATACACGGATTTTACCAGGCTTGATATATCTGGTATATACTTTTATCATCGTAGTGATATACCGCTGTAATGATGATATCATATCTTCATAGTACTGAGTTGCAAATGGGTTGCCAGACCGCTCTTCATATGATTCATTAATCATCTTAAACATTGTAGTCAGAGTTACATCATAATCAACGGTAATATCAAAGCGGGAGTTTGAATCATGATGCCGCAATATCAATTCATCATGATCTCCCTTCTTCGCTTGTAATATAATTTGATTATCATTTCTCCGGAAGAAGTTGAAAACAATCCCTTGATCATACCCTATGAACACGATAAAGTAGTCGATACCATCTATTGAATAGTATCGACGTATTTGCTTCATAGACTTAATGTTGCAACCATATCCTTCGTCAATCATAATATCAACGACGGTCTTGCTTGGGAAAGTTTCCGATGCAAAATCGATATACTCAACCAGGTCCCTGACATGAAAGTTTGTACTCATTCTTCTCCTCCTTGAAACATGATATTGACTCTGTGCCTAGTTCTGTATCTGTGAATAAAACTATTAATATCAGACGGGAAGCTTTCGATAAATCGTTCTATGTTCTGGTAATAAACACCATCTATGTCTGCACAATCATTGTCATACTCTTCCATCAATGAATCAAATATGTTGTTTATCCCACATAAAGGTTGAGCATGCTTTTCACAATATACATATTCTCTATCGTCCTGTACACCGTTCCCTAGTATGAATATCATGTCTTTATTCTCTGGGATAATTCTCACGATCAGGTATCCTGCTTCTGAATGGTATACATCAAAGCTTTCAATACCTTTCTCTGACATATTTCTGAGAATTGCATAATGATCTTTGAAGTCATCAGATGGCGAAGCATACTTCTCTGTATTGAAGACAATTCCATTCCATGAATTGGGATCATTAAGCATCTCTAATAAATCTTGACATGTATACATTTATTCATTCCTTTCTAACATATTACCATGTGCCCTCAAACAGGGGCACATGGTAATACTATTGTACCAAGTGTATCGTATGAATATGCTGGAACATCTCGTTTTGTATATGATACTTTGGTATTTAAACGATCATTCCAGCATTCAAGTATTCTATCATATTCGGTATATGATTCAGTCTCATCATAGCACAAACATTGATTGTATAATAATTCAGTTACAGCAATAAACTCATCCCTAGATACTTCTCTATCCCATAATGGGATTTTGATAATATCATTGCTAATCAATGAAATCATTGCCCCATTCGACCATGTATCAAAATCATGCTTCGAGATAAATGTACATATATGAGGTATTTGAACATTGGTCTCATCCGGAATATGTGCCATTACAATTCCACCATGTATCTTGATGGGATCACAATTTGGTGTTAGAGACATTCCTGCATAATGTTGACGAGCAAAGCATTCTGTATCAGGTAGTATAATGGCCTCTTCGGGACGCCACTTATAATCCTCATCTCCAAATACATCATATACTTGAATCATAGTTTTTCCAAATCTGTGCTTCTTTTTCAAATATATGACAGAACGTTTCAACCCAACATCATGAACATATCGATTGTCATTTGTAGTCGGATATTCCAGATTCGTAGTCAGGCATGGTTGATTTTGGATCAATTCGCCCATTCTTCACATCTCCTTTCTAAATATTTTGAAAATATTTTCATATTCTCTGCATTAATAATATATATTTATAAAAGAATGAACTGCAGGTGGGATATCCCACCTGCGGGATTGTTAATGTTTATTGAACGAATTAGTCTGTTGGATATATTGTGAAGCTCCCTTGATATTGAGTCCAATCATCAAGGTAACCTCTTAGTATGAACTGTTGACCTTTGTCTTCTACTTGTCCGACATACTCAATATCATCAGCATCCCTCATAATCCGTTCTTCACCGTTGTAATTCACGGTAAGATTAGTATCATCACTCATGATGATCGCCCGGATTTTATTATCGAGAAGAAGTCTAAAGTCATTTGCTGCATCCTGATTGTTGAAAACTCCTTCAACTTCAGGAAATATTTGTTGGATGAGCTGAAGAATACTAACTTTCTTTATTACCTTCCTAGGAGCAACTTTGATATCGATAATGTATGTCGTGTCCTGTTCTTCTGGAACTCCTTCAATTGTTATCGGGATATATCCAGGGCGAATGTTATCGAAGTTGCATACAGCCTTTGCAGATCTGCACTTTATTAACTTATTACTATTCTGCTCAGGCATGTACAGTTCACCTTTCTCAGCGGCATTATCCAGCATCGCCTGAAGGTTATCGACATATGTCTGTGCTTCCTCCTTCGGATCAGGTTTGTCATTGAAATCAAAGGAATAGTTTTGTACAGTATTGTCGAGTACATCTTTGAGATTATCAAGCATTTCTTTAGTCACCATTTTACACCTCTCCATTCGTTAGAACGTTTATCTTCTTCTGAAGCCGATCAATCTCCTGTGCTAAGTCTAGCACGATATTGCAGAGTTTGACTATGCTTTCTTCAGTTCTAGAAGGGCCATACATACACGTATCCCTATCATCAGATATATGCTGAATTATATAATCGAGATGCTCATTGATATTATCCATTTTTTCTTGGGTCATCGTCTGTATCCTCCTTTTCCATCCTTGATAGGCTTTATGAATGCATTATACGCCTTCTCATGAAGATAACATATTGAACACCCGATATTCTCTGCATCAACAACGACGCCATCCTCGGAGGGTTTAAGTTCATATACCTCTCCATTCTTCTTTATGCGGAACTTAGTGGTATCATAATAATCCAAGAAATCTTTAACTTTCATAATTACTTTCCTTTCTCTTATAATGAAAGAATATCCATGGAGCCTATTATAGGCTCCATGGATTTATTATATTTTACTTTTGATCTCCTACCCATATCTTGGTATAGAGTCCACAGTGACATATAGCATCACCGATGGTCTCACGGAATTCTCTGCACTTACACAGTGTATCCTTATTTTTTGTGATCTTGCAAGGGCAGTAACCATCATTATCTTTGATCGCCTGTTCGATTTGGTCGGCGCCTTTACCGCTATTACGGTGAATGATGTCCGCACGTTCAAACTGATACTCTTGGTTACTATCCACATTAGCCGGAACTTTCTTCCCTAGGAATGCTTCGATCGGTTCGGAAAGTTTGATTCCTGTCTTGAGATTGGTGTATCCAACGATCCCATTCTCATACGTATCGACAATGTACAGCTCACCTGTGTAGTATCTGTATATACGGCCTACTGCTAATTCGCGATCCATATTAATCAACTCCTTTACGATTGTTTCGCAATTGAATACGATTAATCGACAGTTGATTACGGATGATTAGATTGCAGTGTCATGAACTCGTTACTGATGTACCGAGCATACTGGTTGGGAGATGCCAGCTTCACCCCGAGAGTTTCATCGAACTTCGATTGTTGCCCAGGTATGAACCGGCCGAACTTAACGATGATATTCGGGATTTCCGCGAGTTGTTTTATCTCCTTCTCAACTTCTTCTTCTTTGTATCCGGTGTATATGACAATGGTATCATTCACCCTCTCCCTGAAGAGTTTGATCAAGTTGTATAACTCCTCAAACTGTTCAAAGGGTTCAAGCCCACCGAACACAATGGCGGAAGTAAACTGATTACAGAGATAACGGGAAACGATCTGTTCATCATCAATATCGATTACTCGTGCTCCTCGCCAGAAATCATTCTGACATGTTGCAATATCGATACCGGCTTCGATACAACATTTCCCACTGCATGAAATAGTTCCAATGAACATTGATGGAACTTTGAAGTTGATGAAGTCTTCGTCTTTGATTGTTTTGACTCTCATTTTGATCACTCCATTAATGTTTGCGCATATTCGAACCAGAGTCTAGAATTGAACTCCTTCTTGCGATCCATGGAGTACGATCTGGTAGGTACAAGGTAACCAACGATACGTTGATATGTATCGAATACCGGTTCTCCACATACATCACAGTGATCTCCCAGGAACGCATGATGGTTCTTGCATTCATTTATCCGGGTGTTGTACGCAAAGTAGATGACATCCGACAGAGCAATCTCGTTGAGGTTAACCCATGCAGCATCTGTATTCGGGAAGTTTGCTTCCAGATTGATGTGGGCAATTGCTCCACCCCCACACTTGGCATCGAGTATTGAGCATACTCTGAGCTTTTCCTTGAGAGTGCACTGCTGTGAAAGCGGGATCCACTGATTAGAGTATATGAATCTATCCGGGTTGTAATATCTGGATTCAGGGTATAACACATTATCCTTTTGGGCAAATATGCACGCACAGCGCTCGCCCGGGACGCTTTCAACGTTAAATGAATAATCGATCGTTAAATCTTCATATTGTGGATGAGTAGTATCGACTTGAATCCATTTCTGTTTAATCGTATTAAATGTGTCTTTTACATCGTTGAGTACTTCGAATATCTGAGATGAAAACTCTATACCTTCTTTGGTGTAGTATACATTCCCGAATTCATCCTGTTCCGTCATTCCGAGTGCTTCAATAACTTCATACATTCCAAGGATTCCAATTGTACTGTAGCAATGATCCATTTCCACGCCGCCATCACAGAAGTTAGGAAGTAATCCTTTATCAATGTTACGTTTGATAATATGGCGTTGAACGTCCAGGACTTTGCAACATAATAGAGTTTTAGAACGTAAAATATCAAGATACTTCTTCTTGAGAAGTTCTCGATCATCTGAACCCATACATGCTTCAGTTTCATAAACAATCCTCATCAGGTTGATTGTATTAACTTTGATAGAGCCAATCGATAGAGCTGTACCGCCGATGGAGTTAATGAATGCATTCAATTTTTGGGTGTCGGACAATAAACGGCAGCAATTTGAGAGGACGCCACAGTCTGTGGACATGAAGAAGTTTGAATCATTCCATACGGTGTTATGATCGGAACACCATCTTGCAAATTCATTATCCGCAAACACATCATAGTGTTGGGTTCGTCTCATTTCGGCAATATCAGCCTCTGTCATCCATTCCCGTTCGTTGAATCCTGGTTTGGAAGCAAGTTCCTTTAATGTTTCGGGGGTTGATATTTTCTTCTTAAGAAGAGAATACGTCAATCGTTGTATTCATACAGTTCGCAGCACTGCACAGTTCTCTTATGAACTTCCCTATGTCACCATAGGATACTAGACTATATCATATCCCAGATATGATATATCTGGGATCCCAGCACTTCGCGTTTCCTCAGTCCCTTGCAGGATTTAAACTGACCTGGCATTAGCTTCCAGGGCTACTCTACTCACTTCCATATTAGATATCATCATCTAAATATGCGCTTTCGATAGTCGTTGCACTTTTCCATCGATATGGACTTAGCTCATGATTGTCTGAATAATGTGTATTGAAGTGACATTTATGACATAAAACGACTATATTGGATTCATCTATAAAATCCGGATATGTGATTAATTGAGCATAAAATGTCGTTTTGTCATGATCATATGTCGTTTTAAGAAATTCATCAAGTATTACTTTGAATGGCTTAATATGGTGGGTCTCTATATTCTCTGTAGATTTACAGTGTACACAAACGGTACCACGATTTCTGATTATGCGTTTAGAAATCGTTTTAAGCATTCCTCTGGCAAGAGATTTCTCGTTCAATGCACCCCTGTAATTTGGATTTTTAGATCCAATATATCTGCCTAATAAACTATTACTAATTCGATTTCTTAATTCGACATTGTTGATTTTTGACTTTCGATCAGTAATTCCCATTCTATTAAGAATGATCGTAATGTTAGATCTAGTACAGCCAAGCATCAATGCGATTTCTAGATCAGTGTAGCCATAATCATGCAATTCTTTAACTGCATTTTTGTCTACTACAGAAGTTCGAATTCCCATCTTGATTAGTTCATGCGTTACTGTACTTATACCACAACCTAATTGTTGGGCAATTTCTCTATGTAAGTAGCCCTCTTCCCTAAGACGTAGTATTTCGTCACGAATATCTTTGGTAATTTTCATATATTACACCTCCTTTCATATAGGCGTAATATATCACTAAATACACATTGTGAAAAATATTTTCAGAGTTTCCATGAATTCACTGGGTTTTCATAACGGATTACTCTGTTATGCCGCTATTTTTTCAACGGGGAACGTGAACATATTTTGCTTGCGAACATCGGACACAACTTCCATGAATATCTTCTGATGTTCTATTATTTCATCAACACAATCGATGACACATGTTCCATCCGGATATATAACTCCTCCGAAAAGAGACTCTATATAAAACCTGTCAAAAATTGAAACATTGGTGAAGCTCGACTGATCTACCCGGAGGAATGGCTGGTTTAGGCGGTATATCAACTTCTGGAATGTTTGTCTCAAGTAATAGTCGGGATTACGGATATAATAATCATTAGCAACATCATTCTTCCAGAAATAGTATGTCCAGATTAAAACATTTGGGATACCGACCGCGCCTGAAGTCCTGTTACACATGAAACTGATGTACTCGATCAGGTCATCTGTGAATGTCGTCAAATGTTTTGGGGATTCATGGTTGTAATTCTGAAGGAAGAATAAACCTTCGGTAGCCAAGCGGGTTAGATCGTATGCAAAGCAGTAACTCATCTCAGATGAAGAAAATGCATCATGCATATAGAATGATCCATTCCACTCTGCTTCCAACCATTCCCTCGCAGTTTTAAGTCCGTATATCTTCTTAATATCATGAAAGATCTTATTGAATGCAAACATCTTATCATGAGGCTTACCTTTCTCAGATATTAAAGATCTTACATCCTTATGTGATGCATTTGCATTGGCATCAATGGTTACATCAGCGACATTCTTGTCAATGAATCCGTTGATGAAATCGGAAAAGTTTAGGTTTGATTCATGGAGACCGTTCAGATATTCAAATCCTTCACCATATCGTATCTGAAGATTGGTAAGGGTTAATTCAAAATCCCGACAGGTTTTAATCGGAATATTCATGATATATCAATCCTTTCATTTGGTTTAATATGAATCTCTTACTCGATATCTCCATTCAAAGGTGTGATATAGCCAGTTATCAACATATTGGAACGACACCGTTCTCCAGCTGACACCGTGCTCTTCCTCATCCTGATCATCGAGTATTCGTTCAATGAGCGCTTTCACCATTTCTTCCGCTTCTTCCTTTGAAGTCTTGGTAGATGTATAGAATACATATCCTGGGTACTCACTGGACGTTGGCCGGAGTCTGTCATAATAGATAGTAATACCGTTTATGTCAACTTCCAGTCGGAGCGGAATTGGATTTCCGGGTTTATATACTTTTGGCGTTATTGTATATTCCATTTTATGACTCCTTCAGAAGGTGTTTATATATGCAGCTGCTTCGGTGAAGGACATGATTGGTCCATCATCCTCCTGCAGCATCGGTACTGTAGAGATTCCGAGTTCCTGCATCTTATCAGTGTCATTGCACTCGGTATAGTCAATGCCTTTCTGATCAAGCTTCATCTTAAGAACCTTGCACTTGGGGCATCCTGTAGAATATAATGTAAGCATTGTAATTTTCTCCTTTCTTATATATCTCCCTCGGCTCTGTGCAGCGATCTTTCAGCTTCGAAGCCCTGAGGAAATCTTGCCTTCAGCTTGTCAATGTTCATTTGCATGATATCATCCATTGTGCAACCAATGTAGTCACATGCTTCCGCAATGAACCAGAGTACATCACCGAGCTCTATCTTCAGATGATCCGTATCAAGATCATGGCCCTGATAGATCTTCTGAACCAACCCGGTGCATTCACCTGCTTCTGATGCGAGACCGCATACAGCATGGATGAGTTCATCACGTGTACGTACTTTGTCTTTAAATACAGAAGTCACCATTGCCAACTTCTGATATTCAGTTCCTGTCATATCTGTATTCCTCCTGATAAATAAGATTTAGTATCTCAATTGTTTTGAGCCTACTAGTAAGATATATCATTTCAATTTGAAATGGAGTTACAATATTGGAAAATCAAAAATTTGAATTCAATTTTCACATACAATGTCAAAAAAATGAATAAAAGAAAGCGGGGTTTATTACCCGCTTTCTGGTGATTAATTATTCAACTTCATTCTCGCTTTCGTAAATCGTGATATATCTGATTGCTGTTTTGAATATCAGTCGTTCACAATTATCGACACATTGTACCACGTAGTACAACGGTGATTCGTCAACAACATTGCCGTCGATAGTATCGAATCCCGTACCCCTTAGCATCTTGATATGGACATATTTACCCTGTAATCTGTCATCCATTTGAGTTCATCCTTTCTTTGCGGAGATGTTCACTCCAATGTATTCCTTCCTGCGGGAAGATCTCATACTCAGTATAGTCATGATAGTTCCCACTGGAGTCCCGTGTTACTTCATGAAATTCATGAGTATAGAAACGATTGAAACGTTTGGCGAAACGATCGTAGTGTCTTTTCACCGGGTTATCGTTCATTACGCCGAACGTCATCCGGCGGATATGAACTTCGTTGATCAACTTATCCAGTATCTGTCTAACGGCGGTTGGAAATGCTGGGTCATTTTTGAATGACATCAGACCCCATCTCCACGCCGTAGAATCATACAGATCAAGTCTGTATTCAATGTATCCTACCAGTTCTTCATGATCATTCACCACTGCATACTGAAATATCCGGTCATTGTCCAGAGGCTGGATATACAGCTGGAAATGTTCGATCGAGCCGCATAAGTACATTGACATCTTTTCATCATATGCCATCAATGCGAACTTTTTCTCGAGTTCTGCCTTATACACTATTGCTGGAACTAGCATTGTTCTTCATCCTTTCCATGAATTCTTCCATAAACATCTTCTCCATTTTTTCGCGATGTTTATCTCGGTCAAACGGTGTGTTAAGCAGAATCTGGACCAGCTCCCGTATAGGCTCCGGACGTATCTCAGGCAGATCACCGAGTATGTTTTCGATTCTACGTCTAGTCGGAATCACCCCGAGCATTCGATGACGCGACATATATGATGAAAGGTCAGTTTTCATTTTCGGCGCCCAGAATGCCGTCGATTCGCCCTCTTCTACGAATGAATATATTAATTCGTGTTTGGTATAAGTAGGATAGTTGATGAGGCATGTTAGTATAAGTTTATCGCCTTTCTTAACATCCATAGCGATAACGTCTTTGACGGTATCATAGTACGGGTATACAACCCACTCGTCATTGAGTTTCGCACAGGATATGCCATCCTCAAGGTCTGTTTCAATGTCGAGTTTGGCAGCATTATCCTTCACGTAATCGATAAAGTCTTGAATTGTTTTCATGCCGATTTCTCCTTTCACGCTTTCTTCCCGGGGTGTTTTGCTTCCCACTTCAGTGCTCGTTCATTCCTGTTCTCTTCCCGCTCATTGAGCATATGAATTGCCGATGGAATAGTGACAACCAAACAGAAGAGTAGAATTACTGTCGGGATTGTTGACAGATCATCATATCGATCTTCAATGGTCCATGCGATCAGATGCAACTTCTGTTCCTTGATTGCTTTAACAATCCCTTCGACCAGAATGAACGGGAACAGAATCAGGGTCAACAGGAATGCCATTATATTGGCATACACTTCCTGTATCACATCCCATGTTTTCTTTAAGAACTTTTTCATGATATTATACCTCCTCATGATGAATTTGAGTTCCCATCTTACATATTAAGAATATATAATTATTCACACGGGATATACGGATAAAAAATACACACAGGACCCCAATGGGGTCCTGTGTGTGAGCCGCTGCAGAAAATGATTTACTTCTTAAGCCATGTGAATGCATAGCCGAGAGCGTTTATCGGTGTCGAGAGCAGGTCAACGAACTTGATTGTATTGGTCAGAGAGTTTACAGTTACAAGAGCAACCTTTACTTCGGGCTCAGGAACCACCGGTGCAACCTCTGCGGCGAAGATGAAGTCTGTACCCTTTGTGATCTGTGTGCCGAGAAGTGCGAAAGGCTTAACCGAAGAACCTACGAAACCGCTGAGAACAGCATCGAATGCCTGCTGTGCTTCCTCAGGAATATCGGTTGTCGGGTTAAGCTGTATGCCGCCGAGAGCCTCGCCGCCTTCGATAACGCGTTCGATGTTAACAAGATTGCATTCCATACCCTTCTCATTGAAGATGAGGATGACGATGTTCTTGACATCTCTGCCTGAGAGAACCGTCTGTTCAGCGAGAACAGCGTGATTTGTGCCGTTTACAAGCTGCGATCCGAGATAAGCTATAGGTGTGTATTCTGCTCCAAGAAGCTTCTCACCAAGCTCACCGAGTGCTGTTGCCAGCTTCTGCGGCATGCCTGTAGTTGAAATGTTGATTGTCCATGATCCTATCATGATGTAATTCCTCCTTTTGGAATATTGATATCTGATTGTTATTGCGATTGAAATTTTTATATTTTATCCTTTCTCAAATGAAGATAGCAATCGTCATTGGCCATGAAACATTCTTGTCCCATAACGTCCCATATGTCAAACCACTTATCGTCAACAATATTGCCGATCTTCTCAATTACCGAGTTTTCACCATCACTGGTGAACCGAACGTATTGTCCTTGGAGATCTTCCCATCTCATAACTCCAACAACGTCGAGTATTGAGCAAATACATCTTATTGCTTCTGGGTGAGGAGCTCTAATTTTACCGCCCAATATATACTCTCCGATCACGGCCTCATATTTATCACTCTGAACCGTGATCCTGAACATCAGGTAGTCCGGAGGCGTAAGAAACAGAGATACATCTGTAATTTGTCCATTTAATACCATAATTAACCCTCCTCTCTTAGTATTGCGCCCATGTACTCGATGTGCGTTCCAACTTCCAGTATTCACCTTTCGTATACACAAGGTGGTATACGATATCATCATTGGTGAATGCGGCCTTATTACCGTACGTTTTGGTTGAGGTATAGTGAAGATCATCTTCCGGGATGAACACCAACTGTTTGGCAATATTTGTCATCTCAGTCAGCTTATATCCACCCTCAATCTGTATCAATGATAATTTCTTACCTTTCAACTTGTCTGTCAGACTTTCAGTCTTCATAATATGATACCTCCTCGCAGTATATGATGTCCTTTACCTTCTCGGCGGTTTCAGGTGTTATCTTCTTATCCTCCAACAGAGTATCGATATCATAGAATGCTTCTTTGATGTTGTCCGGAAGGTCTTTGTATTCATCAACATTGTTGATTCGATTCTTGATATCGATCTTGTTTACGGTTGTCATCAGTGATTGGAATTCTTTGACAGCAACAGGGCGGCTGTCATTAGGGAACATAGTGCGGATACTATGGTTCCAATCGGCAAGACCATACTGCCCTGCCGACACCACATACATTACCTTCCGATAGAACTTCCCGTTCTCATACTCTGTATAGAGCTTCATTGAAATTGTCGGTGGATGAGTCGATACCTTCACCACATTTGGTTCGACATAGACATCGACTCGGGTTACACATCCCTCATATGGATCTCGTTCGATCTTCATCAACCATCCATCCAGATGAACACATTCACACTCGAAACGTTCACTGTATGATGAGTTAACATCACACCATTTGAAGAACTCTCGAAACTTCAATTGTCTTCCGTCTCTGTAACTCATTCATCATCACTTCCTTCTGAACGTTCAACGATATCAACGTCTTCGATTTTAATATCATCGAAGTTGAAGAGCGGAGTTACATGGATTATTGCTTCTCCAGACTTAGGATCGTATCGCTTACTTTGAGTCTTGAATATCGTATTGATCACAACATCGAAAATGGGCCGGTAATGGAACAGGTTCTCTGGAACAACCAGGACCAGTTCTTTCAGCTGTTCATATACCATCAATGCCCGAAATGATCGATCCAACTTCTCCATGATGTAACTCGGCCTTTTGAACATAGGCCGAAGAAGTCTCTTGGCTTTGAACTTGAATAGTCTTTTCGCCGTATTCGGAATATCGAAGACGTATATCAGGTAGTCATCGTCATCATTTTTGGCCGTAACATACGTGCGGTTTGGTCCGCTATCGGGACATACGCCCATATCGAATTCATTAACGAATTCATCCGGTGGGGTTTGTGACATCTTTGGAAGGTCGAGAATGGCGAAATATACATTCGGAATCTTGTCATTCATTGGTATCAACCTGACTTTCATATAGATATAAATGCGTCCCCGGATTGGGGGACTTGTGTTTGATGATGATTTCGCATATGCCGTCTTGAATCGTGATCTTCTTGATAGGATGAACGATCAGACAATTGTGGTTTGGGTAATTATCGAATGACACCACAGTGCATTCCTCGAAAGGGACGGTTTTCCAGTCGTTGTCCATGAACCGGAGATAGAAGCATTTGTTCTGCAGCTTCCTCTTGATCTGACCCATCTGCGTGAAACTTTGACTCATGTAATTATCCCCGAAGGAATGCAGTGTCCACACTCGTTTCGAATACTGTGGATCAATAGGTGTATGATACAGGGAAACCAAATTGATGAGCATCTGTGAGTATACCTTGTCATACTCATCTGCGATTATATTATCAATATCAAATTCTGAGTTTGGACTGATGGGTATTCGATGAACATCTCCATGACCAATCAATACAATATCTACTTCATCACAGAATTTACCCATCTCAATAAATATACAATCTCGTATATCACGTCGACAAATATCAATTCTTATTACTTTTGGACGACCGAGGAGTAGTACGGATTCAGTCTCTGATGCAATGATAACATCATCTCCTATATAGATGGAGTTATTTTTGCATTTTCTAGCCTCGGTAGATATATAATTAATAACATCAATAACCTTAACCATCCTTTTCCTCCGTAGATCTAAGCACAGCATTTAAGCTGTAACCAGTCCAGCATGTTACTAACTTCTCCCAGAATGGCAACCATTTTTCATCTCCCATCTTATCAAGGAGATCTTTCATCATAAGCGGCGTCTCACCCTGATGTATATAAGTGCCGTTTGACATTAAAACGTTCACAAGATACTTTTCTCCTGTATTAAGATTCATTTTACGATAATAGAATATAATGCTCATATCATGGGACTCGCATTTGAGCACTATATTATCCGGATCGGCTTCTAAGTTCGTTTTAACATGGAAACCGATACCACCATACATCCGATATAGATAATCATCTTCTTCTTTACCAAATCCGCCAAACAGAGCGTTCATGACATCCTTATTGAAAGATTTGTCTCCAAGGAATGATGTCAGTTCAGTAACAAAGTCAGAGATTGTTAGAGCATGGAGCATTTCGTAGTGAGCAGCACATTCGAAAATGAATTGAATATGCTCCTGTGTATCATTCTCATCTGCGGCTTTACGTTCTTTGACGAACTCCGGATCTTCGAGAAGTCTGATCGAGTCCTTAATGTAATTCAATGTCTTTTGTCTCATCTTTAAATCCTTTCTTAATAACAACGATTATCATTCCCTGCCAGATGGGCAGGGAATGATATCATAATACGTAGCCGAATACTTCAAGCATAATTTCGGTGACATCAGATGATGTCATTGGAACGAGACCATAGTCTTCCAATCTTTTGTCGCCTATAACAGTGACCCCATTAACGCACGGGAGCAAACGAAGTAGACTGTACGACATTTGTCATTCCCCCTTAACACAGTAACATCCACATTAGCCATGTTAGTATGATTTGTAGAATATGACATGATTGGTCTGTTACCAGATTTATTACCATCCGGTTAGCTTTCCAGTTATCAATATCGGCATGTAGGATTGTATTCCCAACCAGGAATAACATATACAGCATGACATGTTTGAAGTCCATGATATTCCATGAGTACACCATGATTGGAATCATGATCATGAATGACCATTCAAATGCATGTGCAATCAAAGCAACAGCCCAGTCGAACCTGTACAGCTTCTGGTGGTGTTCATTCATATGTTTGGTTTGCTGTTCCCACCATGACTTCTGTTTCATTTTGGCAAGGATATGTTGCAATACGAAATCATCGATGATATGAGCGAAGATCATCATGGGAAGAATGAGAGCATAATTCAGTTGTATCATATCAGTCCCTCTTCTTATTCTTCTCATTGTTCTTCTCATTGGTGGTGGTTTCATATACAGTATCAACCTCAACTGCAAATTCAGAAGCAGCCGTCGTTGCAAGCTGATCCGCCTTTTCATTCCACTCATGGCCGGAATGACCCATCACATGCGTTAACGCCAGATTTACTGTCTTCTGTTTCAGGGTGTTTTGGATCTGGGTGATCTGTTCCCACAGATCTTTGTTGGTAACGGGTCTGGGTTTCTTGCCGCCGAATCCAGATGTCATCCAGTTATTCTTCTCCCATTTCGCAACCCAGTTCTGTGTTATTCCCTTTACCAGATACTCGGAGTCAGAGAATACATTCAGCTGTGTAACATTCTTGAAGAGACCAGAATCATGTTCTTCGATGAACTTCTGAGCTCCTCTGATGAATGCCATCAGTTCCATTCGGTTGTTGGTGGAGAGACGGAATCCCTGAGATCCCTCCATGGTGTGTTCTTCGGGCATGGAATCGGGATTGGAATCATCCCGATAGCGGATTATCCAACCAAGTCCAGCCGAACCAGGGTTATGGAGAGATGATCCATCTGTATACATTTCAACAGGCATAGATATCATCTCAATCACTTCCTTTCTTTTTAATAGATATTGATTTAGTTCTGCATCTCGATGGTAAAGAAATGCAGAAGCGATATGTTATCATGTTTGACAATATGGAATTGACACGTAAGAACATTCTCGAGAATCTCAAGAATCCCGACATATGAATCATCATCTGCATATCGGACTTCAATCTGTTCATATTCTCCATCCTTGATGAACTCTTTGATTGTTCTGACGAGACGAATGTACAGCTCACCATAGTCAAGAAAGACATCATCAATCATGTGACCGTATTTGTGTGCATACTCTTTCTTGAGTTCACGATCAACATATGGAGCAGGGATCATCAACATGAACGAGTTTTTGACACCGGGTTCAAACTCCCGGATTTCGTACGTCTCCTTCCTCTTTTCCTGTTTGATCCGTTGTGCTTCCTCCTGATTCATCTGGAAGAATATTTCCTTCGGTCTTGTCCATCTTATTGTCAGTATTGGTACCATCTTTAAATTCCTTCCTTTTCACCGTGTACCGTATTGCATATACCCCATCTGCCCACCTTTGAGCAACAGGAGTTCCAGATGGGTTTGGCATCCAGAACTCATCTACTAGAACTCGGAAAAATATCCCGAACATTATATGTTGATCTGGCGGGACCATGACCGGCGGCGGAAACAAGAAATCCAGTTCGGTGATACCCAAGACTTCTTTGGCCGCATCGAATATTTTGTTTACAGTGCGAGTAAACTTGTCATATACATCAAGGTCAAGAATAGCATATACACCATACTTTTTTCTTGCAATGTCCATATCCTCATCCCTACCAATAGCATGGTCCATGAATCGAATATTGATCACATCGATTTGTGGGTCGTTGTAATCTACGGGCTCAATGATATAGTAGTCCAGCTTGCCTTTCTCCTCGAGTGCTCTTAATCGATCAATTTCCGGAATAATCCATCGATATTCCTTGCATATATTTCCCATCAATAATGACAAGTTTGCCGCACCAATTTTAACAACCACATTACTCTTCCTCCCCCATCTTATTTAATTTATCCTCGGCCTTACCAATGAGCTTCTTGAACTTTGGATTCCGATTGAGTTTCGTTATACGTTGTAACAGACTTGACTCAATTTTACGGTTCTCCTTTTGTTTCTTCTTTATTGTGGCTCGTTTGTCGGCTTCGGATGTCATATTCATCTGTTGTCTAAGATGAGTAACATTCATACCCTGTTCTTCCATCATCTTGAATACATCCTGGAATTCAAGATCCCCATATGTTAGAACACCCCCAGGGGCAGCAGTCTCCAACATCTTCTCCCTCATAATGAGATCATAGATAAAGAGGGCGTTCTTGTCGGTCCAAGAAGCATCAAAGTGAATATCATCAAACGGGTTCTTGATTCTCTTGGGTGGTTCAAACATAGAGTGAGTGAGTAGCGTGGATCTATTCAGTTGAATATCAGAATCATGATTCTTCGGATTCGACTGAATCTTCATCAATATGTCATGGAGATTGTCACGGACATATTTCTTTCTCTTGGAGAGTTTCCGTTTCTTCTTGGAACGGAATCGGTGGTACTTGTTCCCTTCATAACCCTTCAGTTCAGATCGTTTGAACTCCTTGACGTAAATGTCTTCTGGATGCTCTTCATGATCAAGAATGTATTGGACTTCTTCAGGGGAGAGAAGCCTCTTCATTGCTTCTTCATCATCTTCCTCGGGTTCATCCCATCCATCATCCATATACCATGCATTCTCTTCCTGTTTCTCCTGCGAGAGAAGATCCGAGGGATCCAGGTCTGGGTTGGATATATACTGTATCAGGAGATCTTTGTTATAACGATCCATATGCCGCAGTTTCGGTATCGGGATACGGTTGTGATATATTCGGCCATCGGAGATCATCTTCCAGAACTCTTCATCGGAATGGAGATAGTTCTCTTTCTTCTCCAGCAATTCCCATGCCTCGACCACAATCCTCATTGCCAGGACATACTTGTCTACTTGGCCATAGGTAGTCTTAAGCCCAGACAGCTTGGTTGCAATCTCATTCAGGGAATCAAGCTTTGCCCTTTCTTCGTCCGAGATATGATAAATGTCCTGCTCGGAATAATCATGCACCAGGCAATATCGACATGACTCTCGGATCTGTTCTAACTCGGCTTCCGTGTATTTGTGTTCACGAACCTCCGTATACCTTTTAAAGTGAAGATACTCTTCAAACTCATCAGGTCTTCTAGCAATTCCCGATGATGAGGGATTCTCTTCTTCCTGCATCTTTGCGATTTCCTTACTGGTGACGAATGTTTCCGCATCTTCATCATCTTCCTCAAAAGTACGGCGATGATATTTTGCTCCGGTGTATTCGCCGGTATCAGGGTCAAATCCGGAACTTTCCATCATCTCTTGGTACTTTTCAAATATGGTCTTGCCCATAATAAGCCTCCTCTCATATAGCTTCAAGTTAATAATATATATCTAAGAAATGTGTATAAACTATCAAACGAAATAATCCATCAGGCTAATTGTACCCTATAAAAGTCGGCGGGCGCTATTCGGTGGTGACTCGGGTCACGGTGCTGGGGATGGTGCATTCAGTTGCTACCTGAATGGTACTGTGTCTTTTTCCTACTGGTATTTTGGCGCCCGACTTTTAGGAATTCATAAAAGGTCCCAAACACCACACATCCGCCCAGACACGGGCGGATGTGTGGTGTGTTTATTGGGCAGATTAAGTTGTCGGGTTCGCTTGCTGCTGAGAATTAACTCTCATACCCCATGCTTGCTGAATGTATTTGTATTCAGTGCGGAGCATTCCTGTAATGATCGGAATCATCGGGTTGTAGAGATCATTAATCGCCTGCTGAGTTGTATTAAGAACATTCTGTGAAGCGGTGTACATAGCCGTATCCTGCTCATGCTTCTTCTGAGCTTCTTCACCCTTTTTCTTTTCCTCTTCTGTCTGATTATCACTAACAGAAGGTGGCTGTTCAGTTTGCTGATCAGGTTTCAGGGAAACAACCTTATTCTTCAGCGATTGCATAGCCGCAGTAATATCATCGTTCATCTTCTTACATTCTTCATATGTTGTCATCGAAGCGGAAACATCATTAAGCCATTTCTCTACAAGAGTTTTATCAACGACCTTCTCTCCTGCAGGAATATCGCCAGCGGAAGGATTTCCGAAAAGAACCCAGTTCTGGAAAGCTTTGGGGTTCCAATCTTTAGATGCCCCATATGTGGATGAATACAATCTGTCGTCTATACCTTCATACAGAGTCTTTCTGTATTCTTCAAGTCCACCTTCTTTAGTAGCTTTACCCAGATCACAATTGGTGATTGCTGCAATCAATTTGTCAAGATGAGTTCCTTTGTTGTACTTATAATCAAAACACTGGATACTTCCATTGAATGTTGCCGAGGTCAGTGCATCTTTGTTCTTCTGACACCAATTAACGGCAGCTTTGAACTGCTGATTGGTGAAGAACTCATCCCACTTCTTCTTGATCCCCTGAAGAAGAGCAAGAATTTTGTTGATTATATCCTGGAAGGAGAATGCCTCAGAGTAATACCAATCGTCCGCCATCCCCGGTATTGTCTTGACATATTCATCATACATGTTAAGACGGTCCATCTCACTCATCAGAGAGATTACATCTGCAGCCTCAACAAAGGATCTGTTCGTATCAGGAATAGCAGACATGGTATTGATATTGCTATCATAATCACTCTTTAGAGTTCCGGGGATCTTGATGCTTATCTCTTCTATTGCGGACTTGAAATTAGCACGTCTGAGATCATTGATCTTCATCTCAATGTCTCTGCACTTTGACAGTACAGCAACGCCTGCCGTCTTATATATCTCACTGAGTATAAATCTCATATCATTCATATACTTTAACGTGAGCGTGTTTTTCTGGTTACCAATATCAATCACAGAGTTGGATAAGCGACGGTATATGTCAGTGATCTTGTACGCAAATAGCGTGTATGCATATATCATATCACATGCCAGCTGTTCGTAGCCCGCGACAGTATCATCCCGTTCTCCCTTGCTGTTTACAGGAGTGATATTCTTAATCACCTCGATGAGTTCAAGTAACGGGGAAGTGCTATTGCCGGTACCAAGATTCTTCGATGTGATGAAGTCTTTGAGGTTACGGAGAACCTTCTCTGGGGCAGCATCGTTGATATTGTCATCGTAGAATGCACGTATTATTGATTCGCTCATATTGGAATCAAAGATGAAGTTGTATAACGAATTCAGACTTAGCTTTGCATAGACCTTATTCTCTGCGGCCAACTTTGCGAGCTCGTTATCACTATGCCAAGTATCTCTGATGGCTTTAAGTGTAGGAATATTACCTACAGTAGTAAATGACATCAGCCACTCCGTTACCTTCTCGAGATAGTCATCGTAGTTGAATGGATCGAATATGATAGAATCGTCAATGTCCTTCATGTATGTTATTTCAGAAAGAGCCACCGCATCCGCAGCCTCGGTCACACATTCATCTTTAGTTGTAGTTCTGGGATCAACGAAGTCTCTGGCATATACTGTAATTGCATATGCCCTGCATGCGAAGGCAATCATTGTTGTCTTAACATACTCGATTATCCAGTTGCATGCTGAAGCCCTCATCTGTCCATTGAAGTACGTATACTCCTTGCTCGTCGGGTTAAGAATCACATCTGTAAGATATTCAACCGACTTCTCGATGGACTTGTATATCTCGATACGGTCGTTGTTATCAAACATATTCTTATTCTTAATGGACTTGAAGAGAGCTTTCTCCTTGTCATCGGCTTTCTGGATGTTGAATGTCATTACTTCATTCACCATCATGCCGGCATCTGCTGGTCTATCCTTGAATGCATTTCTGCATGTTATTGCAAAGAAATCGGCATACTTCGAATCCTTGGTAATGTCGGTATTCTTTGCGCCACGGACAACCCCGTCTGTAAATTGCAGTACGGATGCATAGTCGTATGCAGCAAATATAAATGGCTTTACTCGATCATATTCAACCGAGTATGCGGTATCCATCTTATCAGGGTTGGAATTCTGAATAGCCTTCTGAAGTTCTTTGCCGTAAGATTCCCAAGAACGCACGAACGAGTTCACACTTCCCAGGAACGTTCTTACCTTATAATCATCAACGGAGCCATTGGCTGCGGATGAACGGAATACATCGATCTTAAACTTGGTACATATTTCCGATATGCCAGTTACAGATGCCCTGAATTCTTCAGCTTTCATCGGAACGGTAAATTTGTTTATCATACAAATACATCTCCTTATAATGAATTTATTATGAGTTACACCTTGGTCAAGTCATATGTTACATGAATAATAATCTTCACGCAATCAATATTAAAGGGACGGTGGATCAAATGAAAATATATAGATGTATGTACTGTGCTTATAGCGCAATCCCCAATAAGAATAAAAAGGGGATTCACTCTGCTAAATATATGATGGGTAAACATTATGAAACCAAACACAAGTCTATGCTTCCTCCAGATATGGACGGATATAGATTCTTTTACTGGAGTATTACTGGGAAGCAGAATGGAAGTTGCGTAATGTGTAAGTCACCTACGGATTTCAATTATGTGACCATGAAGTATTCCAGGTTTTGTAATAGCCCAGCATGCAAGCAGAAATACAAGGAAGAACGAGATCGTCGAATGATAGCCAAGTATGGGAAGGTGTATCTATTAGATGATCCGATCATGCAACAGAAGATGTTACAGGGACGGAAGATATCCGGAACTTATACTTGGTCGGATGGGGTGACCAAGTTCCCGTATGTGGGATCATATGAGCAGGATTTCCTTAGGCATATGGACAAAGACCTTCACTGGCCAGTTGGCGATTTGATCATGCCTAGTCCTCATACATACACATACAAGTTCAAGAATGAAGATCACTTCTATATTCCTGATGCATTTATACCTAGCATGAACTGTGAGATTGAGATGAAATCCACAGTTCGACATGAAAAGCAAAACAATCCCGATTCCCGGGAAAAAGAGAAAATAAAAGATGAATTAATGAAATCATGTAGTAACATAATAAATTACGTTAAGATCGACGATAAGAACTATTCCGAGTTCGACGCACTTATTCAAAAGGAGGAATAAGCCATGATACACGACCTAAGTCAGTACTATATCGACTTTTCCAATCGGACTAATCTTACCGACAGTGAGAAAACTTACCTCGAGAATATTCAGAATTCATACAGACCGATTGAAAGAGTCGAGTTCTTAACTGAGTATCTCCTGATGGCGAAGATCACCAATGATGATTTCATAACCATGACTGGTGTTCCATACGAAGCAAATCAGTGATACTCAATTATGTTACACATAACAGAAACTATGTCAGGGAGCAATGCTCCCTGACATCATATTTTTCATTCTGTTTCTGCCGGGTCTTCGTTCTTATATGCGTCCAGGATGAGCGCCGTAAGAGGCATGATATCTTCGTCTTTGCAGGACATTCTAACGCCCTTCCATTCACCAGCCGTGATATCCGCGTAGTCCTTGCCGAAGGTGATATCATTTTCACCCAGGGTAATGAACACAGTGTCTTCGACGATATGTCTTACTTCATAGCCGGTATCGGTTTTGAACAGCCTAACGAACTCCTTTTCATTGTTCTGGAACTCTTTGATATAGTAGATGATGTACTCCAACGGGACGGCGTTCTTCGGAAGCTCTTTGAAAGCATCTCTACCTATTTCATCAATAATGCTCATGTTATTTCCTCCTATTAATACAAAAATTAGTCTCCTTGAAGGAGACTAATTTGATGTTCTTTGATATGAATGTTTAATCAGTGTAACGAGACCATGTTGTGATAATCCACACCGAATGGTCTTCTGTTGGTTCAACATCGACATATGACTCATACCACGCAGCTTCTTTCTCCGTCTTGTATGTTTTACCGTTGAGTTTGAAGAACTTTCTGATTTCCTTCTCAGAAGTCGGTCTGTTAAACTGGTACTTTCTCTTCATATAGCCATCGCCATAATTAATGGGTTTGGAGTTGATGAACTCAGTTGTCACAACAGCCAATGCATTGGGTTCCTCGAGTTCTTCATCGATACCTATCTTAGTCGTAGTCGGGAGAAGGAACATTACATCGATGAGGTCATATGTTGTGTTCTGTGTGGTTATAGTAATTCCGTCCACGGTGTTCAAAACATTGGTAATGGATGAAGTATTCCAGATAGGCTTTTCCGTAATTGCGTCAACGAATGTGATATGCATGGGATCGGGCTTCATTGCTTTGAAGATCTTACCGTTTAATGCCTGACCATGACCTCCGGACATTGCCTTCCTAAGTGTATACAAGTGCGCCATAGTTACCTCCTATTCTTGTTCGAGACGTTCAGAGCATATGCCATAAGAACTCCGGCAGTCATCAACATTACTGCTCCAACGATGAGATGTTGGATGCCTTCATTCTTCAGTTTGTCTGCCTGCTCTTCGAGACTTTCCGGAGTTGCATCCTTCGGAAGTTCGAAGTTTATCCCCGGGATGTTGTTGATGACCTGCTCGTAATCATTCATCATGTTACGTTTCCTCCTGTACATTTGAATTTGGTTTCGATATCATGAATGATATCATTGAATTCCTCTAATACATCCTTATTCTTTTCGAAGGTCTTCTCGAAAATATCCAGATCGATCTCCGTTGAATCAGAACTACAAGAGGAATACATGGTCGTAAGATTTGCCCATGTGGAGCCGCCTGATACCTCGACATACATCGTATTATCTACATAGGATATTACAATGATCGTCAAGATATCAGGCTTATTGCTGGTGACTGTGAAACGACGTCTTTCCTTGCTTACTGTAACATACTTGGAAATACGTTTTGTCATTCCTTCACCGCTGGCATGATTGAATATATGCTTCAGCTGTTCGTAGACAGGCATCATATCCATCATGCGTTTAGGTTTGAACTCAGGGAACTTAAACTTTTTAAGCATCATAACACCTCCGATTTGTTATTCCCTTCATATTAATAATATATATTTGAAAATGAAAGAAATGCATGAGTCCCAGGGAATTCCCTGGGACTCATTGATATTACGAATTTAACCAATCGGTGAGGATGGACTTCGTCTTCTGACGTATTCCAGATGATGTGATCGGAGATACATATACGTTATCATTCTCTTTCAGAACAACGGAGTTGCCTGTTGCAGTTACTCCGAGAAGATCATCTGCCGTAAGATCGAATGCTTCACAGATCATGTCTGCATCTTTTGATCCAGCAACAGCCATCTTGGCAAGTTCCGGAAGGAATATAATTGTGCCAACGAAATCTTCCATAGCCTTTACAGATTCCTGAATAGGCTGTGTTATTCTGGCCTGAGCTTCACGATGTGACGGGAACATTACCCAGTCATACGTGATGAGCTTGCGTACATGTACCACGGGCTTTGCTCCTATGGATCTCAGAGCACCGAGGACACGAGCACTGAAGCACGGTATGATTTTACCATCAACAATCTTGATTGCCATGTTCATACCATACTTGTTACTGGAGTCAGTCTGAATGGTAGCGATAAGAAGATTGCCTTCAAGACGAGGTGAACGGATGAAGTGAGAAGATCTATTGGCATCAGGTGTGGAGATCCTCTGCATTGTAAGTTCTTCACCTTGTTTCTGAGCAGATGGGTGATCCATCTCACCAATCCAGGAGTTGTTCTTCAACCATGTCTGAATCTGCTCATCTGTCTGGATGCAATTCCATACATTCTCGGCTTCATACATTCTCTTGTTACGATTCAGAACGCCGAACGACTGCAGTATGGCATCAAATATCAGATAGAATCTATTACCCTTATCGAATACCTGATAGCCGAAGTTATTACGGTAGTCATCTGTAAACGATGTCTGTTCATGAATATAACACAGGGTTTCAAGATATTTAGGATCAATCATTATGATCCACCTTCCTTCTCTTCTGTGATGGGAATATCAAAGAGCTCTTCCGCCGACTTTCCAAACTCGAGAACAAAGTCATCATCCTTAGTGTTATTTTTGATCTGAGGATTCTCCTTATTGATAGCAGTAGCAACTTCCTTCTCAGTTTCACACAGCTGTGCTCTGAGTTTCTCCGCCTTCTTTTGGTAAGCTTCAATTGTTGCTTCCTGCTTCTTAATTATGACTTCCTTCTTCTTCTCGTCCATGTTCTTGATGTTCTTCAGTTGGTCTATGTTCATCTTGATGAACTGACACTGCTGATCAAGAGCGGAGATGGTATCTGCTTTCTTCTTGTACTTCAGATACAGACCGGAACGAATCAGAGGAACTATACCGAAGAGAGAGTTCTTGACACCCTTTACAGCATGAACTGCCAGAGAACCGATCTTCTTACCGCCGGTGATAGCAACATCGATTGCCTGGAGCATCTCGTCAACAGCACCTTCCATCATTACAGATTCCTGATAGTTGGAAGGACCCACATCATCGATGGACTTGAGCATTGTTTCAAGATACTGCTTGTGATCTCTACTGGTGAGCTGCTTTGCATAGTCTGTAAGCATTCTTGCTATGACACCGTTGGTCTGGGCAGATTTCTTCTTGATCTTGATATCGGTACCATTGGATACAACATCAACATTGGTAGCCATGATCATTGACAAACCTGTCACCAGCAAATATGCAGCGGTTTCATACTCGTAAACAACCAGACGGGCTTTCTTAGTATATCCCTCACTGTACAGAGCAGTGAACTCTTCAAGCTTCTTGAAGATGTTTCTGCAGTCTGTAAGCATTCCAAGATTAGAAACGTTCTTCGATAGGAAATCAATGGAGAACTTGATGTTCTCATAAGAATCAAAGTTCTTGATGTTACCTTTCGTTTCACTGATTCTCGTGTCGGTTCCCTTCTTGGAGAGCTGGTCTATAGACTTCACGAAGTTACGAAGATAACCATAACCTGTCGAAGTATTCTTATTCACATTCTCAGCCGCTTCTGTATATACAGGGGAGAGAACATTTGTCGTACCGGAAATGATTTCCATGTAGTCATGTGTAATATTATATGCACTCATTGTATTCAATCTCCCTTCTATATTACTTATTCACCAGACGGTTGAGCTCTCTCATTAACTGGCTATTGTCCGTCTTGGCAACTTCAGCGTCAATTGCCGACAGGGATTGTACATCCCAATCCGTCATGTTGTCGGGGAATATGTATCTCATCGTTCCTGCCGAGGAATCAACGATCACAACAGCAATGAGGAAGAGAGACTTCGCAAGGCGAACTGCATTACCTACAACGGAAAGATCGATGCCCGTCTCATTGGTGAGACTTGTAACATCAGGCTGGGTCAGAATAAGTGTTCCATTCGGAATCGGAATATCGCCCTTATTAAGTCCAGATACAGGACCTCTCATGAGTGATCCATGAGTCTTATCAAACTCACTGAGTCTCTTGAGAGTGTTGACCCATCTCTTGTTATAATTGATGGACTTTCCAGCATCCTTCTTGATCGCCTTGGTGTTGAAGAGGTATTCCCAGTATGAAATTTCGCCAGTCTTGTAGCGAACCTTCTGCAGGGACTTAATCTTACCTGTAACAAGCTCTCTCAGATCCTCTGCCAGATCCTGAGTGCGGATAAGATGCATTATTGTCTTAACGCCGATGAGGTAGTGAACATCCGTATCAAGCTTGCCTTGAGAACGAACTCTGAAATGACATTCAATCATATATGGTGCAATGGAGTTCATCTTCTTGATTTCAACTTCTCTTAGGAGAGTTGGAACCTCCGGTCCCTTGATCGTTTCAGGTGCTTTGCGCTGAACAACCTTGGTGGATGTTGAAGACGTAGATATCTTAGTACGAATTCTACCTGCACCATCGATTTCATAACCCTTAACCTTACCACGACTAATCTCAGCCTTGAATGCAGTGAGAGCCCGATCATAGCGATCTTCGATTTCCTTCTTATCATCCTTCTTATCATCAGGGACATCCTTCAACGACATCTGGAGAAGTTTCTTATCTTCAGAAGATATCCTGTCTCTATCACAGATAATATCGATGAGTTCCGCATCTGTAAGAGGCTTAAGCTGTGTCTGAGTTGTTGCAGACGTTTCCTTGTCATGAGATGCATTGTAAGCATCCTGCTCTCTCTTTGCAACTTTCTTTGCAACGAAGCCCTTCTTTTCTGCTTCCTGAAGATATGTGAAACCATCGAGAGGTTCACTGGAAAGACGAGCACATTCCTTGACAAGATATTCCGATGCCGTCTCAGGAACATATCTGAATTCAACGGTCATATCAGGGGTGATCTGATATTCAGCAAACACAGACTCTTTCAGAATGGCATCCAGATCATCGATAGGCTGATAGAAGCCACCGTACATTACATCAACACTCTCCTTGAGGTTGGTGTGGAATTGCTTCAGGAAAAGGAGTTCATTTGCTTCAGATTCATCAATTATCTTCTTCTGAGCAATTGCTGTCTGAACAAAAGAAGCATACACTCTCTCAAACGTTTTGGAGAGTATCTGAGCAGCGTTTACGGGCATTGACTGAGTTACATAGCAAGGGAATTGGAGAACTGAGTTCTTTGCTCTGGCGATGATACTTCTGGTATCAACCTTACCCTTGTTGAGCATTCGGTCAAGCTCACTGGCTGTATCTGCAGCAGGTTTGATTCCCTTATTTGCTACAGCAGTCATTACATTTGCGGCACCCTTGGCACCATTTCCCATTCCAGGCTGGTTATGACGCCAAACATCGCGTATGGCATCAGTATCGACGTCGGCAACGTCTTTAATTGCGCTGGATATGAATCCTCCCTTCTTCTCGGTGAGGTATTCATTATTCTTATCGATCATGATATATCGCTCCTTTACAAAAGTGAATTTCCTATTGGACATTTGTTAAGCTTCTGTTTTAGGCCCGCAAATACAAAAGAAAGCGGGTTTTACCGCTTTCTTCTTGGATTAATCATCGACCCAAGCTTCATGGAGAAGCTTGTCTAAATCATCATGTTTCCCAGGTGTTATACCGAGTTCATCCAGTTTCTTCAGCTTGTCTCGTTTACTCATTATTTTTAATAGATATGCCCTGCCTTCAACCGAAGTCTCATATGCTTTATATTGATCTATGGCAGCCGACTTGGCAAACTTGACTGCTTTATTATGGATCTCTTTCCGGTCAATATAGATTGCACCGACTTTGCCCTTTTCAAATAACTGATTTAGATCGATGCAATCAAGCTTATATGTTTCCTTCACATATTTCACAATGCAATCGATATAAGCGTTCTCTGACTTATCACATATAAGACATACATCGAAATGTCGTAATACAGGATTTACAATACATTGATATACCGTAGTGGCCATATCTGTGACCATTCCTTTGGGCAGGTTTCTTGTATCCGTCAGACGATCTTTATACATTTTATATAGGACAGCAGGATCGCCAGAGTTTACAAATGCATCAATCATCTCAGGCAATGGATATAACTCACTACCATGGTTGACATTGCTTTGGGTACCGGTAGATTTCACCTTTGCAGATACGATTAGATACTGAATAGAGATCAATTCTTTCAATGTAAAATAATCGATCATATATCCAAGATAATTCTGATAATCAATTCTATATAACATAGATTCACCTCAGATATTAATGACCGGGAGGATGTCCTCCCGGTCATTGGTTCTTAGTTGAATTTTCTGTGAATGGGTTCCATTACACCGAGTTCCTCAGATTCTTCCGGTTCCTCTACAGGTTCCTCAGCAGGTTCTCCGCCGTTTTCGTCTTCATCATCTTCGATGTAACCAGCGAGAACCATCTTCGCATACTTCTCATCTCTGAAAAGATCCTGACTGTTCAGAGCTCTGGTGTAGTAAGAAACAGGACCATTACCGATCTCGCTCTTGAAGAGGATATCCAGACGCTTCAGTGTTTCAGCATCATTGTTAACAATCGTATTGCCGTTCTCATCAACGACAAATATTCCCTTCACTGCATACATACCGACAACCGTGTGGCCGTTGTAATCAGGATCGAGAATAACGAACTTGACTGTGTCATCATACTCGTCATCGTTGTTAAGTTCCAGCCAGGAATCGGGATCATCGGTTGTGAACATCATATCCGGGGTAGTATGGATGAGCCAATCCCAATTGCCGTTGCGAGGATCCGCCAGAGACGGAATGGTTTCTGTAGAATCAATATCAGCGAGCTTCTTGTAGAAGGGGATCTCGATGTTGCCCCAGGAATCTGACAGCTTCAGACGGATCACATCATAATTCTCATTGGGATAGATTACAACCTCGAGATCATTCAGGGCATCTACTTCGTCCTCATCATCTGTGAGATATTCCATCTCTTCAGGTACGGGAGCCGACGGGCCGTCGATCTTGCTCAGAACATCTCCGGAAAATGCAAGCATTTCATCATCAGATTCGAATGATTCCTCTGCCGGCGTCTCCGGAACAGTTAACTCTTCCTTGCCCTTGTCCGTAAGTGAAAGCATACCGTCATCATTGTTGATGAGTCCTTTGTCCTCAAGCTTCTCAACAACGTCCTCGATCTTCTTCTCGAATACCATAAGAGGTGTGCACCAGATCTGAGCAATGATGTCCTTAACATACTCAATGCCGTCCGGGTCGATATTGAGCTTGCCGTTCTTCATATTTCTGGCAAATAAGTCAAGCCAGTCTCTCTGGAGGCCGAGGTAATCAGAGTTCTCCTCGCGGTAAAGTGCCATACCCGCAGCGGCGCCATCATTATTATCATTATACCTTTTTGCATTGAACCATCTTTCCATGAATATCATGGAAGGTTCAGCATCGCTGCCTTCGAACTTCTTGCAAACCCATTCAGTATGTTTGTCATCCGTCTTAATCGGTCTCATCCTCAGCCATTTGGTGAAAGCGTGATATACAGCGGATTGTACTTCAGTGTAGAAGAGACCGTTGATGACCTGCTTCCCCGCAGCGATATACTGCTCCTTCACCTCGGTAAAGAGATCCATATCATACAGCGACTGCTGGATCTTGCTCGCCAGTTTCGTCAAGCAGCGATTGAAATCTGCTTTGAAACTCTCTTTCGGATGCCAACCCGATCCCTCAGTTTCTTCAACGACTTCTTCCTTCGGTGCTTCAGTCGTTATGATTTCCTCCGCCGCTTCTTCTGTGGTATCAAGTGTTCCTTCTTCTCCTACGGGTACCTCGATGCCCTCCATGGGTTCTCCAGTTCCAGCAGCTTCTTCTGTCTTGGAGAACTGAACACCCGGAACATCCGGCGTTGTCTCATCAGGTACAACATTTGCTTCGACCAGCGGAATAGGCTGTTCATATGTTTTCTTGTTCTCAGTAATGATCGGAACTGCCACAGCTTCGATCACAGGGGTATCCCCAATATTTCCCGAGAACGCAACACCTTCGTCGGTGCCTGCAGTGTTGTTCGGATAAATATTCATTCCATCTGCCAGAATAGCAATTGCATTGATTGTCGTCATGTCGACTTCCTCCTTCTTAAATACGAAATTATCAAATGGGATTTCTTCTTCATTTGATTTTTCTTTGACCGGTTTTGATTTCATCTTGAGCCTACGGAGATAATTACTTCGGTCTGGGGTTAACTCCGTGAGAATTTTGCTTTCGGATATCTTATATGCCTCTTCGGATAGATCTCCTATCTCTCGTTCATGTACAGCATTGGACATTCTTCCTCGAATATCCTCAAAGTTGTACTTATGCCCACACGCTGGATTTGGACATACCAGCTGAGTATAATCAGCATTTGGTATTAACATCGAATTGGTGTTACACTCCCCACATATGAACAGCTCGGACTTTGCATCATAGATATATGCAAAGTCCAAACATACGGGATCATCTTCGGCACCGATTCGTGTCCCCCAGTTGGCATAGTTCTTCGCGTCGATTCCAACATCACCGATTAGATACACTTGAGAAATCTTCCTTAGCTTCTCTTTGATACGTTCTTGATGTTTAATCATCTCTCCGAAACTCTGGAATGGCTGAATATATTCAGCAACCAACAAAGTTCCATTCTCGGAGACTTCGTATATCTTGGTGACGTCAGGATATAGTCGCTTTGCCATCTTCATCTCTTTGAGATTATCGATCTTTCCGTCATTGTCGGTCGCGACTTTGACCACGAATCCATTCATCTTGAATGCATACCGATTCGTTCCAGAACCGAGCTGTGTGATATTCTCTATGTTGGCATTCCGCAGAAGCTTCAATAACTCTTCTTGCTTGGTCTTATTAAGTATATCACGTCGTCTGGATAATAATTCAATCTGTACACGCAAGTCAAATGGAAACTGTTCAAGTATCATTGACCGTAATACCTTTTGCATGGTTGACATCCTCCTTCCCTACTATTATAATATATCATCTGAATCAGAAGTCCTCCGGTCGCAATCTGGCAAACACCACCAACTCATCAATATCAATGTCAAGCAGCCATGGACTGGTCTGCTCATACAGCGATTGTTTGATTGCGTCTTGTAAATGCAACACAGCAAAAGCTCGTTGATATTTTTCTTTCAGGAATTCGATACTGGCAGAAAGTGCTTGATATTTGATTCTGGACCCCAACAGTTGGTGTGCCTCTGAAGTAACCAGACTGTGTTCATTCTGTGTCATGGGCACGACAATCGTTGTCGACTTATTGTGGTTATCAGGATCCCGTATTGTGAGCGGAATAGGGATTATTTCGTCGAAATGATTCTCCTCCAGGATCTTCGTGATATTATCGAATCGATTTGTCATGGTACGAATCTTGAAATTCTTACATTTATGGAAATCCATATATGCTTTGACAAGATACTCATCATCACTCCATGCCTGAATGCTTGGCTCAATACCCTCTCTTTTACTCTTACGCACAACGAAATACATAGTCATTCGTTCATCGGCGTCATATGTCTTCATTTATAGCTCCTCCTTTAATACAATAACGAATGACTCCAATGTCAGAATCATCTTTGAATACTCATCTCGTAAAGAATCTAATCCGGCTGGATACCGATTCTCACTACGGCCTGATTTGTATTCTTCAATCATCTTCTCCGTATAGGCGTTCTCGACGGCATCAACGATACCTTCGATGGATGTTTCATCGGCATCTCCTACCCAGTCGTCTCGATCATACAGTGCTTCAACCTCTGGTGGACGGAACCCAAGATAATCCAATGCATATGCATACTTGTCCTTGAGGTGAATGAATAAGTTGATTACTTCAGGTCTGCCTTCAGCTCGTTCAATGAGCTTAGGCAGTTCTCTGAAGTATCGTTGGATATTCACTTCTGTTTCTTTCATTTCATCTGCAGTGCTGAAGAATGCAATTGGTTCAGAAGAATGGACAGAGTCAATCATATATCGATCAATCTGGTTACTGATATCCATTCCTGAATCACTGAAATATCTTGCCAAATCTTCAGATGTCATCTTGACCATCCTGTATTTTCCTCGGGTTCGTTGTTTCATGAATGCTTTTCCAATTTCCTTTATTTCACACCAGCCGTACACATGATTCCGTTTGGGTTCATCTTTGTATACACGAAATATTACGTAGATTCGTTCATCCACAGATTACTCATCTCCCTTTGGACGATTTGCACAAACGGTATTAGAATATTCCTGTAATTGTATTCCGGATTAATTACAGCCGACATGTTGTTGAATTCCAGATAGTATTCTTCATCAAGATCATTTCCCTTGTATTTCATAATGAAGTTAATCAAATACCTTCTTACCGTAACATCTCGACTTTCAATTCGAGATATCATCGTTGATAAGAATTCCAACATTGTCAATCTATGTCTGTTGAGACCGATATCTCCTATACCCTTCACGTCCAATTTATCTTTTGAATAATATATCTCCACATTGTGAATGTTAGGGAAGTGAATATATGAGCTATACCTATTCTTCTCGACGAATACTACCTGACCAAACTTGAGCCGTTTACATGGGGCGAATGTAAATATCGCATCCTTCTTTACGGAGATCATCTTTTCCGATGTCAACCCATTTGCCTGTATGAAAACATCTCTCACTTCGGCAAACTTGTCAAGAAACTTTTCCGCAAACACCTTATCATCTCGCTGTAAGATTCCTATTGCTTTATGGCGTTCAAATCCCTTCTCGAGGAGTTCAAGCTCTTTAATCTTCTGCAAAGGTAGTAATCGGAATTCTTTGATTATACTGAAACCAGCATCTCGGATATCATACTCAATGATCTCTTCATTGAATAGGTAATCGATTTCTGGGTTGGTCCAGGTTGTCATTTGTGGTCTGTAATCCATCTTTAACCTCCTTTACATATTTACCGTATATATTCATAACATATCCCTTCTGGGACGTAATATACCGGTTAAGATATTTTGCAACTTTAATAAGAATCTGAGGATCCCGAACCTTTACCAATGTCTCAATCCTTTTATCAATCTTATGAGTTACAAGATCCAACGAGCCAATGTAAATATCCGGGTTCTTCTTCCCAAAGCAGTATACCCTGGAGTGTTCCAGTTTGTCCCACACAATGGACTTTATATGGACATTCATAAACATATTCCAGTCTGGGAGCCACGTGCATACCCCACGAATGATAAGATCCATAGTGCATCCTTTTGATGCGGCCTTATACAGAGCTTCAATGATTTCATTATCATCAAGAGCATTGCATTTGAAACAGATATAGCCATCGGCATGAGACTGACTTTTTATCAGCTTCAGCAATGCCTTTCGAGCATTGTATCTGGTAACAAGGAAGTTTGAATTGAACACCGTATCTTTTATCCGTTTTCCTTTTAAGATCGAGAATACTTTGTCGACCTGATGACATATAGAATCATCTGCAGTAACTAAAGAAAGATCAGTGTATTGGGTCGTGGTCTTGGTGTGGTAATTTCCAGTACCAATCTGAGCAACAGATTTCCCATTGATGAATTTCACCAATGTAAGTTTGCAATGGACTTTCAGTCGCTCATATCCGTATGCTGTAACACTGCATCCGATGCTCTCAAACTTCTGCATCCACTCGTAGTTGATATCTTCACCGGATGCACACAGCTCGATGTTAACATGAACTTTGACACCGCGTTCTACAGCGTTATTTATGATATCGAATATTGCTGGGTCCTTGCCTATCCGATACAGACATAGTTTGATCTCTGTAACGTCCTTGTTATTGGCTGCTTCTTCCAGGAATGACAAATAATCTCTGAAAGAATCCAGTGGATATTCGATTAGTTGATCTCTCATAAAGATATCGAAATAGCGGCTAGGACGGAACCACTGTTGTTCTTCCTTCTTCACAGGTAAGTACTTCTCTACTATAGAAATCATAGAGGAAATATCCGAACATCCGGAAATATCTATGTTATAGAACTTATTCAGATCTTCTGTTATGAATTTCAAATTTTCCATGACTTGATCACAATCATTAGAGTAATCATCAATCACCATGCTAACATCGTACTTTGAGATCATCTCTTCAGTATTTGATATGAAGACCATATTGAAGAATAACGCTTCTTTGATTTTCTCCAGGGACAGCATATCCGGTGAGGCTATATAATGACCTTGTGCCAGCACACGTTCATTGAACATCATCAATGATTGTATCATTGGGATTTGTTTAATTAATTTTTGCATCTTTAATACCTCCTTCTATATATTGATAATATATATTCAAAAAGAAAGGGACAGTGGTACCCTGGGATATCCCAGGGTACCACATACATTTACTTTCGGTCTTTGAGATCTTCGATCTCCATATTCAAGTCGCCGATCTGCTTCCGGAAAACCTCAATTGCACCTTTCTGTGCATTGACAGTCGCAATGCAGTTATTCAAGGCATTCCCGTAATTATTGAACTGAGCTGTGAGCTCCTGCTTAAGCATTCCATCATACAACATGATTGCATGATGTGCAGAATTACTCATACATGTTGCAAGAAGTTCAACCAGGGTTTTCGTGGTATCTTCCGGAAGAGATTCCGCAATCTTGGCGAAGGACTTGGTAACGATATCTGAACTCAGAATGTTCACAACCGTCTCGACTATTGCATCATATATAATGTAACCGGGTTCTTTCAGTTCCTCTTCTGGAGTAGAAACACCCTCTTTGACATCATCTGAGTTCATCGCTGCATGTTTGAGTTCTTCACGAAGATGATTCAGTTCCTTCACGCTGTCGTTTAAGTTGCTCATCTTTACGTTGTCTCCTTTCACGTACCAACTTTGCATATTTCTTGAAGTTCTCCGTACTTACCTTATCTGAGTACAATGGGTCAAGATATGAAGATCCCTTCTTCTCCTCATACAGAGCATCAGAAAGAATCTGTCTCTTAAGCTCCTGATATGAGAAGGGAACGGTAGGAGCTTCGCTATTCATCAAGGCCTGATTAAGAGTAAGAATCTTATATTCCGGCATCTTGAACTGTGTAAAGTCAGGACGCTTGTATAAATTATTTGCATCACGGATAAGACGGTTCAGAATGATTTCTGCCTGGACATGTCTACATCTAATTCCTGCAGCAATTAACTTCTCGAAAAACTCCTGAGCAAATTGATTCAGATCATCATACTTTGCGGCATTCTTATTCATCATATCCATGATCATATACAGATTATCTGTTAGGCCGTTATTCTTGATTCCGACAGACATAAGCCTACCTTCAAGATCCGTGCTTAGTACATCAAACGGGATTTCATAGTACCGTTTGCCGCCTTCAGACTTCTTGTCTGCTACCGTCTTGAAGAACTTCATGGAATTCGAGTCGATGAACATTGATTCATAGTTAATGATTTCGATCGCTGTGTATTCTTTGGTCCTGCTGTTATATACATAGATCGGGCTCTCAATGTTGTTGCCGAAGGTATTGAACTCGGCCATGTCCTGCTGGTTTACGGGAACGACGTTAGACTCCTCGATCCTTACAGACAGATGACCTGTATCGATTGATTCATCCCATTCATCTTTGTCCTTCAGATATATATCGGCGGAATCGAATCTGAAGTACTGATCAAATGTCTGGGAGAAAGATACACGCTCTGCAGATGTGAAGAGCAGATGCTTTGTGGACAGGATGTTCTGAGACACTGGTTCGGAGTATACTTCAGTATTGAATATGGCCATACCTGGCATATTCTCAACGAGGTGAGCATCCCTACCATAGCACATGTAGCATACTTCATTATTTTTGCAGGCACATGTAAGGAGGCTTCTGTACCAGATTGTCTTTCCAATCAGGTGTTTGCAATCATCATAATGTAGCAGTTTAAGCTCACCAAACTCGCTCTCGGCATACCAACGATTCTCCAATCGACGGAGAAAATCATTGTCTGTCACGAATACCTTCGTGAGATGTTTTGTTCCACAGTCAAACACCGTTCTGGACAGTGTTAGTGTTCTGGCTTCAAGTATCAGGTTACGAGAGAGGTATCCTGCTTCGCCCATGTGGGCAGTATTCATGATCGCACTCATGCGGGCGCCTGTAGCTCCAATGTAATATCCTGCAGGTTCGGAGTAACCAGTGGAAAATCCGTTTCCTTGCATTGTATATGGTATTACGTTGCCAGATACATCCGGAATCTGCCCATATGATATGAACAGCTCCTGAACCTGTTTCATCTTTATATATGAACCTGCTTTGGATACATACCATATCGGGTTCTTAGTGCGGCCGAGTTCGGCAATCAGTTCCTTGGTCTTTTCACTCAGAAGCTTTTCGACGTCCGCTGTTTGTAGCGTCTGCGGTACAACTAAGTTATTCAGTTCCCTGATCTTTTCCGATGTACGGTAATCATTCAGAAATATAGATTCCAGTGTCATGATACATGACTTGTTGATCATCGAGAATTCAATCGATGCTTCCTGGTATCTTTCAATTACTGTCTTAAGGAGTTCCGAAATCCTCTCGAATGAAATACCATAGTCCTGAAGAACCTTCAACACCTTGGATTCCAAACCCATACGCAGACTATCTGATATCATAATACCAATGATGAATGATTCATCCAGAACCTTAATCTTGTTACGATAGTACTTCTGAAGCTTATTGATCTCGATGAGAGGTCTCCATGCATTTAGATTCATCAAGAACTTTGGCATTGATAGAGCAAACACCTGTTCATCATCAACATAGAACTTGAATCGAATCTTAAATGACATACACGCCGGTATCTCTGCACAGGCACAAATTGCATAGTATACCTTGTAGTATAGCTCATCAAATGATTCATAATCATTGCATGTTGATAATACTATGACATCTGGGAATTCCCTTTCGCAGTCTTTCACAGTTCTGATGGTGGGCAAAACATAAACATCAGACATGGTCATCTTCCTCCTTAATCGTGTAATAATTCTTCCTCATATATACATTCCTCCTTCAATATCTCCGATACTGAATGTAAAATCATGTTGTATCCATTTCTAAAATATATCTATGAAGAATGGACATATTGGTCCCGGGGAATTCCCCGGGACCAATATGCTACGAAAAGGTTCAAGATGAGCCGAATGGTGTCACTTCTTATCAGTCGAGGTTGTAACGGATATTGTTTCATCCGTCTTCTTTTCCTCTTCCTTCTTTTCTTCCTTTTTCTCCTCTACCTTAGGAGTCTCCATCTTGGGAGGTTCCCAGGTCTTTGCCTTCGAGGGCTGAGGCTGAGGATTTGCTTTAACGGGCTGAGATGCCTGTTTGTCAACAGGAGCATCCTTCTTGGCTTCTACCTTCGGAACAGGAGCAGCTGCCTTCTCTGTGCCGAATGTTTCCCAGAGCTTATTAAGATTCTTGCTTGTAATTGTTATAAACGAACCCGTCTTCTGGTTGAACATTCTCGGAATAAGTGTTCCGTGCTCAAGAATAAGTTCGATCGTCTTCTTATCTGCCGGGAAAGGTTCCTTTTTCGGTGCTATTCCTTTTCCTCTAGGGATAAGTCCTACACCGAGTACCTGAATCATTAACATCGTGATTCATCTCCTTTGTTTTAATGTTACATATATCGTTTATTTATTCATCCCCAAATAAATCTTCGGAGAGCTTAGGCAAAATGTAGCTTGGGGTTACAAGATCCGAAATCAGCTGCATACCGATTATGTATGTATTAACAGTGTTGAGGGTGACCTTGTTTGTTGAAAGGTTTGTGAGTTCATCGAGTACAACATATCCTTTGTTTGCAATGGATTGTTGCATCTCCCTTTTCATCACAGGATCATCTGCTCTTGGGCCATGTAATTCCTGAAGAATTGCATCCGCATGCAGAGATACCAACAATGTAGCCTCAATATCCGAGTCTCTGGAGTTTTTGTCTTTGTTGGTAACCTGGCCTGTTAACGCAGACACCTTCTCATTCGATACGGAGATTCCATTCTTCTTATGGAGCAACTGCTGTGTACGTTTTACATTTATATATCCTACAAGACATTTCTCCTTGGAAACGATGATATGGGATTTATCCATAGACAGATGAGGCATGTATACGTATTCATACAGCGGGATTCCAAGGACCTTTGCCGCCTTTTCCATATTCTCCATTTTAAGATCATTTTCGAATTCGGCAATCTCCAGTACGAAATTCTCATCGGGGTTCTTCAGGAAGTCCTTCATGAATTTCTCAAACTGTTTATCGTCCATGGAACTGAATTCATTTCTGTACCGTTCCGTATTCATACCTGTTGGATCCATTGCATCAAATGTATCGTAAATCATTTGCTCTATTTCAGCTCTATTAGCAACCATATGCATTCCCTCCTTACATCATAGAATTTATATATGATTGAAGCTCTTTGTTTTCATCGATTGTAATTCCGATCTGGAACCCAGGACTTGCTTCATTCCTATTCCACTTATATCCATCGGGATATGAAGCAGTCCCATTGACATTGATGAATAGAGATGGCTGGCCATAGTATTTATCCTTCTTGATTGCGATAGTGTTGTTGGAAATATATTTCCCCAATGAAGCGCACTGGGCAATGATCTGCTGTTTCAGATCCTCAACATCCAATTCATCATAGAATGAATATAAGTAACTTTCTATATCAATCCCGATATCTGGGAGGGAAGGATACTGGCCTGGTTTGGCAAACAATATGAACATCAAAACATTCCGCACCGTTTCAACTTCGGAACTCAGCTTTGGTTCATTGAAATCATTTGCTCCAAATGTTAGGTCATACCCCATACGATTCTTCGCATACATTCATATCACCTCTACAAAAAGATTACTTCTCGGTTTAGAGGCTGCATAAATACAAAAGAGAAGCAGGGGGTAACCCCCTGCTTCTCCATATCCAACACACTCTCACATGTCGAGATCGACATGCGGTATGGGAGCGTCATCGACGACATCATCGATCACGTCATCAGCCGCTACAACGTCATCTTCGGAGATATCAACCGCATCCGGGTTGTCATCGACTTCGTTGAGCTTCTTCTTGTGATTGTGAACGATTATTGCCGTTGTGGTTACGCCTGCAGCAATGATCGCGGCGGCGATAACACTGATAAGAATGATCTTTGTCTTGCGGTTCTTGCGGTATTCTTCGCTGAGTGCAGCTAGTGTAAGAACTTCTGTAGGACCAATCCTGAGACGGCCAATTGCCTGCGGACCGCTGAGGAGATACTCGGTAAGTGTCTTCTTGTTTACCTTCTCGGGCTTCAGAGACTCAACCACAGTAGATGCCGAAACATCAATATCTGTATCCTCTTCCTCAGCAGTGGCAATAACGGAATCTTCGACCTCCATAAGAGTATCGAGATTCGTCGAGATCTCCGCCAGTTCAGCAGTCGTTGCAGGCGCCTTGTTGAACTTGAGATAAAGTTCACCCTTCTTCTCGAGCATTTCCGCACCGAAGATTGCCATGATCACTCCGGCATTGATTGCCGCCCTCTGCTGATCGCAGTACGTGGAATCCCACTTGTCCGACTCGATGTTTGACTTGATCGCATTGATTGTCTCGGGCATTTCATTGATTATACCCTGTGCATATGTTATTTTTGCCATGATAGTTTCCTCCTTATTACTTCTTGGCAGTGTGTTGGATGACTTTCGATATCAGGCTTATTAAGTCTGAATCCTCAATGGTCATGGTTTCATTCCCGATACTTCCTGATATTTTGAAGATTCTTTTTAGTATCTTATATTCAAGCTGTAGCTTGAAAGGAATGCCTTTGGTTTCTTCGATACCAACGATTGGGTTGATCGTAACTGTGAGATTACTGATTTTTGGTTTGGCACATGCCTGAACCAATATACTCACATGATTCCCATCCGGTGCATCGAATATTAATTTTCCTTGCCAGGTATCCGGCTTAAGTGACAACTTCAGGTTGCTACACAATTCCTTGTTGTCAACCATGATCGGACCTGGCGGAAGTTTTAGAAGCATTTAGTAACCCTCCTTTTCAGTAATATTTCTTTTGCTTCTTAATTTAATAATATATACGTGAAAATTCGGGTTATTCCATTTACTTCATTGCATCGATAATATACGATATCGGCTCTGATAATTCCAGTTCCTCGGGCAAAGGCTCTGTGTACTTCTTATCAACAAAGAACTCGTACAAGACAAAAATATCATATATTTTCGAATACCAACTCCACAATGTGAGTTCGTTTTTGTTAGCTAGGTTATGTAGCATCTGTCTCATCATTGCAGGGATGTCTCTGGAGCCGGTATGATAACCGAAAGAGATTGCTCTTTCATTGAGCTGTTGCAAACGAGGGTCATCTCGGTAACCGTTTCCTGCAATGATTGCCATTATGGTCTCATGTATCCCTGCTTCCTTGCGAATGTATGTTGCCAGGGCATTGTGAATCAACAATCCGATTCGCTGTGGAGTACCAACTCTTTTGTATGATCGTAAGGCGTCAATGGCGGATTGAGCGGAAACAAATCGTTTGATCGGAATTATAGCAGGGAGTATGTCGGAATAGTTATGAATATGCATGTAAATAACATATTCATTATTGGAATTTATCCCCAGTAGATACTCAGGTGCTTTATCTTCAGTATTGACCTTTCGATCACCAATGTATACTTCTGGATGCCCTGGTTTGGCATCTTTGATTACATATGTAACTGATGGATCATGGGTCTGTTTCAAATCATACCATTCTCTGGTTACATACTCAACTCTGTTTGGGTTGAATGCATCCCACTGTTTGGTGAGATCTACCTCAATAACTCTGGTGTTATTGTTAATATTATTATCAGTACTAAGCATGATACTGTACCTCCAATGAAAATATATATTATAATGATGGGTGGAAATAAACTAATGAAAGGAAATGTGATATGAAAGATAAGAATGAATATATCTATGCAATAGATACTGAGAAATATTTTCACGAAGCAAAACCCGTCGGGAAGATATATGATTTATGGCGAATTCCATGTAGTAATCCAGGCCCAGGGATCAAACTAGCCAGGTTCAAATATGACCATACATCAAAGTCTTGGCTATGGTTAAGTTTCGAAATGTTCAAAGATTTCGTCAAATATCAAAACATATTGACATATATCAAAAATTTCAATACCAAGGAGGAAGTCATCAGATGGAATTCGATGAAAAGTTTATTGAAGTAGAAGCAGGAGAGATCACCAAGAAATGGCAAAGTGTATATGCGTACAACATTGTCATCGCCAGGATGATCCCAGAATTGATTGATGGTCTCAATCCTGTTAAGCGCAGAGCTATCTATACTATGTTTCTAAAAGATGGAGGGAAGAATTTCAGGAAGGTGTTAGCGATTTCGGGAGACACCGTCGGTAAGGTCCATCCTCATTCCAGCACTTCAATCGAAAGTGCAATTGTGGGGATGGGACAGCCATGGAAAAATACGATCCCCCTAATCGAAAGAAAAGGTAATTACGGGACCTGCTATGATGAGGATACAGAAGTATTGGTATTGGGTTATGCAGATGCTCCTAATACGGTATCATGGGTAAAATGGAAAGATTTCTATGATAAATGTTCAGGGAAGCTCGGTTCCTGTGATATTGAAACCGGTGAATGGTTATGGGAGGAACCTAGCAACCTTGTCAAGTACAATATGAAAGAAAGATATGCCGATGAACCTGAGAAGATGATCATGATTGTCGGTAAGAACTCCGGAGCAGGTGGAGCTCCTGGTGGAGCAGTTGACTCTTCCGGAGGTGGACAGACAGGGGTAAGCTCTACCGCTGGTGCTCCTACAAATGATCCATCCTTGAATAACCCTATCGATTTAGGCGAAACCCCTCCTGCACCTGGTGGGGCAAATAAGTTCATCGACTTCATGGTTACCGAAGATCATAACATGGTCATCAAGGCCGTGTCTCCTGCTCCCGATGAAGATAAGTTTGAATTCCGTAAAGCAAATGATCTTCCTGATGTATTCCAGACTAAGGTCAAGGATATCATAATTCCGGAAGAGAGGAAAGGATTCGGCGAGAAACACATTCTCCCTACTCCCAACATGGAACCATATGGACTGTGGCAGCCTGATACAGAGTACAAGGATCCAGATGATCTTGTGTGGGTAGTTGATGCATTTGGCAAATCAGATCTCCCGATGAATATCTTCTTGAAGGTGATATCTGTCTTCCTGGCATATGGTAAACTCACAACGGAAGACAAGATTGAACTCAATGACGATGCAACGAAGGTTGATCTGGATGATCTGAAAGGGCTGTTTGAGTTCGAGGATGACACCCATATTACTGATGGGAACATTGTGGCATTCTTCAAAGGATATGATGAACCGATCATGCCTCCTACAGAAGAAGGTGAAGGAGGCGAGGAAGAAGCGGAAGAGGAAGAATATCCGGCATTCATCCCATATGGGATATTCATGATGAATACCGAGAATATCGAAACATTCTTCTCGACATATGCTGAAGTAACTCAGTCGTCTCCTCTGATGATCAAAACCACAACACAGGATATCCAGTATCAATTCCAGGCATTGGCTGTTATGACAAGCAAGTTCACATCATTGGGGCAAACCGATCCTGAATGTAAGCATCCTGTTGGTAAGGCCCAGGCAGGAAAGTTCAAATACATCGTTGAATGCAAACCTGAATTCGAACCTCGAATCGAGAAGAAGACGGCAATCAGTACTGTTGAGTACAAAGGTGATGTTTACTGTGCTGAGATGCCTACACATCACACCATGGTCACCAGACGTAATGAAGTCACACTGATTGCAGGTAACTGCTCCGGTGATAGTGCAGGCGCTCCTCGTTACATTCAGGCAAAGCTCTCTGAATATGCTCAGGCATGTTACTTCGAAGACTGGAAAGATTCCGTTGTTGATATGGAACTTGCATATGATGAAGAGACAATGATGCCTAACTATCTCCCGGCCAAGTACCCGAATGTATTGGTCAACGGCTGTTTGGGTGTTGCATATGGTATCTCGGTACAGATTCCATCGTACAACTTCAAAGAAGTTCTTGATGCGACAATCATGTTGATGAGAGATCCAAATGCAAATATCATTCTGATACCAGATTCTCCTACGGGAGCGGACATCATCGAGGCCGACTTCGGAGCAATCACGAAACGCGGCAAAGGCGTATATATGCAGAGATGCCGGTATGAGATTGATCCCGAAAGCAACATGATCACAATTACAGCACTTCCCGAGCGTAGTACAGCAAATGCTGTTCGTGAGACCATTGCAAATATCAAGGAGAAGGGTGGACTGTCTGAACTTCTGGCAATGAATGATCTCTCCGGTGTTGATATCAAGATCGAACTGATCATTCGTGATGACGTAAATCCATACAAGTTCATGAAGAAGTTGATCTCACAGGTAGCTGGGCTTGAACAGTCATACCCTGTAACAGTACGAGTGACATCCGACTATATGCTCTTCAAATATTCCATCCCGCAAGTATTGCTTGAATGGATCAAGTGGAGAAGGGAACAGAAACGAACTGTCCTGTCTAACAAGAGAGGAACATTGTACGGAGAGCAGAGAGTTAATGATATCAAACTCTTCATCATGAACCCGCAGAATCTGAAGGATACACTGGATATTTTCAGACACTCTCACAACCGACAGGAGATTGAAGAGAAGCTGATTGCCAAGTATCGTCATACCGAGATCATGATGGATTCCGTTCAGGCTCGTGCTCTGTCTAACATGAGAATGATCGAACTAACGATCGATGCTTATGAAGGATATAAGAAAAGGGCAGAAGAAATCCGCAAGGAACTGCAGGAGATCGAGGACACACTGAATGCGGATGACGGTGTTGACAAGGTAATCATTGCGGAACTGAGAGAAGGTATTAAACGTTTCGGGAAACCAAGACGTTCAAGAGTTGTTCCATACCAGATTTCTGTATCCAATGAGGTCGATGGTTGGTGCATACTGCAGCTGTCTTCGGACGGTACAATCATTCGAATTCCGGCAACCAACGCAGATACTGAACCCGTTCCTACCGATACCAATGGATTTGCATGTCTGGTAGATAATGACGCTTCGTTCATTCTGATAGATGATAAGGGATTCCATACATTTATTCGGGTCAAGGAACTGCCGGTGAACTCTGAAGTTCCTGTGTTCCGGTATTCCAAGAAACCATTGGATGGGAAGGTTGTTGCAATGCTTCCATTCGATATCGAGTCGGATAAGTGTTGTACATTGATATCCAGACAGGGTGTTGTCAAGAAGGTTCGCATTGCCGATATTGGCCCGTCAAAGAAGCCGATAATCACAATCGACAAGGATGATCGGATTGTGAAGGGAATCGTACTCAGAGCAAAGTCTCAGAAGGATCTCCTTATATATACCAAGAATGGTATGGGACAGAGACTTGATCCTAACTCCATCCGGATCACCTCCCCATCTGCCAAGGGTATGAATGGATTCAAACTGAAGAATGATGATGAGATATGCGGAGTATATTCAATCTCCCCAGAAGAGAATTCGTATCTGTTGTATGTAACAGCCAAGGGTAAGATGAGACTTAACCTCATTGACTATCTCCCTACCAGAGAATCCAAACATGATTCAATGGTGCAGCTCATCATGCTTAATGACAGAGATAAGCTGGTGGCTGTTGCCGGTTGTAACAAACTCGACAAGGCAACGGTGTACTATGATGACTCTGATTCGGAGACTATCGATATTAGCAAACTTCCGGAGTCTACAATGGCAAGTGAACCCAAGAAGGTCACATCGAAGAATGCGGTATCAAACAACATTACCAAGGTCAAAATAAACTAAACAAAAGGCAGGGTTTAAACCCTGCCTTTATTTTATATTTTGGAGGTAAATCATGTTAATCGATTCGAAATATTATCCAAGATATGTTTGGGTTGTTAGTTATTGTGATGGCAATGATAATGAGCCAACCGTTACGGTGTTTGACAATAAAGAAGCAGCAGAAAAATGTTATGATGCATTTAAGGAAGGTCATAACCGAGTTGCGATTGATGAAGCGCCGGTTTATAAGCAATTCAATTTATTATAAAATCAATTTGTTCATGGAGGAGGGATAAAATGGAGCCTAACCTAAAATTTACCATTACTGATACTACCAAATTTGAAGAAGGTATAGACGGCCCTTGTGTTATCAAAGGTGCTGACAAGGGTATCGATATTGTCTTCATTAGAATCACTGATTCTAAAGTAAAATTTAAAGGCAATCAAGATACGATCCGTCAAATTGCTCGATCTAATCATATCAGTATGAACAAAGCTCGGAAACGATTTGCAAGGATTTATCGCGCCATCGTTAACATCTCATAGTCATATGCTTCTCTTAAGAAATCGGCGGGCGCTATTCGGTGGTCACTCGTATCACGGTGCTTCAGATGGTGCATTCTATTGCGACCTGACTGGTACTGTGTCTGGTTCCAACTGGAATATTGGCGCCCGCCTCTCCCTGAAACCGACCGCGGAAGGGAGAATCAAGAGACTTGGAAACATCCCATTCGGGATGTGTCGCCAGATGCAATAATTAACAGATAAAAATTATTGAAATGATATATTATAAACATAAGAAAGGAGTTGAGAGCAATGACATTTGAAAAGATCTTATCTGATGTATCTATGGATATTATGAGCTTACAGGATGCATATAATGAAATTCTTAAGAAAGATCATTTTAAAAAGATCAATTATTATGCCCATATCAATGATATCAGCAAAGAGCCAATGAGCGAAGGGCAGTTGCAGGAATTGGAAGCAATTGTGGATATACTTCAGATACTGTATAATTCCAGTGTCGGCAGCCCTGTTACCGATTCTGATTTTGATTCTCTACAGGAAACACTTGTTAGTATGGGCATACCAAGACTGTCTGGTAGTCTGGAGATCAATGACAATAACAAAGTCAGCGGGATGTTTACGACTCTGCGGGGTACATTGGGTAAAACTTACTATCTGTATCCTGATGAAATCCGTACCAACAAATCCCGAGACTATCTCGATGATTGGATCAAACGTACTGAAGCTCTGTATGAGCGGAAGACTGGAAAGAAGATTGATCTGAATAAAGTGAAATGTGTTGTTCAAAGCAAATTCGATGGGGTAAGCGTAACTCTCGAATACAGTGGAGAGAAGCCTGTGTGGATTAGCCGAGGAGATACCAAAGCCAACAGGGCATCTGATGTGAGTCATCATATGAAACAATTCAACGATGTCTTCTGCAATGATGGTCCAATTGGTATCAAGTTCGAATGTATGATGAGCGAGGAGAACTTCGAATATATCAATTCCCTAATAAGTAATCCTCAGTTACGGTATCACAATTCCAGGCAGGTTGTGACATCTACACTGAACTCAGGTGAAGCGGATTTCAAATCAGAATATCTGTATCCCGTACCATTGCGTGTTATACACCCTGGGGAAGATATGGAAGAGATTCATCCAGATATGTATGCGAAGTTCCCGACTGTTGTATGCACATTCGGGGATCGTGATATCATCAAGAAGTTCGCAAATGAACATCGGTATGTTGAATATCGCGGGATGCATTTCCGGACAGATGGTGCCGTATTGACAATACTTGATCCTGAAATAAGACGCGTCCTTGGTCGTGAAGAGAATGTTAATAAGTTCGAAGTCGCGTATAAGTTCACCGAAGAACAGGCCATTACCAAAGTCAAGAAGGTCGAGTTCTATGTATCCAATTTCGGGTTTGTGACTCCAGTACTTGTGGTGAATGATGTAATCCTTAAGGGTAATACAATCAACCACATATCTCTGTCCAATAAGGAACGGTTTGATGAGCTTGATCTTCATTACGGTGATGAAGTCAAGGTACTATATGACATCATTCCGTATGTGATCATCGATCCGATGTGCAATCGGCAGCCACATGGTCGGAAGATCGAGTTCGTCCGTTTCTGTCCAAGATGCGGTCATGAGCTGAATCTGAATACTACTCAAATCCAGTGTAAGAACCCATCCTGTCCATGTAAAGTCATCGGCAATATTCTGAACTATTGTCAGGGAGTGAGGATCCAGAATATTGGTTATTCCACCCTAGAGCAACTGTGGAATGCCGGACTTCTTAAGAATGGAATTCGTTCATTGTATAAGCTCAAGAAGAAGGCAAATGAGATTACCGATCTTGAAGGATTTGGGCAACTCAAGGCAAGGAAGATCATTTCGGAAATCGAAGCGAAACGTCGGCTTCCGGATTATATCTTCTTCGGGTCCATTGGAATACAAGGCCTGTCTACGAAATCCTTCCAGGAAATATTCAGCAAAGTACCTCTGGATGATTTCGTCAATATGATCAAGGCGAAATCGTTTGAACTACTGAGAGAACGGCTATTGATGGCAAACACCATCGGCGCTGTGAAGACTGGTGATCTCGTGAACTGGCTCAAGGATACAAAGAACCGCACTGAACTATTCAAACTCATGGATGAGTTGTTGATCAAAGAATCTTACTCTGCTGCAGAAGTATCCAAGAATATGATCAAGATTGTATTCTCTGGATGTAGACCATCTGAAGAGATGAGAGCAATGTTAACGAATCATGGATATGAAGTATGCGACAATTGGCATTCTCAGGCCAGGTATCTGGTCATCCCCAGGAATGGATTCACATCCAGTAAGGTTAACAAAGCCATGAGTAAAGGCATCCCGATAATAACTATCGGAAATATAACAAGAGATATACCAGGTCTCATATAAAGGAAGTGAATACATTGCGTTTAGCTGGAAATACAATTGTCCAGACATTGGATATTGATACAGGTGAACCTTGGAGAGGACCTATAACATCTCTATTCGAGAAATATCCAACCTGTCTTGAATTGCCATTTATCAATCCATATCACAACGTGTTGAAACTCAATAACGTTAAGATCACAGACTGGACGGGATGGACAAATTTGCTTTATATTGAGCAGAATATAATGTATGGTGAAGTATGGAAAGAAGTCAAGATTGGCAGAGAATCCGTGATTGCATTATTCCATCCGAAATCGTTAATACCCACATGGAGAAATATGAATTACAGACGATCATTCAATGGTAGAGAAGTATATGAGTACAAGGTCGTCCCAATCACAGAACTAGATGAAGCAAGAGGACGGGTCCTATATGGATCCGACCCTTCTTCTCCGAAGAGCGTCTTAAATCTCAGAATGAGTCCGAAGAAGTTCGCGAAGAAGAACAATATCAGGCTCAAAGGAAAAGGCATTTCCAAGAAGGAAAGAAAGCACAATCATAAGAGACTCATCAAGGAGTACTCTGATTTTGCTGCGACAGGTCTGAACAAGGCCGTGAAGATTCTGGCGGAGAACCCTGATGCCAAGAAAGCGGATAAGGTAAAAGAAGGTGTTGAGAATATCATCACCAATCCGGATGTCATGAAGAGGATCGTCAAGATCTACAAGAAGAATCCGGGCACATATCCGAACATGATGTTCCTGCCGAATATGATCATGAACACTCTCGTGTACTATGCATCTGATGCAATCTCCGATGAGGAGAAGGAAGTCGGCAAGGCTCTTGACACGGACAGCCTGATCACCTTCTGTGAAAAGATTCTGAAGAAGGAGATCAAAAGATACGAGAAGTTCGGTCTCGAAGAGGAAGTTGCTTATCAGTTAGCAACAGTAATTCCCACGACAAAGCTGTTCAGAAACCGTCAGTGGTACAAGCGTCTGATTCAGCAGATGTACGATATCGCTGAAAAGAATCCCGTTGATATCGATGCTGTACTTAAGGCTGTATGCAAGATCGACAAGAAGAAGGGAATTTCCAAGAAGGAGTTCCTGGAAGGATTCTTCAGTGAGTTCATCCTTACCAAGGCATCGAACTCGAAGACGGCGAAGTTCACCGATACCCAGAAGGAACTGCACGAAGGTCTCATCGAACGTACTCTGGTATATCTGGACAACCTTAAGGTCCGTAAGACAAAGGAAATCCTCAAGAGATATATCAAGAAGAGACAGACGGCGGAGTCATACAAGAACGACACCAAGCGTGTGATCAAGTTCATTGACCATGCAAATTCGAATAGCCCGTATTCGAATATCAAATCGGCAATTAATGATCTCATTGCAGATAACTCTGCATACGAGGCATATTTATCGTAATAAGTAAATAGGAGGAGTATTTAGCTATGGCTAAGAAGAGTAAGAAGATCGACAAGGAAACGCGTCGCATGATCGAAAGCATCTCCGATCTCGTTAAGAAGAAAGGAGATCGCTATAAGTTCAAATCCAAGAAGAAGAAGCTGATTAAGAAGGTTAAGATGAGCTGCTGCCACTGGACTATCCGTAAAGGCAAGGAAGTTCCGACAACCATCAGAGACCCGCAGCGTGACGGATATTATAAGTGCGCAATATGCGGCGCTTCCTTCCCGGTTAAGCCTCAGACGATGGATGACGGCACCTCCGCTTATAAGGAAACCACGAAGCAGATGCTCGAACTCGTTGATCAGATGCAGTTCTATGGCGTAAAGCTCGGTGGTGATGCGGATGATACCAAGATGTTCCTGAAGCTCAAGGAGAACCTCCCTAGGTTTGCAAAGGTATCGGCCCAGATCATCAAGAGACTTAACAAGCGTGAGACCTTCGACAAGAGACGCGAAAAGGGTGATTCGTTGTCGAGATTCGATAGCTACAGTAGCTTCCAGTACCGCGGCTAAACAACATATATCACACCCGGGAATCCCGGGTGTGATTAAAATTTTATACTTCTAGGAGGATTTAAGATGAATATACTTGAAATGATCGAATGGAAACCATTCAACCTTGAAACTGCTCCGAAGAATCACACTCTGATACTTCGCAATGTAGCAGATCATCTGGATATTACCATGGTGATTTACAATGCCCAAACAGGAAAGTTTGCCATCATGAACGCTAACCCGATCTCTGAAGTTAGCGAGGAGATGTATGACAAGGGACTCATTCTGGTCGACCATGATAAGTTCGAAAACTCGGAGTATTTTACAGTTCAGGATCTCTCTCAGCAGGATGCGTCGATCGTCACCAGCGCTGCGTTACTGGATCTGACTGCCATGTCACCAATTTTCTACCCGAGGTTCGATCACAAGAACGCCAAAGAGTTCGTCTCAAAGAATATCATGATTCCCACTGTTCAGCCGTTTTTCTCCGTCTTTAACAGTGCAATGATGATCGAGGATATTGCGAACTCGACAATGGTTAGTAAGACGAAGGTATCTGGATCGGATATCGTGTCTTTCTATGATACCATGGATCATGCCAAGAACATGAAGATGTTTGCACTGGTATCCATGCACAGAGAGTGGATCGCTGTTCAGGATAAGGATGAACTTCTCGATGAAACATATGAGAAGATGGTTGCCAATGGTGCATTTGATGATGAGGAGGAAGAATAATGAAAAAGAAATTACTAATTGTAATCGATATGCAGAAAGACTTTGTCGATGGAAGTCTTGGAAGTAGGCAGGCACAGGCAATCGTTCCTCGCGTACAGGAACTGATTGATTCTGATGAGTTTGACATTACTCTCTTTACCAGAGATACTCACAATGAAGACTACTTGGACAATACTCTCGAAGGCAAGATGCTCCCAGTTAAGCACTGCATCTATGAGACAGATGGTTGGCAGCTGGTTGTTAAACCCAAGATCGAAGAGTACAATGGTCTGTCGGCTATCATCGACAAGTACACGTTCGGCTCTACGAATCTTGTACCAACAATCATTGAGGCAATATCCAATTTCGAGAGTACCTATAGGCTCACGATTCCGGATATCGCCAAAGAATTCATCGATACTATTACGATTGTCGGGCTGTGTACCGACATCTGTGTTATCTCCAATGCACTTCTTCTGAGAGCCGAATTCCCTGATACAAGAATCATCTGTGATGCGTCGGCATGTGCTGGTGTTACACCTCATCGTCATGAGTGCGCTCTGGAAGTTATGAGAAGTTGTCAGATCGAAGTAATCAACGCATGCCCTGATATGCCCAATGAGAAGGAGTAAATGATGTTTATTTTGGAGAAGATAGATCACAAGCTTCCGAGAATCATCAATAGCCTGTTGGAGACAGACATGTATAAGTTCTCCATGGGACAGGCGATATATCACCAGTTCTCGGATTACAAAACCACATGGACATTCAAATGCAGGAATCAGGATGTCCACTTTACAGAAGAGATGGTTGAGGAGATCAAGAATCAGATTAAGCTGTATTGCGAACTGCAGTTTACCGAGGAAGAGCTCCAGTACCTGAACAACATCAAATGGATCAAAGGATCATATGTGGACTTCCTCCGGCTGTGGAGACCTCGGTTCGAAGACTTCGAAATATCATCTGATTCCGCCTGCGGACTTTCCATTGAGACCAAGGGAACTTGGCTAAATACTTCTATGTATGAGATCCCTACATTGGCGATCGTCAATGAGGTGTATTTCAAAATGCAATACGATTATCAGATGCTTCTGAAGAGCTTCCAACAGAAGCTGGACGAAAAGTGTGAATGGATTCACAAGGGAACCATCTACCCTGGCACATTCTCCGAGTTCGGTCTAAGAAGAAGACTGTCTGGAGATGCACAGGAATTGGCCGTCAAGCAGCTATCGGAAACCAGACTCTGTTCCGGCAAGTTCGTCGGTACATCCAATGTCTATCTGGCAAAGAAGTATAACCTGACTCCCGTAGGAACAATGGCTCATGAATGGTGCATGTGTGTAGGCCAAGGCAACCATAAGCACAACCCTGCATATTCCAACTGGTATGCTCTGGATGCCTGGGTTAAAGAATATGGAGTCCTGAATGGAATTGCATTAACAGATGCAATCACAACTGACTGCTTCCTGAAGGACTTCAGACTTACATATGCTACCCTCTTCTCAGGCGTAAGGCATGATTCTGGTGATCCTTATGAGTGGGGCGAAAAGATGATCAAACACTACGAGTCGCTCGGAATCAATCCGAAAACAAAGACTCTGTTGTTCAGTGATTCTCTCGACTTCCATAGAGCAGACAAGCTCTTCCGTCACTTCTGTGAATACACAAACGTTGCATTCGGCATTGGAACATATCTTTCAAATGATACCGATGTTGCCCCGCTTAATATCGTTATGAAGACAACGATGTGCAACGGAATGGATGTAGCCAAGATCTCGGATACCGAAGGTAAAGGAATGTGTAAGAATCCAGAGTACGTTGAGTATCTGAAGAGATGTATAGATTGGAGAATGAGTCATGAAGCCAGGTAGAGTTATACTAATTCCTGGGACATTCAATCCACCTACAAACGCCCATATCGCAATGAGTCAGGAATTACATAAAGTATTTCCCGGAAGTAAAATTGTGTATGTTCCCTGTAATGATAACTACACAGTGGAATACAAGAAGCAACAGGGATGTATCAAGATGGAAGACCGTGTTCGGCTGTTGTATGGATGTATTAATCAGAAATATTCGTATGTGTCGATATTTGAAGCCAATGCTGATCCATACGGATACCTTATAGATACTGCCCGGTATTATCATTCCATCTATGATGATGTCGCAATCTGTCTGGGTGATGACAATCTTAAACATTTCGATACATGGAAAGATGCTGAAGCACTGATTCAGGAGAATATGATTGTATATTTCCATAGAGCCGGCTATTGTGGCAACTTCTGTAAATTAATACAAGATCATCACTGGCAGTGTATTTCAGTTCCTGGGGTTATTCCAAACATCTCATCCACGAAAATACGTCAAGCGTATCTAGATGGGAACTGGGATCTGATAATCCAGAATGTTCCGGAAAACGTATTCTTGTATCTTCGTTACACAGATGGCCTCTTTGAGTGATATGAAAACAGATGGGCAGGATCCTGCCCATCTGAGTTATTTTTATAAAGGAGAATTCAAAATGGAATATGATGTCAAAGATTATACCCGATGGATCATCGAATGGATCCAGGGCTGGTTCAATGTTAATGGCAAAGGTTGTAATGCCATAGTCGGAATATCCGGCGGTAAGGACAGCACGATTGTTGCCAAACTTTGTTGTGAAGCTCTCGGTGAAGATCGTGTCAGCGGTGTGTTAATTCCGATGGATATGGAACCTGACCCGATTGCATATCGCGTAATCCAGTATCTTGGGATTCATTATACCACGATCATAATCGGTCAAGCATATAAGTCCATCATTGATCAGATCTATTCGTTTGGCGATCGAGTTTATATACATAAAGATCTCGTGACTCGACAGATTAATGAGGAACCATCCGCTGCAACCAAGATCAATCTCCCGGCTAGATTGAGAATGGCTGTGTTATATGCACATGCCCAATCCAATAACGGGCGTGTTGCAAATACATGCAACTTCTCCGAAGACTATGTTGGCTACTCTACCAGATACGGTGATAGTGTTGGTGACTTCAGCCCTATCTCAAACTTCACCGTTACTGAAGTCAAAGAGATTGGCAGGTATCTTGGAATTCCGAACGAATTCATCGATAGACCTCCAGAAGATGGTCTATGCGGGAAAACGGATGAGGACAATCTTGGGTTCACATATGATATGCTGGATAAGTATATCACCGAGGGTATCCTTCCCCCTCCCGAGATCAAGGAGAAAATCGATCGTCTTCATAAGCAGAATCTATTCAAGCTCAAACTAATGGAGTCCTGTCCGAACCCATTCGTCAAGAGAGCAGCTCTTGATGAACTAAAGGAGGAGAGCCCAGTTGACAGAGTTTAAACTTTCGCGATATGTCAAAGAGGAGTTACCAACATGGGCAGAAATGCATGAATGGTATCAGAATCAGTTCTATGATTATATACCTCCTGCACATAAGGAACCACTTGACCCTTACTGGAAGATTCCGAAACGGCTATACACATTGGCTTCCGTATGCAACCAGCTCAACAAGATGCTCCTTGAAGATGAATATATTATTGGACTTATTAATACACTACACGATGAGTTCGAAGATTTAGCAATCGATGACATATATTTCGCTATTCATATAGGGGCATTCCATAACGTAGATAAGAATACGATTTATACTTGGGATACGAAACCAAATCCATTCATATCAGATTCATCTACCAGACAAATGGTAAATCCTTCGCTTCACAGCAGCTTGGTTGTTATCACACATCAGTCAAAAGATTTAAAAGCAATTCTCACAGAAGAAGAAGCAAAGGCATTACATAGTCGAATAATTGAGTTCATGTTTATGGAGATTGAACGGTATTATACAGAACCGATTGGTTGGAAAGATGAAAAAGGCAATCCGTCTATCTATCGGAAGAAGCCCTTTGTTTGCCCTTCTGGATTTGATCCTGCGTTATGACAAAGATACCACCCCGGGATAACCCGGGGTGGCTCCGTTGTTACCATCATGATATATGATACATATGGAAATCTTGATCGTTATGACGATAACGATACATGATATGACTTATAAACATCATCATTTTTCAATGATATATTATTAATATGAGAGATTAGTAAGATCGATCTCCCAAATCCTTATTTCAGAAAGGAGGATACAGTTATGGAAATATTGAACTACATATTCAATATTCTTAGTTTCATCAACTGGCTGTTTGCTAGCATCACTGTCATAGTCGTTGCTATCTTTACAATCAAGATGGTGATTTCCGAGATACTCCATGACAAGGATTCCAAGTAAGTGAATCCTCCCTCTCATAAGGAATAAGGAACTTCTCAAAATCATTGGGGTGGACGACCTAAGCCCGCCTCTTGATTTTTGTTCATAAATCACATCATTAGGAATCTGTCTAATCATTTCAACATTTTACGATCGAATTCTGGAATGTGCACATCTCCCCAGATTTCTTTCATTGTGTTGTATAACATTTCTGGAGTAACCCGGGTTGTCGATATTACATCCTTCCCGACTATCTTGCCCATGACATTGGTCCTGTATACCTCGATTATGCATCCACCTTTGAATACAACATAGTATTCAGATTGAAGCAACTCTCCTGAGTTTCACAGTTATCCAACTACCATCTGAATTGACATCCCATTGATCAGGATCAAGTCTACCCATGAGTTCGTAAACATTGTTCAATGCATCCGTGTTAATTTTCATATTGGAATTCCTCCCGCATATTTTTTGTTATGGAACAGTAAGAACATCCCCCGGAATGATTCCGGGGGATGTGATTAGTTTTTCACATTGGCCGTTACGGTATCTCCGTTCATACTAACATTTGCATTGTCGGTTAATGACTGTTGAATCTGAGATGCTGTTTCACTGTCTGTAGATACCTTCATACTGAAGGCAGTATCTCCATCTGTACTTGGTCCAGGAGATACATTATCGATCTTTTCAGATTGGTCTTTGACAGCATCATAGCATGCAGAAAAAGAATCATACTTGTTGGTCACGAAGTCTGTCAGCTTGGCGGGATCATCGGCCGGTATTACCTTGCCCATATAACCGGGCTTATACTTTTCCATCGTTGGTAACCCTGCTTTCTGTTAAGAGATTTGATAAGGGAGGATTCTTACTCAGATATTCCTCCCTCAGTTCGAGCAACTTTATGAAATATCCTCGGGGAAGTTTAGTAAACGCATAGTCAAAGGTAGGATCATCTTTGAACATACGACCACTCTTCTCCAGGATCTTTAGTTGCTGCTCAGCGTTATGTTCACGCTCGCCAGGCTGCGAGCTACTATAAAAAGCAACGTAGCCACGTTGTCTATAGTGATATCAGTCTTCGATTTGCAAACAGGACATACCACGTTCGGAATCGAGTATTCAAGAGTATACGGTTCCCTGGAAAGTCTTGAGATTTCCATGAGCACATGATAGTCTACTTCATTGAGACTATCAATAACCTTGGTGATGTTGTTGATGCCCGTGATACGCTTCCAGCCGTCTCCAGATGGGATTAAGAATGCTTTGATTGTAGGAAGCATCATTACAGAGTAGGACTTCGAAAGAATCTCCGGATCTTCTGTATCTTCAAGCTCCTTAATCTTTCCATATATAGAATTAAGGAATTCGTACGCCGATGCATGACCGTAGATTACCTTGTAGCCGGCATTGGGCAGATCTACATAGTTGGAGTTTGACACAGGCGATGTTGCATACAGGTCCATGATCTTATCCTTCGTATTGGCTGTAGCAACTTCCTTAATCTCATCTAATGTAGATTGAGCAATGCTTTCAACTCTTAACATTTCCGCAGGTCTGTATATATGCTCATACGAATGTTTACACTGCTTGCACTTGATGGTCACAAGTTCTGTACCCATCGTTGTTGCACAGAGAATCTTCCAGAGAATGAACTCAAGATCCATGAAAGATGTCTTTCTGAGGAAGTCTTCGAACTTCGATACGGAATGGATCTCGCTGCTCTTAACCTCAGGAGGGATGGTCGAAAGCATATTTGTCTTAACCATCTTCTTGGACGTGGGATCCTTATACATCTTATACTCTTCCCAAGGACCAATGCTCTGATTCTTTATATGATTGAACGCAATGGACCACTTCTTACGTTCACCGTCATATGTATTCATCTCGACAGCCGTTGATAGATCGATGATCTCAGCATATGTAAGGCCGGTGAAGGTCGCCCGATAATGTGATGCAGGCAATGCTGCAGATACTTCATTCACCGTACGTTCATACGAGGACAGAATCGAATCGATTGCATCATCCTCAACATCTTCAATGTTACCTAACTGAAGATCCTCGGATTCAACGATCTTCAATTCGATCGTTCTGGAACGTCTGATCTTTTCCGATTCTTCTTCTGTCCATGCGATCTGATCAGCATCTATCTTGTTGATGATCACCTGAACGATGTCTTTGGACCTCATCTCTTCATCCGTAAGAGGAACGTCATGCCTATACTCTTCAGGCGTTTCAACAGTTGGAGCATCTGCATCAGCTTCAACCACAGGTGCTATGTAATCATCTGTGCGGGCATATATCAGATACGGATATTCTGTTTCAACAAGATTCAGAAGTTCATCAAGTGTCGCTTGAGAACGCTGGTAATCTGAATCTTCTGCAGCGATATGGAATTTGGTCTGAAGATCTCCAGGTGGGATCTGCAGGTACTTGATATGGTGTCTCGCCTTCGCCTCTTCAATATTGCGAAGTTGTCTCTGCAGATCCGCAATCTTCGTATTGCCGTCTTTCATATTCGCTTCGTCTGCACCATTAATCGGAGCTCCTCTGGACTCAACGATTTCGCCTTTATCATAGACAACACCCAATGTCTGCTGCTCAGGGAGTCCTTCCATAAGTTCAGGGTTAGGGGTCCATGCTTTGGCTTTCTTTGCTTTGATTGTGGATTCAGCGGGGCTGGTGTACTCCAGTTTTTCAATACCATCTGAGGGTTCAGATGGTGTATCTTCTTCGACTGTGTTCGATCCATAGAATTTGCTCGTATCGAATGCATCTTCGAGATCCTGAGGCTCATCTATTTCATCGAGAACACTAAAAGGTTTATTTGCCATTACGTGCAATCCTCCTTGCTTATTATATTATACTTTCGGGTTTAAACGGGCCGGATATTTTAATTGTAGTAATTGATCATCAGTATGATGTAGTTATAAATTGCTCTGGTGTAATTGATAATGGTAGCTTCTCTATCATACATACTTCTGATATTGATGATATCATTCATCCAATACTGGAGAATGGATTTAATTTCACTTAGGAAAGGATCTTTTGAAGTTCCTATTGAGCGATATATAGATAGGCCAAAGTTCAGGAACTCGGATGATCCGACTGTAGATGTTGTGGGGTTCTTGTCAAAATAAGCCATAATGACATTCTCGATCAGCTTGTTCAGACGATTGTTTTTGCTGGAATTGATCTGAGCAATGAAGCCCGAAAGATTACCGACATCTACTTGGGATGCTTTGGCCGAGTATTTGACCATAGAAGAATTGATCTCACCTGCAGCGAATTTAGATACAGTCTTCTCGATTATCTGTGCCGAGATGGTTGTATGTCCATCTTGATCAGCTAAAGATCCATCATCAAACTGTGTAGGGTCATTATGTTGAGTATGAGATCCCTGATCATTTCGATAGTATGCATGTGCAATTTTTCTGAACTTGGCATTGATATTATTTCTAATACGTCGGATCAGATCAAGGTATGTGTTGTCGGCACCGATCTTGAGAGCATCAGCATAGAATTCAACAGCAATGGTTGCATCATACTTGATGAGCTCAAGTATGTTCTTGCACTGTTTGATTTTGAACTTCGTCCCTAGATGTTCTATGGTGTAATTCATTACCTCTTCCTTGACGCCTGTCTTCCAGTACTCACGGTAGATGATTGGGTAATCACATAATCCCAGGATGTACTCACAGCATTCTATCAGATCCGTGTAATCTTTCATATATGCCTCAGTAAGAATTGCAACTATAAGAATCTTATGGGGAGCATGTTTTACCCATCCGGTGAAGCTCTTGCTGATCTTTCCGAAATATGTTTCATTGATCATATTCAGATATAGATCAATTATCTGCTCACCGGTAATATTGAACATCTCGTAGAAGAAGGTTGTTTCCTTGGCGGAGAATGTCACCATATATACCGGGCCGGATGTGGACAATTTGTCCGCATTCTCATCCATGAATTTTCCCGTAAATTCTATAATAGCATCTCGGTTTTTCTGTGTCGCAATTACAGGAGCAACAATCTTCTCCTGAAGATTGGTTTTGAAGTAATAGCCGTCTTTATGGACTCCGGGCTTTTCCGATTCATCGAAACAGTCAAGATCATCTTCAATGAATTCAGCATCTTCATACTCACGTAAAAATATTTCATATGGTCTCATGATTAACCACTCCTTTATTGAATCAATTATATATTTGAAGATTATATATTATTATTCTAGAATATACACTATCGGAGGTACATACCGTGAAAGTTATATATTTAAAATTGGTAAATGTTGCAGGGCTAAACGTGGGGACAGGCAAAGATACAATCGAAATCGATTTCACCAAATCTCACAATCGAATCATTGCCATTCGTGCCAGGAATGCCCATGGCAAAACAACGTTACTATCATCTATCACACCATTTGCATATGTTACGTCATTGGATGATAGATCATCCATTTCATATATTATGAAAGGCAAAGATGGGTATAAAGAAATCCATTACCAAGATGGGAAGGATATCTATATCATCAAACACTACTTCAAACATTCAAAGGATACTCACACCGTCAAATCATATTTCATGAAGAATGGGGAAGAGCTGAATGAAAACGGGAATGTTACATCCTTCAATTCCTGTGTGGAGATGTATCTTGGACTGACTCAGGAAATGATGAGACTAATCCGAATCGGTACCAATGTAAATTCCTTCATCACTCTTACTCCTGCTCGACGTAAGGAATACATCGGAAAGCTCATCGAGGAGATTGATACATATCTATCAATTTATAGGAAGATAAATGATGATATCCGAGTTGTCAAGACAATGCTTCAGGCTAATAACACGAATCTGTATAATTGCCATATCACAGATCCTGTCATGGAACAAGAGCGATTGACAAAATTGGAAAAAGATATCAAACGATACGAGAAGGAACGTGATGATATTATTGCCAAAGTTGCCAAGTTAAATGCTCTGACAAAAGGAAATGATATTACAGAACTCCGACAGAGATTACATGAGGCAGAAGCTGCCCTGAAGGAATTCGATAAACTTTCAGATGCAATAAAAGAAGAATCATTACAGGATACTACAGTGGAGCAGTTAATCAAAGAACGAATGAGATTGGATCAAAAGAAGATAGATACCAAGTCCAATATCAATTCGAATAAGATAATGATCGATAATCTCTTACAGCAGATAGAGCGTCTTGAGATGACTATCAAACGGGTTACGTCCGACACAGACATTCAATCGATCATGTCTGCTATTGCTGATATTCGAGAGAAGATATCTATGATTCCTTCTGAGGTTAAGGACTTCACCCCACTTGGCTCCCTTTCGGCTGAAGTATACAATGTCCTGTTGAAATTAGATTCGTTCAATCAAACATCTCAAATGATATACACTCTTGGGAACAAACCAGTTGCAGTGTATATCAAGCTCCGCCGAGAAGGAATCAGTGTAGACAGATGGTTACGAGAACAATCAAAGCGTGCATTAAGTAGGATAAATGACATTGAACTGAAGGCATTGTTTGACAAGGTATTCCAGGGTGATGGAGTAATAATGCCTAACTGTGATACAGAGTACAAGGACTGCCCGTTCTTCCGTTTCTCAGATACCCTTTTCGAGATAAAAAATAAATTTGAGGATGAAACATATTCAGATGAAGATCTAAATGCAATTCAGATCATCTCAAATAATATTGATAACATCCTGAATGAAATTGATAGGTTGATGGTCGTGAAATTTCCTGAGTCTATCAAGGATACTCTGAGGGAAAGTATCATTCTGGATAGAATGGAGCACCATGTTCCTTTCTTCAATCTGAATGATCTTCAGACATACATAAGCATCCTCAAGGAATATGAGGTACTGTGTCAGTACAAGTACTCGTTATCGGAATATGAAAATCAGTTGAAGATGTATCAGAAAGCCGGCGTCGATTCCCATATTGAAGAGATCAAGCATCTGAAGGAATCGATTGCCAGATATAAGGCACAGATGGAAGAACTCGGCAAGCAGGTATTCATCATTGATACAGAACTTCAACAAGTTGATTCTAAAATTGCTCTGATTACCAAGTATCAAGAATCGATGAAGCACAGGGCAATATATGAGCAAACGAAGAATTCGACATCGGCGTTGTTAATCCCTCTGGAATCCGCGGAACATGAACGAATCGAATTGAAGTTCAAACAGGAGCAATTCGAGAATCTGATTCAATCTTCTCGGAATGAACACAGATCCTTGGAAATCAAATTGTCCACATACAATCGATTGATCCAAGAATCGAAGAAGCTCAGTCTCAAAAATCTAGAGTTGAGTGCAATACTCGATGCCGTATCTACTAAGAAGGGTATTCCAGTATACTATATGAAACATTACCTGGCTAAAATACAGAAGCTAAGTAATGATCTCCTTGATATCATATATGGGGATGAGTTCAAGCTTGCGGCATTCAATGTAACACCGGAGACATTCGAGGTTCCGTACATCAAGAACGGAAAGAAGATTGAGGATATCAAATATGCATCACAGTCTGAAATTGCTCTGGCAACAATGGCCTTGTCATTTGCTCTGGCAAACTCTGCTACGGACAAGTATAACATTCTGCTTCTTGATGAAATAGACGGTGGGCTGGATGAAGTGAATCGTTCTGCATTCTTGGATATGTTACGGATGCAAATGGAAACGCTTGATGCTCAGCAGGTATTCATCATCTCTCAGAATCTAGGATCCATGGCGAACATTCCAATGGACTGCATCGATCTGTCCGATGTGGGTACAAAATCACCTCTGCAGAATATCATCTACGAAGTATGACCAAAAGAAAAGCTCCCAAACCGGGAGCTTTTCTTTTGTATTGATTATAAGTATAATTTGGTGTAATCCGGGATCAATCATTACTTCAGTTTCATATAGAGATCTTCGAAATTCCCAGCGTGGAAAACTGAATTATGCTGAGAAATCGTGCATTGTAAGTCGACGATGTAGACAGGCTGGTTTGATCTATACATAACGTTTGGGCTTTTCAGTCTGCCCATGGCTGGGAGATTGATATGTACCGTTTCTCCCTCTTTAAAGTCTTTGATGAACGACTCAGGGAGAAACATTTTGTTACCATCGATCATCGGAACTTTGATATCCAGATCAATCTTGGAGAAGGATGTCAATGTCGTCCATCCGCTTCTGTTAATTCGAGGACATTCGGATAGGCCGATATGGAAGAATCGTTCGTCATCAATGTCAACATCCAGACCATTAACAGAGATAAAGTCTTCGATTACAGTTCTTTCAGGCTCAAGAAGATCCATTGAATTTGCCGGACCAAGGTTGTACAGGTATAGCTTACACTTTATAGGGAATACCAACATCTCTTCAGGTTTCATTCTAATCACCCCTCTCCTATAACTTCTTCTATCGGTTCTACGGAAGTTACTATTGAGTATGCCTGCTCAAACGAAAACATCTCATCAGTCGTAGAAAGCTGATATGCTGTGCAGTGGAGATGAAGTACGCACGGGTAATCAACGAATCTCCCGTTTCTGATCTTGGTTCTTACCATACCGGCAACAGCAAGATCGAACTCCGCCGTTTCCTTGATATCCTTCAGAAGTACAGCCGGGATCCAGTCCATAAATGTATAGAAAGTCCGAACGACGTGATTGCCATCTTCTGTAGCGATATCAATAACAACATCTTCCTGAGTGAGATCGCCCAACATCCTGCTAGACTTAAAGAACTTGACATGGATAAGCTGTCCCTGATCCTGATAATCAAGACCATTCAAATTCCACACCGCCTTGTTCTGCTCTGTTAACATACAGAGCTCCATATCATTGAACTCATCCTCATGGTAGCATGAAGCCGTCATATCAACGTTTCTGGAGATCTGAGAGCAGGAGTACTGTTGATCGGCTATCGATATTTCGCAGTCAAAGTATATATCGGAAATTCTTCCATTTTTACTTAATTTAATTTTCATGATAAATTCCTCCTAAATAGAATTATTTGAGACCCGGGATATCCCGGGTCTCATTTTGGTTTAGAATATTTCCTGAAGTTTCTTGAGAGTTTCTTCAATAGTGCCGAAACTGCGATAGCGAGTTATTGTCTGAGCAGGAACGAAAGTGAAGTCGATGATCGTACTCAGTTTGGCAGCGTTATAAGTATCGTCATAGTCGTCACCCTGTGTCGCCTTTCTTACTCTGGACGGGAACTGGATCGAAGTAAGTCTTCCTTCCTTGAACTCCTCCATTACTGTCTCCGGCAGGAACCTTGGGAAATCGATGAAGTAATGGTTTCCGTCTTTATCTTTCACATACGGACCGTGATCTTCAAGATTATCATAATACCAACTAGCCCGCGGAGATGACATCCATACTTCAACCAATCTGGTCGTTTCGCGATCATACTTGCAGCCGTTAAGTCGAGCAATCTCCGCTGCTTCTGCAGCATGTTCTTCCTTCCGGATAAGAAAGCGGTCCGCGGTACCGATAGGATTCGGGATGATAAACATGACACCGCCGTTTACATTAACGCTCTTGACGACATCGATGACCCGTTCATCCCAGCTTACATCAACAGCATTACCGAGATACTTTTCGACCCATGCAGATATCAGATCTTGATACTTATTCTCGAAGATGTTCTCCTCGAAGAAACTACCGAGCGTGATAGGATGAATTGCTTCTGTTTTTGCATCATCATCGACTTTGGTACAGCCGGCCCATCTACCGATGTAGTTATCCTGATCATCAACATCATAGCTGATTGATATCTTATAGACAGCCTTACCTCTGAGACGGATTTCCATTCCGATTATACGGCAGCCAGAAGTGTTATCAGTTCTTTCATCTGTACAGTAGATCTCGCTGGGTTCGCCGTCAATATTCCCGCCAAGAAATACATGATCATGGACCTTCGCCATTGCCTTTGCAGCAAAGATGATTTCAATGTTTAATGTTTTCATAATAGTCCTCCTTCATAGAACCATACATAATTTCGATATAGCCCATCACTATATCTTGAATTAATAATATATGATTAATGAAGGAGAAAATACGGTCATGATAGTGTGATCGTGTTATTGCCTGGAGTCAATACAGTATGTACTGAGTCTTCCTGTATGATTGTATTGCTGCTCACATCCGCAATCTTATTCTTCATAAACAGATCTCCTGAATCATCAACATTCAGTGTGTATGAATTGGACTGAGGAGTGTTACCGATAGAATTCATTGTCACAGATTTCAATGGCATTAATATTTCTTTATAAATACTATTGGACATTACGAATCTAAATAGGATATCCCCTGCTCCTGCATACTTGAGATTGTTCACAACCTCTTGTAACATTGCCTTCGGATCACTGTTGAAATGTTTGAAATACTTAGCAGCATCATAAAGAGTATTGTCTGTTGATACAGAGTTGTCCACGGCATTATACAGCTCAATGAATGCTCCATCATGCCACACAATCCATCCTTGCTGGATCGCATACTCAATCCTGGAGCCGTTATACCAGTCCTTCATGTATACGGAATAGTTTTCGAAGTACTCGTCTATCCCAATACCATTATTCTTACTGATATGATATTCAACATGATCCAGACGATCTCCAAAGAGTCTGTACAATTCGGAATGCTTGATTCCATTTGGGGTTGTCCACAACACCTTCGGAATGCCTGTATCTGGGTTCAGAATAACTAGTTTTCCATTCCCGGAAAATACAATGTTTTCCGGTTTGAATCCTTTGAGCTGGTCAATTGTATCAACTGTAAGTGTTCCAGCAATTGACAGAACAACTGTGGTTTCATTATATGCTGATATCATTGATGCCCCATTCTGCAACGTTACAGATCCGAATTCTCCTATATACAGAACGCCTTTTCTATCGATAGTAATTTTACTATTCTTTCCATCGACAATGATCGATCCATTACATATACATGAGCCACATTCGTTTGTATTGCCTATGACGATTCCGATATACAATTCCGGATCAATGTATGTATCCCCATTAAAGGATTCGACAATGTTCAACACAGTGTTCCTGGATACTGTTAGAGAGCGGATGATTTGTCGGTTGGATATCTCTGTATTCTGAGTACCTAACACTGATAACTTGTAATCACCCAATACCGACTCTCCCCATAACACTTCCATATCAATTACATGGGATTTGTTTAGTACATCACCCGATACCCATTCATATCCAATATTGGATAGATCTGAAGTATGTTCTCCCTGAGTGTATGGGCCAATATCTTTATCACGAAGATCAGCGGCGTAATCCGTTAATGAATATTCTCTAGCCGTATACGGTATATCTGTAACATTGATAACTGCAGCAGTATCAACAAATATCCGATCATTTGATGTGATTGAATTCATATTTGCAATTGAAATATCAATCATTCCATATATCTTAATCTGACTACCTGATTCGATAACAATCTGAACATTATCTGGAATAATCAGAGTTGAGTCTGAGTAAAGTATTAATGTAGCATTTCTGTTTAGGATAAGTTTCGATCCTGATATTAGCTCGAGAGATCCGTGAACTGCAAACTCGGTGTTAGATACCGTCAAAGACGTATCAACAATACATGATGTATTTTCGATTATTGTCATTGACTTATAATTGACGCCGGATACATCCCCGACTGTAAATGATCCCGTCTTCATATTTCCGTAATGGGTAAATAATGTATAATTATTCACATCCTCACAGTATAAGTTGATGACACCATCGGTAGTATCGTCTTTAATATCATGAAATGAGTTTGATTTTAACGGTGGCTGCCAGCTACTTGCAGAAAGTTGCGATGCAAACTCTGCTAAAGATGTAGAAGTAAATCTCATATCAATAACCTCCAGTATACGAAGAATTATAGTCGAGTTGACAAAAAAAGAAAATATCCACAGGGCACTATGCCCTGTGGATATGATCTCTTTAATAGTCGGAGAAGATCGCCAGGGATATTCCCTCGAGTGCAGAAATGTTGTAACGAATCTTTCCGCTGCTTCTGTTTATGATCATATTCAGCGGTGAGAATCCACGGAACATTTCCCACAGTTCTTCCATCTCCAAACCTAACGTGTTCAACACGTCCCCGTCGAAATCTGCATTCGTTTGTCTACCAAACTTTATAACTCATGTGGACTATATCTTCACATCAAACGATATGTCTGCCGTTTCCATTTAAGGGAGCTCATCCCCACCTTATTAAGGCCGTACTCTCTTTTGAGATAGTCTCTGAACACATATCCCTGTGGGATACTTCGCTGCGTCGATTAGCCAACTCTATTTATTTTTTACCATACCTTGAGATATTACCTCTTGCCATCATCTCTATTACTAGGATGATTTGGTATAAATAGATATTCCAGCTTTCCCGCAATTAGGCAGATATTTGTTAACCCGGGGCTCAATGCATGAGCTTGACTTAAAGTCCCGGGAGTATCGCTGAAGGAATCGATAACGTGTAGTCACTTGAATCAGGTTTGACTTTACGTATCGTCATATCCAGGATACTACCAAATGTAATTGTCAATTATCTTCCACCGTGTTCGCAACACACGGTGCGTTCTCTTATGAACTGCACTGTATCTCTACAGTAGTTGAGACTATATCTTCTTAGACATGCACTTCCCATTATGATACCCTATTCCGTTGAGGTATCGACCGCTTGGTGGTACTCTACTAGGTCTATCTCTAGACTGGTTCGATAGTCGTTGAAGCGTCATCTATAGTATTTGCACCGAAGTCTCGATATGTACTTTCGGTGAGACTTAGTATCCGATATGCTAAGTCTGTATATGATTTCATCAGAATCAATAATACCTTGATCAAATAGATCATATATCTGGTCAGAGAGTTTGTACAGTTTACACGGTTCCAACCCAGGTATGTTATACTGATTGGATATTCGTCTCCATGTCCTTCCAAGTCGAATATCTTTAACGGCGTTATACGATACATGATATTGTCTAACGATGTCCATTGTGGTATATCCATTGGACAGAGCATTGCATATATCATGCACCGTATCAGGAGCCAATACTCTGGTTGTCTCAGATATCGTATACTCGGAAGAAACCTGTTTCCACTCTCCACGGTATTTGATCCCGATGATGAATGATGCTGATAGGTGTGTTTGTTTTTCAATCGATTTGATACTCATTCCAGATGCTAGCAGCTCGCATACAAGTCGGGCTTGTTCTTCAGTATGTGTAGCATATGAACAAGCAGACCCTGTCTTGATCAATCCTGTACGGATTGCGTGATCTAGGTTCTCCTTCATTGTAACCCACTCCAGATTCCGATACCATGCCAGGTTATGGTTACCATTGATATGGTTTACCTGGGGTTTGAACTCTGGATTTGGTATGAAGTACTTTGCAACCAGACGATGAATATCAAGTATCTTCCCGCAAATATACACATATGGATAGCCATGGTCTCTGGCCGGCTGAATCGGTATTGTCTGTATATGGCCTTTGATTCTGACTGTACCCACATTGGATATTTCATATCCAGTAGGTGTTCCGAATACAATTTCTTTCCACTCTGGATTATTTAAGTCTCGTATGTAATCATTCAACAGTTGGATTTCTCCTATCTGTAATTCTACCTCTGGTTTGTTGAATAATTCCATACTTCTTGTATCTCTATTATCTTGGAGCATCTGGGTTATTACATCCAGTGCCGACATATGATTTCATGAATTCCTTTCTATATGTATTTCGGATTTGATTACTATAGATGCTTGCCTGCGGATTGACTGTATACATGATGATTTTACCATCCCTAATCCGTTATGATTAGTGCTACATAATACATTGCTGTACTACTGCGGTTATCATGTCTTGGCCAGTCTTCCCCGACAATTCACATGTTTTTACAATCCCCCAAAGTTAAGGATTCCTATTGAGTATAATGTGCGGAGAATCCTCTTCTATAACTCTCTGCATTACAGAATACACATAGGGATCATAGTTGAACTTTGATGCCAGATAGTTTGATGCCTTGGTTATTGTCCAACCCTTATCCTTTATGATTCTGCGTAATATATGACCCTTATACTGATCAATGAAAGCCTTGTATGGAACATCGACTTCATCAATATGCAGTGTAGGATCCAGGACGATTACAGATCGTCCTGAATAATTCCATTCACCACCAAGGACGCTTGAACGCACTGCGCCGTGCTTCCCATCGATGAGTTGGAAGTTGATAGACCAAAGTTCGTTAGCCCTCATCTGTGCCTGATACAGATAGAGAGGAACCTCGATCGGTGTTGCTCTTTTCAAGTTGATTGAAATATTCACCAACGGATGAATCTGTTTGTCCCAATTATCTTCATAATAGTTCGCAATACTATTATCGTCTTCATACACCCATTTGAAGACTGCTGCACCTCTCGGTACATGTTGTGACTATATCTTCATGAGTAATCTGTTACCAATTACTACATGCTCCCCATTTCCGCTTTAGATACAGGCCATTCCACTGCCTGTATGAACCCGTTTGCTTGGCCCGTACTCTACTGACACTATGTATGGTATTTCTCCAATACTAGTGTTGGTCGATAGTCGATGAAGGTTATACTTTATTGAATACCATTTTCTTTCTTATAATTTCTTCTTATTAGACAAATCAATGCTTTATCAGACTCATTGAGAGGGTCCATTCCAACTTGTTTCGCTATTTCCTTTGAGGTTTGATTTATATCAACACCATTATCGAATGCTCGCTTGACCATTTCTGTTATACTTCGAGGCGGAAGATATATAGATTTCGTTAATCCAGGTATATCATATTGATCGGAAATCTTTCTATAACATCTTCCTTTTGCAATTGCTCTAACCATAGATCGTGTCATTCGATCGTCTTCAATTGTATTTGCAATATCCGCATATCCTTCTCCTTCCTGGAGACGTTTGCATATACCATGAATCATTTCATCAGGAAAACGTTCTCTCTTTTCCGGCCAAGGGATATTATACTCTTTAGAAATATACATCCATGCGTCCCTATGTAAGATATTGGCGCAGAGGTGATAATCAAGATTATATTCCTTGGATATCTTTTGAAATGGCATACCCTCTTCAAGTTTCCGACATATGAACCGGACAACATCCTCTGTATATTTTGAAAGAGAATTCTTTTCACCAAGAGGTCGTAGATGCGTGTCATAACTATGATGGATATTCTCCTTCATTGTAACCCACTCCAGATTCCGATACCAATTATGATGTTTGATTCCATCAATATGATTCACCTGTGGTTTATTTTCAGGATTAGGAATAAATGCTTCCGCCACTGCTCTGTGAATACGAACTGTTCGGAAATTTTTCTTGCCGCCTAATGACATCACAAACGATGGATACCCCCGCGTACCTTTATTATTTTTATTATAGGTGCCACTAGTAATATTTCCGGTCTTCGTATTACGCAATAACCCGGTATTTGAAATCTCATATGTGGTCTGTAAACCATCAACAAATATGGGTTTCCATTTAGGAAATAGAGTATCTTCAGTTAATTCATTGATTGTTTGGATATCTCTAATGTCCAATTGGATGAAAGGTTTCCCAAAATATTCAATGGAAAGAGCATCCCTGCGACTTTCAAAATCAACTGAAATTTTGTCTAATAATTTATCAGATATTTCCATAGTATTCCTCCTGAATCGTCTCAGGAAGTAAAGTATATTTCCATGCCTGTGATTATCCCTACCTATCAGGCTTTTACAATCCCTGGGTCGTTATACCCAGTGCTACATACAATGTCACCACTGTACTGCTGTGCTGATAGTATATCAGGAACTTCCGGCAATTAAAGGAGTTTTACTTCACCCGAGATCTAATTTATTATAGTTGATAATTTTTATTTTATATACAACTTGATTAGATCTAATCAAAATGAACTGAAGAAGAAGTTCTCCGTATTGATTGCCATAGGCCTTAACGCAGTTGAATAAACAGGGAGTACTGAGGTCCAAACAAGATCCTTGTCTCTGATAAGGGAATCAATGAGATCTGCTTTCTGTTTCCGTTTCCCCTTATAATACTCCATGATTTCTTCAAAATTTTGGTAGAAAGCATTTACCATATGTTCACAACGAGTCGCAAGTTCGTTGCCGTTCTCTTATGAACCGCTCTATGTCTCCATAGATGTGCAGACTATATCTTCCCAATATACCTATTACCGAGTATACTAGGTCTCTCGTTTCCACTTACGGTATACACCATTCCACTGTGTATACGACCCCATATGCAATTGGGCTGTACTCTACTGACAGGACACGGGGTGTTTCTCCACTGTGTCCTGATGGTCGATAGTCGTTGAAGCTGATAGTAATTCAAATGTTATATTGATTTGATATTGCCATATAAACGTGCTTGTACTTGATATTAGATACGGTTGAATAGTCAACTCCGGTTTTCTTAGATATATCTACCATCGAGTATTCTTTGGATTCTAATAATTTGCACACTTGGTGAATGATTTCATCAGAATATTTGGCAATTGATCTATGATGGCATCTATCAGGTATTGGAATATTATACCCGGACGAAATCTCTGTCCATATTCGTTTTCCTTTAATCCCTGCTACCAAGGATTTGCTTGTTCCTGTTTGTTTGGCAATTTCATCAAGTTTCAATTTGTTTTCTTCTAATAATTTACATACTTGATGGACCTGTTCATTAGAATATATTGATCCGGCTCGCAGTTCACCGTTTCCAACAGGCTTAATATTATATTGTGATGAAATCTCTTTCCAGTTCTTTCTGCATTTTATTACAGATACCAATCCTTTTGGTACTCCTAGAAGATTTGCAATTTCTTTCTGTTTTAGAATATCTTCTTCCAATAATTTGCAGATTTTATGAATTACTTCTGGATCGTATACATGATAAGATCCACAAGTAGCATCAAGAGATTCTCGTAATCCTGTGCGGATTGCGTGATCAATATTTTCCTGATTGGTACACCATTCAAGATTGGAAACATTATTATTCAATTTATTCCCATCTTTATGATTGATTTCAGGTTTCCCATCTGGATTCGGGATAAAGGCTTCTGCTACTAGACGATGAACTTTTCGATTGAAACGTTTCCCGTCTATATAGATTCCAACCTGAGGATACTCATCTGTATCCAAGCATGGTTGTAATAGAATGTTATGTACCAAACTCCGTATCATACCGTTTTCACTTACATAATACTTAGTTGCCCGATTATCAATATACACAGTTCGCCAATCCATTGATAACAATTTCTCATCTAGATCACTTAATTTGATTCTTTTATTCCGTTTCTTACCCAGATATATCACATCCTTTCGTATGATATGAATTACTATCTTGCCTGCGGGTTTACTTTAGTCATATGATTTTACCATCCCTGGCCCGTTATAGCCAGTGCTACCACCTGTGTCACCACGGTGTGCGGTTATATGAATCATTCAAGTACTTTCCGCAATTATGAGAGAAAGGGCAAAACTTTACCCTATGTTATGATACATTAGCATAGACTTCTTAACTTCGATCTGATCATTGTGTTTACGTATTTGGCCATTAGCGGTAATTATATTTTCATTTGAGATTATATTTTCGAGAACTTTTCTGGAGAGAGCACTTTGCATGCGCTGATAAAACAACAATATCTTCAGTATGATTCGCAACATCATACCCGCTTTATTCAAGCTGCACTGTATCTCTACAGTAGTTGAGACTATATCTTACCATATACACTGTTACCATGTATACAGTCCTCTCGTTTCGCATTACTCGGGGCACTTCCAATGCTACCCGCCTCCCTTGAGGGCTACTCTACTGTCTAACCCAGGGTATTTTCTCCAGCTGGGTGAAGATGGTCGATAGTCGTTGAACTTTTAATTATTACATGCTAATTTTAAAATTTCTTTCTGCTCGGCTAAATTCATGGATTCAAATTCTATTAAACTGATAAATGCATCCAGTGGCATTAATGTATCATTGGTAATATTATGAACGATAGTATCAGGAGTTAATTTATCATTTAGAGCATTGATAACATAAGCTCTCAGTCCATCCGTCTGATAAGGACGTTTAGAATCATTAAATGCAATGAATTCACTCATTGATACAATTTCTCCCGACGTCCCATATTTCATTTTGGAACTCTTATATTTGTTCCCATCATGAATTGATCCATCAATGTCTACCAGAATTTCACCAGTTTGAAGATAAATTCGAAAATCCCAATTATACATAAATGATACCATTGAAGAATGTACTATTGGATTGAATGGGAATAATGTGTCAAAATCTGGATGTTTGAAAACATTTGAACTTTGACGATCATATGAAATCTTTAAGATATTAAGAATCCTTGCAAATTCAAGTTCAGTTGGCGGCATATAATCATTTTCATTAGTGATTGATTTTTGATGACCAATTGCTCTATTTATGTCCCATATCAATCGCTCTTCGGGAGTCATATGATTCCACCATTTTATGATACCTTCTGATACATGTGATTTCCATTCAGATCGTTCTTCATCTGACATATTCATATGCCAGCGTTTGGTATTTCTGGAACGAACTATTGATGCTTTGGTACGTTCATAATCACTCATATTCGCCCATCTACGTTTACCTGCCTCGGATTCTTTGTGCTTCATCCTAGTTATTTCTTCAATTGTTGCATTTGAACGCCATTCTTTTAATATTTTAGCCGAGCGTTGAGCCCTTAATTCTGCAACATTTGCAGGAATTGTTTCCCAATAATGTGTCATATTCGTACGACTAATTTCTGCATGTTGCTGTTGCTCTTCCGGAGTTTTCACAGCCCATCGGTTCTTTCCATTTTCAGCAATAGCTTGTGAAAGCTCATGTATATCATTGCTTTTCAGACCGGAAATATTTTGTAAACTTTGTAGAGCTTTCCTCCTCTTTTGTTCTGGACTCATATTCTTATTTGCATTCTTCAGTTTACACTTTCTACAAATTTGAATATAGCCATCTTTATGATGACGGATTGACCCATATGTCATCGAATATGATTTACCACACTGGATGCATATAAAATGCATCAGTTTAGCATCTTTTTCTTTACGATGAATATTCCCTAATTCACTACTCATATTACCACCTCCTTCCTCAATTAATAATCTGCATGTAATAAATGTTAGCTGCGGATTAGCCAATCCAGGGCGTTGTTACGATCCGTACGGCGTTATCCGTACTGCTGCCAGGCATGTCACCATACCTGCGCCGTGTCCCTGGCTCT